ACTACACTACTCAGTTAGTCGTGAAGACTGCCTTGTTGACCACTCTCGCACAGTAAAGCCTGACTTGAGTGCGCTGTTGGCACAGGGCTACAAAAAGCAAAAACTGCGAGCCCATAGTGACTTTTATTGGAACGAAGCAGTGAATGACTGGGCCTTGACATTTGCTGATCAATTCAACATTCAGTGCGAGGCCAAAGGCAAGAACTTGGCCCGAGATCAATTGTACCAGCAATGGCTGGCCACTCGATGAACAACATTTTAACTGGCATCTTTGAATGGATCAAAAGTGATTACAAGACCCACCCTTTTAGGTTTGTCATGGAAGTATTGGCTTGGGCTATCAGCATTGGTTGCAGTGTTGCAATGGCAGCCACTGTACCAACTCCACCCTTACTGGCTCTTTACCCTGTGTGGATCACTGGTTGTGCTATCTATGCCTGGGCTGCTTGGACTCGCAGAAGTTTTGGGATGTTGGCTAACTATGTGTTGCTCACGACTATTGACACCATTGCGTTGATCCGAATGTTGACATTGTAACAAAATTGTAATGTGATTCGGCCTAAATAGTTGTGAACTACAAAGGAGAAATCATGTTCAAACACTTACTGACACTACTGACCGCTTTCACGGTTACAGCACAAGCAGCCGACATCACAGGGGCAGGTGCAACTTTCCCTTATCCTATCTACGCTAAATGGGCTGAAGCCTACAAGAAAGAAACTGGCGTGGGACTTAATTATCAATCAATTGGTTCATCAGGCGGCATTCGCCAGATCAACAACAAAACAGTGGCCTTTGGTGCAACTGATGCACCAGTAAAAGGTGAAGATTTGGATCGACTAGGACAAGTGCAATTTCCTGCTGTTATTGGTGGCACAGTGCCGGTGATCAACTTGGAAGGATTCCGCCCCGGTGAATTGCAAATCACAGGTGCAGTGATGGCAGAAGTGTTTATGGGCAACATTGTGAAGTGGAACGACCCAAAATTAGCGGCGTTGAATCCCGGCAAAAAGTTACCTGATGCCAACATCACTGTAGTGCATCGTGCAGATGGATCAGGCACAACATTTAACTGGACAGACTATCTCACAACTGTCAGTCCTGAATGGGCCAGCCGAGTGGGCCGTGGTGCCGCAGTAAAATGGCCGGCTGCATCATCAGTGGGCGGCAAAGGCAACGAAGGTGTTGCAGCCAATGTGAATCGTGTGAAAGGTGCCATTGGATATGTTGAGTATGCTTATGTTAAAAAGAACAACATGACATTCATGCAGTTGCAAAACAAGTCAGGCAAATTTGTCAGTCCAGATGACTTGACTTTTGCTGCCGCGGCTGCAGGCGCTGACTGGTTCTCAGTGCCAGGTATGGGCATTAGTATTGTGGACCAAAAGGGCGACACAGTGTGGCCTGTGACCACTGCTAGTTTTATTATCATGTACAAGGACCCAGCTGATAAAAAAGCATCGGCTGAAGTACTAAAGTTCTTTAACTGGTCATTCAAGAATGGCAAGAAGATGGCTGAAGAACTGGACTATGTGAGTTTGCCTGATGTGTTGACCAAGCAAATTCGCGAGCGTGTGTGGAGTCAGATTAAGTAAACAAACCGACCTCAACGATTGAGAGGTGCTGGAACTCGTAACCAGCATAATAGGACTACACAGTCCTATTATTTTGGCTGTAAATAAGGCATGTGGCCCACAATGTTTATGCTTGTGTTTGCGCCCATGCAATCATGGGCCGTAAACCTAAATGATTGCACCAAGATCAAAGATCCTGAGCAAAATGCCATGTGCATGGCTCAAGCAACAGTAAGTATTCATCACTGTGATAAAATCAAAAATCTGTCACTGAAAGAAGATTGTATGCATTGGGTGCGCAAAGAACAGCGCAGACTGGTCTGGAACTATAACAAAAAATAAACAATTAACTTTATCATGTTTGAGCTCAATTAAATACTTCAAAAGGACACAGCCTATGAGTTGGTTCAAGCACAAACCGCCCCGATATCCTTCGACCCCCCGCCCCACTACTCCGCACAGATCAAGCCCGGCTTCAGAAAAAGCTAAACAAAAAGCCAAAGAATCTGCTCCAAACCCCCCCAATAAATAATTGATGTTGAAAAAAATTCTACTAAGTCCATGGACTGCTCTAATTACATTGGCACTTATTTTAAGTATAAGAATTGCTGATCCTAGCTTTGTAGAAAGTATAAGACTACGTTACTTTGACATGCTGATCACTGATCGTGCTGTTACAACAAGTGAGCAAATTCATGTGGTCAACATTGACGACCGTGCTATTGCTCAACGTGGGCAGTTTCCTTTTCCCAGAAATCAGTATGCTGACATTATTCGTCAGTTAGAAGATCGCAATGCAGGTGTGATTGTGTTTAACATATTCATGCCCGATGTGGATCGTTTTGGGCAAGACTCTGCACTGTCTCGGCAACTCAAAGAGAGTTTAGTAGTGTTGCCACACATGGCCACCAACGAAAACACTGTGTCCAAGTACGCACCTTACAGACCTGGTGTGTCTGTAATAGGCACTGGTTTGCCGGGCATAGCGTATCAAAGTATTCAACCCAACGTGAGGTCATTAAATGAAACAGCAAGCGGCATTGGCATTGTTAACACTTTGCCTGAAATCGACGGCGTTGTACGCCGAGTCCCCCAAGTCGTCACAGTTGGAGAACAAGTCTATCCCTCCATCAGTCTTGAAACGCTTAGAGTCCTTGCCGGAGATCCCAGCTTCCAGGTCCGAGTCAATGACGGAAGCGTTGAAGCAGTTAGAATTCCACAGTTTGGAAAAATTCCAACAGACAGTTACGGTAGAGTTTGGGTGGATTGGTCATCCCAACCGCAAGAATACTCCCTGGCTGATTTGCCAGAGGACTTCCAAGGTGGAATTGTCATTGTCGGACTCACAGCTCGCGGGCTCAACAACCCCGTCGCAACTGCAAGAGGAGAAGTCTATCCGCACTACTTGCAAGCCAGTGTACTAGAAACTGTGGCAGCAGGCACCAATATTGTGCGTCCAGACTACGCTGATGGAGTTGAAATACTTGTTATCTTGGCAGCAGGCGTGTTATTATTAATTCTTACAAGGTGGGTGTATGTTGGTCTTATCTCGTTGGTTGGAATATGCGCTGTACTTGCGTATGGCAGTTACTTTAGTTTTGTCAATTACCTTTGGTTATTTGACGTTACCCTCCCAGTCGCGGGCATTGTCCTTGTCGGGCTACACGCCTACGGAGTCAAGTTTGTCTCAGAGTTCCTCCAAAAACAAGCAATCAAAAAACAATTTGCAGGCTACTGTTCCAAGGAAGTTGTAGAGCTACTGCAAAAAGATCCAGACTTGATCAAGCGTGGCGTGCGTAAAGACGTAAGTGTCATGTTCAGTGACTTACGTGGTTTTACACCAATTGGGGAACACTACGGCGATGATGTTGCTGGACTTGGCCGGTACATGAACGGCTACATGGACAGCATCAGCCGCCCTATACTAGACAACAAAGGCATGGTCATAAAGTATGTGGGTGATGCGAGTATGCACATACACGGTGCTCCAATTGAAGATCCTAACCATGCTAGAACTATTGTTCAAGTAGGATTAGAAATGTTGGATGCTGTAGATGCTTACACTAAAGAGATGGAAGCTCAGGGCTTACCACCAGCTGCAATGGGTTGGGGCTGTAACACAGGCGTCGGCTTTATTGGTGAGATGGGTTCAACAGAACGACACAGTTATGACATCTTGGGTGACATGGTGTCAACAGCCGCACGACTAGAAGCACGTTGTAAGGCTTATGGTGTGTTGGCCATTGTTGGTGCTGAGACATACAACAGAACTCGAGATGACTTCTTCTACTTGCTATTAGATAACTTACAACCCAAAGGCAAAACAGTAGCAGACTTGATCTACACCGTGCTACGCACTCGTGGTGAGGATTATACTAAAGAACGTGCTACGCACAACAAAATGCATGCCTTATACAAAGAAAAACAGTTTGATGCGGCTGTTATCTTGTGTGAAGAATTGCACGGCAAGTTTGGTGGGCAAATGGACAAGTACTATAAAATGTGGATTGAACGTTGTGCGTTCATGAAGCAACAGGACCTAGGCGACAACTGGAACGGTGAGTTTGTTGCCCATGAAAAGTAATTTAAGTTCTTAATTTGGCAAGATACAGTGCTCTAAACACTGTGAGCCACATCCATCCTGCATCAAACTCAAACCAACGACGACTCAGTCGAGCGTTAGCAGGATCCAGATGATGGTTATTATGCAGGCATTCCCCACCAACAATAATATCCCAAGGAACAATGTTTCTGCTGTGATCTTTAGTTTCACCATTTCTATATCCCCACCAGTGACCTAGACCGTTGATTACCCCTGCAGCCCAGAATGGAATCCAGATCATTTGTATGCCCCAGATTAAGATGCCCCACCAACCAAATATCAAGGTGTTGAGCACAAAGAGAATGCCAATGCCAAGTCTACTGTGAGGAGTGTATAAGTGAAGCTCCACCCAATCAGCAGGAGTACCAACACCGTATGCGTCAACCATGATTTTATCTTTTGATGCTTCATGATATAATCCTGCTCCTTTAAAGAAAACTCTCTTGATGCCATACACATGTGGGCTGTGTGGATCACCTGGTTGATCACTGTGCCTATGATGCTTGCGATGTATAGCCACCCATTGCTTGGTAACCATGCCTGTTGTGAGCCATAACCAGGCTCGCATAAAGTGTTCGAGTATGGGATGAAATTCTATACTTCGATGAGCTTGTCCACGATGCAAATACAAAGTGACGCAAACTATGGTAATGTGTGTCATTACCAGGGTTGCTATTAGTTCTGTCATTAAAGTACTTAACTTCCGCCTGGCTTGGTAGTAGTTTTATCTTGCACTACACTCTTGAACGTTTTTTCAGCTTCATGATCTACTTTGTGTGCTTCCATCACACGATCACTTTCAATCATCTTGCCACGTAGGTGCAACACTGTGTTGACCTTTTGATTCAAACGAATAAGATCATTGTCCAACATTCTAACGCGGTCAATGAGAGCAATCAACACAGTGTTGGCATCATTGATAACAGGTTTGACTTCTTTTGTGGCCCATTCCCAAACATACTTGATGATGTAGCCCATGCCCACAGCCATCACAATAGGAAAGCCATATTTGTTTACTAGTTCAACTACTTCGCTCATTTGACAGATCCTTCCAATACAAATTGGACCATGGGATCCACCTGGTGTAATCTTATTTTTCCATTGACTTCAATCATCTGCCAGAACTGTCCAGGCTTCCAGCCCAGTCTTTCAGTGTCTAATTCTTTGTCTGGCACAATATATCCAGGGCCCAGGTCCCAGTTGTAATCAAGATGTAACATCAATCTCTCCTTGCATCATTCTTACCATCTGCTCGTGCAATACGATCCACATCGGGTTTGAGGCCCAGCGCATTTGACACAATGGTATCAATGCGAACCACATCATGATTCATGGTCTTTACGCGATTGTCGAGTGCTGTGATGATGCCAGCCATGCCTTTGATTGCACTTAGTACACCGGCTAACAACAGTTTGATTGTGAGATAAACAAAGTATCCACCTGCTAATGCCACTGCTATTGGAAATCCTAGATCACCAATTAACTTGAAGATGTCCCCCATGTTGGCTCCTTATTTTTATAGTAGTATTTATTGACTTTGGACAATGGTAATTGTGGTGGTTCCACCTGTGTTGATTTTTTGATATACAGGAATGCCGTCCTGTTGGAGATCCAGTATTGCCCCTTGCTCTTTGGGAACAGTTAGTTCAAAAATATGAGTGCTGTATCTGGTTAAACCCAGCTGTTCTTGATCATCTACCCGCCATTTTAATCCTGAGCCAGCGTCATAGCCTGGCAGCATGCTCAGTGTAGTTGACATGGCTTCTTGCGTGGCCGACAAGGCTGCATTTACGGCATCCAACACATTGGGCAACAGCTCATCTTCTAGTTCATTGCGATCCAGTCGGTTGAATGCATCCAACCGATTGTCTAAATCTGCAGGTTTTAAAAAGTCTCGATCAAGAAAGTTAACGTCTAACGCTGTTCGAACATCTTTTTTGTTGTCTCTATGTTCTTCGCTAATTTCTCGGGGCCGGCTGATGATCAGCATGTTGTTGATGTTGGCCTGATCAATGGTCAACACAACTGGTCTGGTTGGCGGTGTATCTACTGTGGAAACTAAAGTAGCTTGATAGGCCTGTGTCATTAGTATGCTACCAGATTGATTGGATACTTCAATAGCACCTGTTACACATGTTTTGTCATCACAACTGGGCAACAGCATTATTAGACTGCGCCCAAGCTCGTCCACGGTCATTGAAAAGTCTGTGCCACGCACAGCAATAGAAGCTGTGGGTGTGCTGACTGCAACCTGTTGTGGAGAGTTCTTGGCAATCTGTCCTGATGCATATCTAGCCGTGCCCAGAGCCACTTTCATGGCCAACTTGCCTGTGCCTGACTTTGGGTCATACACAAAGTCATCAATTATCAGCTTTGACTGTTCAGTAATTTTGACTTTGGTAGCATCATCAAATGTAAGTTCAGCTCGGGATCGGGCTGTGACAATGGTGTCATTCATTTCCACTGCGGTATTTACAGCACTGGATATGCTTTTTCGAGCCCGTACTATTTCAGTAGGGCCAGTTTGTTCAGTGACCTTGCCTACTCCAGCCCAAGTATTAGTCAGACTGAATAATACTGATATTAATGTTATTGCCCGAAGCATTGACGGTTGCACTTTGAGTATTCATACCACTCTGTGATACAGTGATTGCATTTGGGGTAGCACCTGAGCCTGACCCAGTAACATTGATTGTGGCTGAGTTGGCGCCTGATCCTGAACTGCTATGAGTCACATGGTTGTAGTCACCTAGCACTGTGATGTTACTGGTATGCGCTCCACCATTGGTACCTAGGATACTTTGCACATCATTGTTGTCACCTGTTATGGTATGCGTGATTGCAGATCCGCTACAGCTGGCGCTGATGCTGGTTCCGCATGTGATGGTCTGTTGGTTGCTGTCGCCTGTGATTGTTAACGTCACATTAGTGCCAGCGCCGTTGACCAACATGGCCAGTTGATTGCTACTGCCAGATTGTTCAACGTAAACTACGTTTTGGCCGCCACCAATAAAGGCCGGTGCTAGGGCAGAGCCAATGGTATTGTTGCTGCCTGCTTGTTTTAAAGTCACTGTGGCATTATCACCAACTTGCTCTATGTAAATTTCATTTGAAGCTTGAACATGCGATAAAGCCATCATGCTCAATGCAAATATTGTCCCTTTGAGAGATCTTGTTATTTTCATTTTTGTTTTGTGGGCAAGTTACTATCCTCATCCGCACTCCTTGGGCTTGTGCCCTTTTTGTATGACCAAAGTTTCCGTTTTGCTCCTTCTTGGATCATTTCGTACACCGCTTGCTCGATGGCTATTCGAACAGCGTATGTGGTGGGCTCGTTAATAGCAGCCCCGTTCTCAAGTTCAACACTGGTTGTGCCAAGGTCAACAAATTTGAGAACACCTTGATTGTGAGCTGTGCTAAACACCGTCTTGCTCACAGCCGTATTCAGCAACACTTCTCCAGTGTTGACTGAAATCACTCGCATGGATATCACAATCTCGTCCACACGATATTGAGTACTGGCACCAATGCCTAGCACTCTGGCTCCTCGACCACCAGACGTTATGTTGGTGTCATAACCAATGATGCCACCTTCAATCATGAGTCCAGCTACCAACAAAGGCTTGAGCGGCTTGGCATCTTTGCCTTCGTACACTTCACGTTGATTGCGAATCAGTTGACGCTCTTTGATCAAGTTGTCCAGGCCTACACGTTCAACCACTGTGAACCAGTTTGGGGTGTCTTGCAAGGCCTTGATCAAAAACACTTCAGCACCTTGTGTTACCGCTGTAGAAAATAACGCCAGCTTGTCGTTGTTTTTTTTCTGACCAGTCTTGTCCATGAATCCATATACAGCAACAGGTATTCTTGGACCATCTAACTCGGGCAACACAGCCAACAAATTTTGTCGTGGCACCAATTGAGGTGGCTGTACATCAAATTGAGTTTGATCCAAACTGGCACACCCAGACACAGCCAACAGCAATGATAAAAACAGTGCTTTCATCAAAATGCAAAACTCGCTAGTGGCACAGTGATCTCTGTGCGATTGCCATTGCTTTCTAGAATGGTCATGGTTACATCAGTAGAAGTTTTGACCCAACTGATGTTGGTGCCTTGGAAATCCATGCTGCCTGTGGTGCCCCCACCGCTGAACAGCGAGTCTGCCAACTGTTTGCTCAACTGAGCGTAGATGCGACTTTCTACGTTGACTAGAAATTTAGCTATATTGGTTTGTTTGGCAGCAAGCTCGGCTTTGGCTATCCTGCTTGCTTCTTCTTCTCGTAGTTTCTGACGGCGTGTTGCCTCTAGTTGTTCGATTGTAAGGACGTGACTACTGTAACCGATACCACTGAACGACGGCGAATTAAATTGATGTACTAGTTCAGTGGCGGTGGCTCCAGCTGTAACCAGCATCAAGGCTAATGTTGTTATTGTTGTTTTCATAGAAAAGCCCCATATAGTATTTACACGGGGCTTCTATGATAATATAACGCGAGTTTATTGTTTAGGTGCTTTTTTTGCCCTAGGTTTAGCAGGTGCCTTGGGTGCAACAGCCTTCTTTACAGCAGGAGCTCGTTTGGCTTTTGGTGCTGACTCAACTGGTGCAGTGGCTTCTACCCTTACATGGTCACCAACAGGTGCTGGTTCACTCACTTTAACAACTGGTGGTGGTTCAACTTTGTAAGGTGCAGATTCAGCTTTTACAACAGGTGCTTCTGTGCCTGGAACTGGCTTGCTGGTAAACCAATTAAAAATAGCTTTTAACATTTCAATCTCCTATGTTGTATTTAGTATGCCGTTTTTGGATTTGGTTTTTAGTGACCATCCACTAGAAATAATTGTTGCAATGCAACATAATTATCATATATAATAGCACATAGGACGCTGGATAGGCCGGGTCCTATCGCAACTTGCTTAATTAAGGAGAACACTATGTTTACAGCAGACGCATTCATCGACACCGTACAAACCGGGAAAAGAACTTGGGTTAACACTTTCGTCACAAACGAATTGGTAAAAGACGCAATGATCAAGTTCATTGACAATCAAGCCGAATACACCAAGAAAGCATTCAAAGCTACCACAGACGCCGCAACCACTGTTGCCAGCGAAACTGTCAAAGCCGTGCAAGAAACCACCAAATTTGACTATGTGAAATTTGGCGAAGGCATCATGAAGGCTTACACAGCAACTTCTAAAAAGTAATACTCAAGTATTACAATAGCCCTACTGCATGTAGGGCTTTTTTTTGGGTTGACCGGAAATTCTCGATCTGCTATACTATGGACATGTTAACGCAAAAGGAGCCCAAAATGCTTGCACTAGACAATATTGAATCTGTCCATAACACTGCTACCGCCGCCGCAGAACGTGCCGAAGCAGACTTCCGTGCCCAACACGGTGAACCTGGTTACTGTGGTTTTGCCTGGGTGCATGTGAGCGAAAAGGCTTCGACCAAGTTGGGTCGTGCGCTCAAAAGTGTGGGCTTCCGCAAGAGCTACCACGGTGGCCTGGATCTGTGGAACCCCGGTGGTTCAGGCACCCAGAGCATGGACATCAAAGAAGCAGGCGCCCAAGCCTATGCTGACGTTCTGCGCAGTTTTGGTATCAATGCATACATGAGCTCACGTGCCGATTGACCAATAAAAGCCAATCTGCTATAATTACATCATGAAGACACTAAGTTTCAAGCTCGAAATACCTCGCCAGCGCCGTCGTGCGGTGGAGTTGTACTCACGCGATACCCCTTTCAGACTCAAAGTAGAAAGGTTGCGGGTGGCGTACACTCGCAAAATCAAACACCGTCAGCGCGATGAACACTAAACATCTGGCACCTTTGCTATTGATCACATTGATAGGGTGTGCATCAGCACCTAGACCCATGCCAATAGATGTGGCCATCATGCCAGATGACTGTGCCAATAGGTCTGCCATTGCCAGGTGGATCGAAAGTCAAGATTTAATTCCTCGTCAATCATTTCAAAGTGAGCAAGATTATGCACGTCAGCGATCGCAAATTCGCCACCGTCTTTGGACTCTGCGTTACAATTGTCAGCCTGTGTAGTGGGTGCGCCGTTACCAATGTCAGTCGCATGCCCATGTCCGAGCGTGATCTAAATTTTTTCCAGCCCAACTGTCGTATCAAAGAACAACAGATTGCGATGTTGCAAAGCATGAGGCAATCAGAAGATGAGATGCTGTTTGCTGGACTAGGAAACATTGGCAATTTTTGGACACAAATAACTGACCCAGACGGCTATCAACGCAGACAAGAAATTGCATCTGGTGCCATAAACAAACAGATAAATTGGAATCTGCAACATTTAAAACACTGCTCATGAAAAAACTAGTCATTGCTCTCATGTTACCTGCGGCAGTAGCAGCCGGTGAATGCGTTTTACAAAGCAAAACAGCCACTAATGGTCGTGCGCAGATACTTGAGAGATCTGCGTTGACACAGACTGTAACTCCAGAAATTAATGGAAAGAAACGATGCATTGTGAGTTTCCGTGCAAGGATTGGAAACCAGTGGCTTACTGCTCACGGTGACCAGTCTTTTGATCTTTCTCAATCCGAACAGTCAGCATGCAATATTGCACTAACTCGAGCAGAAGCAGAAGTGCAAAGTCGAAGCGGACAAACGTCTGTAGCTACAGAATCCGTTGTGGTGTGTTCGGATAGACCCGAACACCAAACAATTCGAAAGACCACAGTGGGCACAGTGGGCCTGGTAAGCCAGTTTAGACCGCATCCAGACCGCAATAGAGAGTTTTGGCACAACGGCGCTCGGTGCCGTTGGTTTTTGGATACTGAATTCCAAGCACAAGACATTGCTGTGGTACAAGGAATCATTTGCCAAATGCAAGATGCAAAGTGGATAGTGGTTGACAAATTTTAATCAATCTGCTACAATGCTTTATCCGTTAACTAACCTGAAAGGTGTGTATGAAACTCGTTAAACTTTCTGTTGTGGCAATCAGTGCCGGTCTTGTGGCTTGTGCCAGTGCTCAAAAAGCCGAAGTGCCCGTGCCACAGGTGGTAGCACAACCAGCACCACAAGTGTATCAAGCCCCGGTACATCCGTATGCCATGCCAGCCCAGCCTCAGCGTGTGATACCCCGTGCGCCAGAATGGTTTGTACGCCTGCCTGAAGATACCGCAGAGATGACCTTTGCGGCTGGTACAGCAGTCAGCACAGACGAACAAATGGCCTACGACAAAGCTCGTATGGCAGCTGAACGCAAGTTGATTGAGCAGATGTATGCTCGTATTACCACACAGACCAATAACTTTAGATCTGATCGTGGCCAAGCTCTGGTTGAAAACTTCCAGCAGGTCACTCGCAAGAATGCCAATGGTGAGTTGAGTGGAGCTCAACGGGTAGACAGTCAAGCCACCCATGACGGGCAGTACTACAAGGTCTATGTGTTGTTGCGTCTGCCCCTTGGAGCCGCAAACACAATTCAAACTCGACGAGAACAAACTCAGTTGACACGCGAACTTGAAATCCGCAGTCGGGCCGCTGAACAAAACATGGATCGTAACGAAGCAGTTGAGCGCAAAACTCAGCAAGATACTGATGCCAATCTTGAACGTAGCTTGGTTCCGCAAAGTCGAATTGAACCTGTAAAAGTGGAAACGGAACCAAAACCGGCTCCTAGTGTAGTAAGCACCACACAAGGTGAACTAAAATTACTGGACGTGGACAATGAGGAATACAAGCGCAAACGAGCAGAAGCATTGGCCAAGCCTAATGCAGTGGTTGGACAAATTACCCTGCAATAAACGGCGTATAAATAAAGGCAGCTTCGGCTGCCTTTTCCTACATTCAAATTATGACCACAGATAACTCCCTACAAATTGAGCAGACTCACACCCAAGCCTTGGCCGACGCTGGAATGTATGTTTTTATGGGCGAGGTTGATGATGATAACATCAAACCCATAATTGAATGGATCCTGCACGAGAACTTTGTGGCCAAGAAAAAACGCAAAGAACTCTTGCTAATGATTTGCTCAGAAGGTGGAGACATGAGTTCAGCATTTGCCTTGATTGATGTCATGCGCAGTTCGGTCATTCCAATCAAAGCTGTGGGGCTGGGGCAAATTGCCAGTGCCGGATTGTTGATCTTTTTGGCAGGAACACCAGGACGCAGAACACTCACTCCTAATACGTCAATCATGAGTCACCAGTATGCCTGGGGCAGTGATGGCAAACATCATGAACTATTGGCCACAATTAAAGAGTTTGAGCTCACACAAAAACGCATGGTACAGCATTATATAGATTGTACAGGTCTAAGCGAAGACCAAATCAAGCAACATCTGTTGCCACCGCATGACGTTTATTTGGGTGCGGATGATGCCCTGCGGCTGGGTATCTGTGATCACATCAGCCAAGTGACTCGTTAATTACGTCTGCGTTCTCTGCCCAACACTTCAGCAGTCACCTGAGGTTGTGCTGGGTTTCTAGCTGTTTTCACGCCCGGACCTGTGAGTCTACCAACAGGCGCCACAGCAGGTGCCACAGCAGGTGCCACTGGCTGCACGGCCCCTCTTGGAACCAACTGTGGAAATTGGCGTTCTAGTGCAGGAATAATTTGCTCTTTTGGTGTTTTGTTAGCTATCATGTTCAAGGTTGACTTGGCAATTTGCGCTATTAACTTTTGATTGTTGATGCCACGTCTGCCTGCCAATGTCATGACCCAATCAGTCAACGCAGAATTGAATGTTGAAGCTGCCATAGGATTTTTTCCTTTGGACAACTGTGTCAATCCTTGTCGAGCCGCGTCACCACCAAATGATGTTTGTTGAACTCCAATCTGTGGATACACTGATCTAACAGGATCTTTTGTGGCACTAATGTATGGAGTACTGGCGTGGAATCTCAGTCCTTGTGCCAGTAATTGTTCTGCATCATTGTAGTATATGAATACTTTGCTGTTCAAGTTAAGATAGAGCACGCCGTCGTCTTCTTTTTTGCTCATGTAATAATTGAAACTGGCCTGACTCCATTGTTGTGCAGCCGATCCGCTGTCGCCAGTTTCGATAGCTGTCATAATGCCATTTATATTTTTTTTCAATCTTGTGGCATACTCTTTTCTACTGCCTTTGATATTGCCAAATATGAGAGATATACACCGTTGAGTCAGTGCCAGGAATTTATCACTGTCTGCTGGAGAAAGAAGTTTGTTAAAGTCTATGGCCTGGTTCAAATTCATGCCGCTGCCGGACAATTTGCGTTTGAGATTTTTGTATGCCTTGTGAGATTTCACAAAATTATTCAACGTCACTGCGGATGCTTCAAATCCTTCTGCTGGCCTAACTTCTTGATCTCCAAATCTGGCAGCACCACCCATTTCAGTTTTTAATTCTACTTGGTAAACTTTACCACCTGACTTGATTTGTAAGTCACCCTTTTTAGATCCGCTGTCCTCGTCATTGTCTTGTTTTGAACTTTTGCCTGCCACAGTAATACTTTTGCTCAGTACGTTCAATCCAAATTCGCCTCGTCCCATGCCTAATTCCTGGATCATCATAACTTCGTCAACAAATTCTTTTGTGACTGGATTTTCAGTATAACCAGTGAATACCACAGGAAAGTCAACTTTTTCATTGCTCAGCAGGGCCTGGGTGTTGACCAACCGATCGCTTTTCCAGGTATTGAAAAAATCAGCACGTTGCAACGGCGTGGCACCAACTTCTTCCATGATGTTCATTGCTAGTCTTGCCAGAACTTTTTTAGCATCTTGCACAGCTTGATCTTGCACAGCTTCAATTTCTTTACTGATTGATCCCATTCTTCCACCATGTGAAATATGCGACAGCAGATCTTCAATTTCTTTAAGAGCTTTTGCAGTAGCAGGGTCGTCTGGAAGATCCTTGATTCTTCTAGAAATCACGTCTTTCATGCCTTCAAGTTCAGGGGCAAATTGAGCGTTGACTTCTTCAGTCAGTATGTTGTCGAGTAAATTGAGTAGATCACGCATTGTTTTCTTCCGAGAATAATGCTATACTTATGCAATCAACCAGGAGACCCCATGTCAAATCTAGTGCCAATTGTTATCGAAAACACTTCCCGAGGCGAACGCAGTTACGACCTTTACAGCCGCTTGCTCAAAGATCGTGTGATCATGCTGGACGGAGAAGTCACCCAACACACAGCCAGCTTGATCTGTGCGCAGTTATTGTTTTTGGAAAGTGACAACCCCGACAAAGCCATCAGCTTGTACATCAACTCACCCGGCGGATCAGTCACAGCAGGTATGGCCATTTACGATACCATGAACTTTATCAAGCCCAAAATTCACACTATTGTGATGGGGCAGGCTGCCAGCATGGGCTCGTTGTTGGCCGCTGCTGGCGACAAGGGCAATCGCTACATCCTGCCCAATGCACGCCACATGATCCATCAACCCCTGGGCGGCGCATCGGGTCAGGCCACAGACGTGGAAATTCAAGCTCGAGAACTATTGCGTTGGAAAACTGTGTTGACTGATATCTATGTCAAACACACTGGCAAACCCCACAAACAACTCAAAGCTGATATGGAACGTGACAATTTCATGACTGCTGGCGAAGCAGTTGAATATGGCCTTGCTGATAAAATATTAATCAAACGAGATTAATAGTACCAGGTACGACTGGCGCGGCTCATTCTGTACTCATGCACAGTGTCGCCCCAGGCTACCAACAGTTCAAACACACGATTAAAAAATTTAGCAATCATAAAAATCCTTTAAATTCTTGGCTGAACTCTTTTTGGAATCGTTCAACATCAAATACGTCACATGGACGTCTGCCGGCAATGTATGCTTCCAATCGGGATTGGTAGCCCGAGCCTGGAAACATCTCGGCCAAGCGTTCTACTAATTTTTGCATTAGTTCTGACATGGTTTTCTCCTTCTCAGTATTTACCACTAGTACTAATGGTTTCTACTAATATATAACGGCCTGGTTGACCAATAATTCCCAATTTGCTATAATTTGGGCATACAGACACAAAAGGAGCTGGCAATGGGTTACAAAGTCTTTGAAGTTGACAACATGCGCGAAAAATACAGTGCTCGTGCCGGGCTAGAAGGCCCGTTCAACTTCTCAGGCAGAGTGTTGTATTATGACAACAAAGAGGGTGCCTACTATGACCCCCGTACTGACTTCTACGTGAGTCAGGCGGAAATGGATGCGCTCAACCAGCAATTTTACGAAATCCTCAAAAAGTAGTACTACAAAAGTACTACTTTTTGGTTGACCAATAATGCCCAAACTGCTATAATTAAGGTATGAAATTAGATACTAACGAAATTTTGCAGTGGGCAGGTGCCGTGTTTATTGTAGCAGGGCACAGCCTCAACGCTATCGGGCCCGCGGCCTATCCCTACAATATCCTTACATTTTTTATAGGAACCATACTGTTTCTGATATGGTGCATCCGTGTTGCAAATAAACCACAGATGTTTGTGAATCTTGTAAGTGTAGCAATTGGACTTACGGGGCTTGTGAAAGCATTCGGTTGACCAATAATGCCCGATTTGCTATAATATAGCATAGTTTAACAAAAAGGAGCCCAAAATGTCATACGTAATTGTCGCAAAAGGTACAGGTCTTATTGTTACAGACGGTCCTATTAAAAACCGTGCATACAAAACTTTTGGTGCCGCCCATGCCACTCGCACTCGTCTTTGCAATAAAGCAGGTTGGTCAGTGAATGATTTGAGCATTGTTGCTCGTGACACTTATGTTGCACCCAAGATCACTGTTCGCAATTTGATGTCAGGTAAGCCTGTAGAAATTGACGCAGACACTCCATGGTGTTGCAACCCTGCCAGCGAAACTTACTGGAGCATGTGATATGAAAGTTATCTATAACAGCGTTTTGGCAGGTTGGTTTATTGTGCGCGGCGCACACCAAACACCCATTAGTGGTAGATTTGAAACCAAAGAAGCCGCACTGGCCCATCTTCGCAAACGCAACCCTTTCCACACCGGACTCTAAATAATGACACTCTACACCATCCGCTGGACACAGCCCTACACTGCCTGGGAACCCTTGGAGTTCGCCATCACAGACTTGAGCGCGGCGCAGGAAGTGTTGTCAAGGATCATGGCAAAATGAAAGAACAATTACTAGCCCTTGCTTACAAGCAGGAAGATGAAGTGTTTGGCTCTAGTGAGCGTGACGAGTTTAATTGCTTGATTGAATTGATTGAAGACGGCACCATTGATACCTTTGAAGAACTTTCCAAGTATGGAGTTGAAGAATGACAAAATACGTACACATCGTTTATGTCCACCCCGTGGAACTTGGTGAACCCAACCTGTACAAGGGGAAGAGTTTAACACCCGTGAAGATGCACTCATGTGGGCGGGATTCTACAACCAGCACCGTGATAACTGGAACATAAATGGTTGGCTTGAGAACGGCAACGGATTCGAGGCTGTCTACTACGGCAAGGTCAACGATGCAACAGGAGAATTGGTATGAAATGGTTTGCCGAAACAACTGACTACCGGGATGCCATCAAGAACGGCGTTTACCTGTTGGATGACTCCAAGAGCAAGATGTATGCTTTCCGCAGTCCAGTGACCAACAGCATCAAAGTGTTTCGGAATCCCATCCGCATGGACATGCGTGGGCGCAAGTTCATGGTGAATCCTGTGCAGTTTCCAACCCAAGTGGCTGAACCCGAGCCCGAAGGTCGCGTGATTGAAGTGCAGGGCAGCCGGGGAGATGTTTACAAATTGACTGAAATCAACGGCAACTGGTCTTGCACATGTTCAGGGTTCAAATTCCGTGGTGAATGTAAACATGTGAAAGAACTGCGCAGTTAATGACCAAACCCCACCATAATCTGGCCTAAACGGGCCAGATCTCTTTTGCTTCCTTAAATATTTGTCCGCAAGCCTTCGAGGCTTGTTTTTTTAAGGAGTCTATTTTATGGACAATGTGTTATCTAAGGCCAATGGCCTATTGGTCGGTATCATCGATATCGGCATCAAGCTGATTGCCGCTGGCGTGGTTCTGCAAATCCTTTTTGGTGCCGCAGTTCCGTTCTTGGCAATCGATGTGACCGCAAGTCTTATCAAATTCGTGGGTGCTTTAGGCTCTCAAGGTTTGGTTGGTTTGGTGGCATTGGCAGTGATCTATTGGTCCTTCAACAAGAAGTAAACTCCGATAGCGCAAACTAAAAAGCCCCTTGCGGGGCTTTTCTTTTTTACGCTTGGTCTATAAACTTCTTGAGTTCTTCTGCCTTGCTGATAATGTCCGTTGTGGACGGAAAGTCTGGCATGGTTGGGAACGGTAAGTGTTCACGGTTTGCGTCGGTCAACTTGGAATGATATTCATTGGTAAGTTCACTGCGTTTTTCGTAAATTGGCGCCTGGAGGATTTCCTTGGCCAAGGTAAGAAGTTCGAGACGGATCTCGTAAGGTGTTTTGCTCATGTTTTTCTCCTGTGTAATGTGTGTGTGATCAAGCCCCGCCCCTTGCAGGACAAGATTGCTACACGAGCAAAATTACTTATAGATGTAATTAACGGTGGTAGAATTTTCTCGCAGTTCTCGAGCACCATTCTTCAGGTGAAATTTTCGAGCCATTTCGGTCTTTGGACTTAGAGTCACATAAGTTTCAATGCCCGGAAACTCTGATTCAATGCTTTTAGTAGCTTCCAAGATCAATGTACGACCCGCGCCAGCAGTGTATGACCAAATAGTGTAAAATACCGCAGTTGTGGCACTCCCGACCAAGTCAACCATGTCGTCTACTGCGGCTGGAATGCTTTCCAAAAACTTCACACACACCACGGCCGCAGGTTGGTCATCCTGTTTCCAAACGTAAATTCTAGAGTTTGAATTCACACGATCACTGGCTGGAATTTCAGGACGCACTGGGTCATCTTTGATCAATGTGATCAAACCGTCATCGGGTGTTGTTATGGTATGCAACATAGTCACGCTCTCTTATGTTATAAGCCTATTTATATCTTTGTATGTTAAACTAAAATGACAAAGCCCGCCGAAGCGGGCTTTTTGGCAAAATCTTATGAAGTTACTTCACGAAACTTTTCCATGGCCCTGAGCCTTGCAATCCACAGTCTAACTGCCACATGGTCTGAAACTTCTTCATCGTTGTCTGAGTCTTGTACCATTCTGGGTCTTGAATACCCACGGTGCAGACCAAATTCGCCATAATCAATTACTTCAGAATCATCTAGCAGATTGGGATCAATGAGAACTAGGTGGGGCCTACGAACCAGGATTCACTTCTTGGCGTCGGCTTTCTTTTCATCTTTCTTGGCAGCTGGTGCAGGAGCGGCAGCAGGAGCGGCAGCAGGAGCGGCAGCAGGTGCCTTGGCTTCAACCTTGTCAGCAGGCTTTTTGGCTTCTTCTTTTTTGGCAGCAGGTGCCTGGGCAAAAGCGGTAACTGCAACGGCAGCGGCAATGAGAGCGATCAATTGTTTCATGGTATCTCCTTGAGTTAGAAACTTGTAGACCAAGACCTTCCTGGCTACACATATATAACGCGGCAGCCTGGCAAAGGGTTTACTGAGTTTGGGCATGTTGCCAATCTAAAATACTTTGGCAAATGACTTGCCAAACTGTGTTGCATTTACAACAAGGATCCTATATAATAGTGAAATGCTGACGCAACAGCTACACTTATAGGAGATAAAAATGCGTATTAGTGAAACCACCAAAACCTTTAAATTGTTCACCGCCTTGCAAAATGGCGAAGCAATTACCCCTGCTGCCGCTGAAAAGCGATTTGGCATCAAGAACATGAGTGCTGAAGTCAGCCGTGTTCGTCAAGCCGGCTTTGCCGTGTATGCCAACAGCCGTAAAGCCGGCAATGGCCTGCAAGTTACCGAGTACGTGATTGGCAAGCCTTCACGCAAGTTGGTAGCCGCTGGTTACAAAGCAATGGCTCTTGGTTTGGCCTAAACCAAACTCGCTGTCCAAATCCCACTGGACACACTGACAAAAGCCCTACTTACGGTAGGGCTTTTTCTTGACTGAAATTGACATGGACCGTGTGAATGGTGAGCCGTATTTGGAACGCTACTATGTGTTTCTCAAGGATCGAAAACGATTCCCATTCAATGTGTTTGTACACAAGTTTCTAAAGTCAGATCCAGACGATGTGCATGATCATCCATGGCCCTATGCCACCTTGATCCTCAAAGGTGGATACTGGGAATGGCGCCCACAGTTTGATGAGAATGGTATGAAGATCAACGAAGTGGCTCGTTGGTGTGGTGCGGGCAGTTTTAGATGTGCAGGTGCCAATACCTATCACAGAGTTGAATTGGATCCGGCGGTAGAATGTTGGACCTTGTTCATGCCCGGTATCAAGCAAAGAGACTGGGGCTTCTTGGTTCGTAATCAATGGGTGCAGTGGGAACAATATTTGGCAAACAGAAAGGCTGGCGTATGATTAGGTACATTTGGAGTTTTATCATGAAGTGGGGTTGGGATTTCAACCGTGATCTCCGCGATGGCAACGTGCCAGTAGACACTGTGCGTGGAAGCAAAGTATCTCGACTGCTAAGAGGATCCGATGATATAGACAGTGAGCAAGGACTCAACATCACAGTGCGCAACGCCATGGGCGGCAAGATCATTACATTCCGCACTTATGATCACAAGACTGATCGCCACACGCACAGACTGTATGTGATTCACGACGAACTGGACTTTGAGCGTGAATTGGGCAAGATGATCACCCTAGAATCCATGCGAGGCTGAAAGTAAATATACTATGGAAATTGCTGAATTTTTAATGTGGTTGGGCGAAGTGGCAATGGTAACGGCCCTGGTCATTATGGCATTCAACTTGTTGGTGTTTTGGATAGCCCGACGAATTGAGGCTCGAATTGAAGCCCGAATGGCGGAAGAACTGGGTGACATTGCCCAGGACCTTGAAGAGGAAAAGCTAATTGCACTCACAGTAGAGGTTGACGGAGATCAATTTTTGTGCTACAATGCACAGACCATGGTGTTTGTGTGTCAGGGTCGGGACTTGGAAGAAATACGCGAACGGTTCCGTGAACGGTTCCCCAGCAAAAGTGCCGCAATTTACAATGGTGATGAGTCAGCCCTAACAGTGCTCAAAAAGCAATTGAAAGAAATGAATGAAAATAGCAGTAGCGTCGGATCTGCATCTTGAATTTGGAGACTTGTATTTTGACAACAAGGACCATGCTGATGTGTTGATCCTGTCAGGCGACATTTGTGTTGCGGCTGATATTAGCCGCCCGGACCCGCATGGCATTTTGGAAAGTGCTAGAAGCAATAGAATTGTGGATTTTTTCAAACGTTGTTCGTTTCAGTTTCCGCATGTGATTTATATCTTGGGCAACCACGAACACTACCATGGAGACTTTGCTACCACTTACAACAAGATCAAGAGCATGTTGGAGTCAAACATGCTGAGTAATGTTTACCTGTTGGACAATGAAATCAAACAGATTGATGATGTCACTTTCATTGGTGGCACCTTGTGGACAGACATGAATAAAGAAGATCCCACCACACTGTATCACATGAAGAGCATGATGAATGACTTCCGCTGTGTAACCAACAGCAACAGAGTTGTCAACTACAAAACCTACGAGCAGATCAACGGTGTGGACAATAGAGAACGACCTGTATTCCGTGAGCGTGTGGGCAAGTTTTCGCCTGAGGATGCTGTGGATGAATTTAAAAAGTTTACCAGTTATATTCAGCAAATTGTCGAAGGCAAGTTTGATCAAAAGTTTGTGGTGGCAGGACATCATGCACCCAGCAGGATGTCAACTCATGCGCGGTATGCAGATGATGCCGTCATGAATGGTGGCTACTCCAGCAGTCTAGATGACTACATCATCGATCATCCACAGATCAAACTGTGGACACATGGGCACACACATCACGACTTTGACTACCGGATTGGGTCAACCCGTGTGGTGTGCAATCCCAGAGGCTATATTAACTATGAGGAATCAGCAGACAGATGGCAACTGATCACAGTAGATATCTAAAGTGGATTCGATACAGTGGTGCCGCAGTGATTGTTTCACTGAACCCACTGCATTGGAGCTTGATGCCGCGGGCTCGCCGTGAATATAATGATGGCTGGCCCAGTCCCAACGAACGCACCTGGCGTGCAAGTTGGTTGTTTGTGACTGTGCGTTTTTGGGTAGATGATGGAAGCTGGTAATGTTGCCTCGTGAACAAAGTTTTTGCTATCTCAAGCAGTATATTGTGGCTCAAACAGCAACGCCTTGGATTGCCAAGATGAATCACGTAGAAGATCGAGCTCGTTGTGCTTTACAACACTTGGGTGGCATGGCAGGAGATTGGTTTCCTTATCGTCATGAATGTCAATATTATTATCCGCAAAAGGTAAAAGAATGAAGTATCACACTGCAAAAATGTATTGCCCCAAGTGTTGGGATCGCTTCTCTCAAACGCTCCGAGACGGAACATGGCATTCAAATCACAAGTGTAAATAATTAAGGAGTTAACAAATGAAGGTTTACATTAGCGGTTATAGAGATCATTGGATCTCACCTTACACCATGCTAGACTATGCGTTTTTCTGGACTGACTGGTCAAAGTGTGCTCGTGATAAAACTGTGATCCGTTCACTAGAAGAAGAACGCAAACACAAATACATTGAACGTCCAGAGTGGGCGGAAAAGTGGGCGGACCGCCTTACACCCGTCAGTCGTGCAATTCAATGGGTATGGGATCGTGTGCATCCGGCTATCAAGTATGTGAAGATTGATCGCTATGACACCTGGAGCATGGATCACACTCTTGCTGATATTGTGTTGCCCATGCTGAAACAACTGAAAGAAAAACAACACGGCGCTGGATTTGTGGATGATTCAGATGTGCCCGAAGGAATTGGCCTACGCAGTACCGAAGCGGCCCCCAAAGAAAACGAGTATGACACTGATAGCAACCACTTTGCTCGCTGGAACTGGGTCATGGATGAAATGATTTTTGCGTTTGAATGCAAGGTAGATGACTCATGGCAAGATGCGTTCCGTGAAGGTGAGCATGACATACTGTGGGTGCCTGTGGATGCAGACGGTAATGAAGTGCCCAAAGGTGAACACAAGTACACTGAAATGAGACATGGTCCTAATGATACCTACAAATGCGATTACGATGGTATGAAAAAAGTAGAGGAGCGTATTCAAAACGGCTTCCGCTTGTTTGGTCGGTACTATCAGAATCTCTGGGATTGATTTTTTAACTCTAAAGGTGTGTATGGGCGAAACTGTGTTTGCAAATATGGTCAATGACATGACTACAGAATATCATTTACCAACTGAAGACAATAGTGTCAGCATAGAACTCTATGAACAATGGCAGCGTGAATACACTTGGGACGCATTGGTCAATATCAGATATGGACAAAGTTTCTGCAATCACTTCAACATACAAGACAATCGACTGTATTACGAACGAGATTGGGTCAAGTGCGATAGCATTATCCGAGCGGACTGGCTTGCAAGACCCTGATTTTTCACACGGAGCACACCTGGCCTGGGGCAGACCCTACGACACCATAACCAAGTGGGACGAAGTGGCCACATGGGGTATTGAAACGTTTGGCCTGCCCGGTGATCGTTATATCACTGAAATCAATGTGAATGAAATGGTATGGTGGTTCCGTGATCCACAGGACCGCATGTTGTTTGTGTTGAGAAATGGACAGGCCCGATGCATAGAGTTGTCATTACAGACATAGAACCCATCGAAGCCTTATGGTTGAAAGACCAACTGGTGCGTGATGGCTTGGTCATGCATGAAGATTTTGAGTGGGAATGGCATCCGCCCATGTGGGATGGCTTCACTCAAGAACGCTCTAAGCATGTGACTTTTATTTTCCGCAGTCCGTCCTTGGCAACATTTTATCAGTTGAAATGGGCATGAACATAGAACAAGATATTATTGAAACAGCCGCCAAACAACTTGCCGCCGAGATTGACCGCAGTGTATTGAAAAGTATGGGCTACTACAAAGATGTGCAATTGGTGCGTGATACTGGCACAGTGTTTGGCACTCAATATCACACAGTGGAACCACGCAATCTTGAATGGCAAGACAGTCGCCGACTGTGGGATGATATGATGCTGTGGTGCAATCATGCATTTGGAGAATTATCTTCACCTTGGCAGACTGAACCCAATGGGCGTTGGTATGCCAACAATGCTAAATTTTGGTTTAGAGATGAAAAGGACCTGGCTTGGTTCATGTTGCGTTGGGCATAAGTAAATCATGCGATGGATTTTGATACTTGCGATGATGGCAAATGTGGCTGTGGCCAAGCCTGTCCGGCCCACACCAAATTCAGAATCAGTACTACTACTAAACACCAGTACCAATCATATTGAACTCTCTCGCAATGCGGATCGTGTGCGAGCCATTGCGTCAATCACCAAGATCATGACTGCCATGGTTGCCTTGGACTATGACAAGGATCTCAGCAGACGACTCACACTGACCAAGCGTGTGGGCAGTTATTTGCCCAGGCAACAATACACTAGAGAACAACTGCTGGAAGCCATGTTGGTAAAATCTGACAACGCGGCTGCCGAAACTCTAGCAGAAGATTATCCTGGCGGCAGAACTGCTTTTATTGCACGAATGAACAGTCAAGCTCAGGCTTGGGATCTCAAACACACACAGTTTGAAGATGCTTCGGGACTGGGTGCTGCCAACACCTCCACAGTGCATGATGTGGCTGCAATGATAACTTTGGCTTCCAACTATTGGTTTATCCGTGAGACCAGTACTAAAAAACAAGTGGCCTTGGAAACACGGCACAAAAAACAAATCCGAACCATTCGGTTAGACCACACTTCGGGCAACATCTTGTTCACATTCGACAACATTGTGGTAAGCAAAACTGGACTGACTTCGGCTGCTGGGTGGTGTGTGGGCTTGGTTGCCAATCAACGTGGACAACAGTATGTGATTGTGGTACTGGGCAGTAGAACAAAAATTGATCGATTGAACACAGTTAAAAACATCATGTACAATCATGTGCTGGATCAAAATTTGCAACCACAGGAATTTGCCAATACATACTATTGATGAACCTGCTAAGACATCATTCTTCACAAGAAATACGCCCAGGGGACAGCTTCCGCTATGCTCGTGAAATTCTCAAACCCTACGGCGAACTGGATCGTGTGCTGGCTTGGTGCAAAACTGAACTGATAGATGAGTGGCGTTGGCAACTGATTGATGGCAGTTCGGATCACCGCCCTGGCAGATACATTTTTTACTTTGACTCTGACCGCGACTTCTTTGCGTTTGTGCTACACTGGGCATAAACTAATACTTCAGTAGTACTTGACTAATAATCTCATTCATGCTATACTTAAAGCATGTTTTTAGGAGATTTGAATGAACGACTGGGACCGCGACAATCTTAACTTCTTGATGAACGCCAGCAAAGAAACGCTAGAAGAATGGCATTTCTACGCTGATGCAGATGATTACAAATATGCATTGGAACTGCTTCAAGCGGCTCGTACAGAATTGGCCATGCAAGAGCTGGCGCTGGTAGACGACCAAGCAGTGGAAGACATAACCGAAGCGCAAGCCGTGTTGGCAAGGTTCCGACTGTGAAACACAATCGCTTTGCTGTGATGTGGGACTGCAATGGCCTTGAGGCCGTGGAACAACTGCCCGATCCTGCTGAAACCACCTTTGCCTTGCTCAAAGGTACAGAACCGCCTAAACTTCCCAACATCTTGCACTGGCGCCTGCGGGCTCGGTACAACTCTCAGCGGCACTATGAAATCTATGTGTTTGAAACTGTGAAAGGCATCACAGCCGAGGACATTCGCGAAATGTTTGAGGCATCGCCACAGCATGCCGCTGACACCATTCGAGAGATTGGCACGGTGTTCCACAGTGATCGCCAAACGCAAAAAGCGGCCATTGTCTAGGTTGACCAATATTTCCCAATTTGCTATACTACATACATCTTAACCAAGGAGCCTTTGATGATCCCAGCCTACGAAGAAGTTGTGCGCAAGCCGAATAAACTGAAAAATCTCAATCCTTTAAAAAATACCATTGCCACTGTGGTAGACCTTGAGACCAGAATTACTGAACTCCAGTCGTACAAAGAGTGGGTCAAGCTGATGGAATCATATCAGACTTCGGGAATTAAACTTAGCCCAAGTCTGCGTCCTATGATTAAAATGGTTAAACTTGGTTTATTGTTGATTGATGAAGACATCCAACGTGCATTGGATCCCAAGCATTGTCGCAAGATTTCTACCATTGGTATATTTGATCCTAGACTTCTCCAAGTTGTGTATTGTATTAAAGCGCCGGGACTAGATGAATATCATGCAGTAGATGGTCAACATACTGCCACAATTGTAGCCGCTATGGTAGCCGCCGGCGTATTTGAAGGTGAAACAGATTGGCGCAACGTTGAAGTTCCGGTGTTATACATCGAAACAGACAACAAGGCGTTTGCTCGCAAAGCCTTTGCATTGATCAACGGCAAAGGCAAAAAGAAAATTAGTCCCTGGTATGAGCACCGCACCAAAGTTATGAGTGTGCGAATCGATGGCAGTGAAGATGAAGATGACGTAGATGCAGAGCGTAAACAAACCATTTGTGAAAAGTACAATTGTTATGCAGTGGACGAGGATAGCCCACATGCCGGTACTACTCCTGGCGCTTTCACCCACATGAAGGCATTTAGTTTGCCCGATGCTACACTAGAATTGGCTTGTAAGTTTCACAATGAATATTTCCACTACGATCCTATCAATGGTTCTTTGTGGTTTATGTTTGACGACATTAAAACTGGGTTTGATGCGGCTAATATTAAAATTACCGACAATTTCTTAGGTGAGTTAGCAGGTCTACTGCAAGGGTGTTTTGCTGGTTTGGCAGAATTCCACGAAGCAGTTCATGCCGCTCACAAGCGTTGGGGCAAGGCAGTATACAATATTGAAAAGTTTCCTTGGCAAGATGACGCCATTGCGGTAGTGTTGTTGCACATGTATCAACGCATGGGGGGCACACAACAATTGCCACAACACATGTTGGACAGGTTTGAAAAGATCATGGATTTTATCGACGACGACATCAAAGCATTGTACGAGTAAATTATGTACTTTTATATTTTACCAGGACCTTATAGATTGGGCTTTGGCATTACATCCAATCATGAGCGCCGTGCCAAAGACTACACAGGTGCGTGGGGTGGTGAAGCAGAATTCAAATATCTGTTTGAAGGACCTACTGCACATGTTAAGCGTTTAGAAAACGTCATTAAAACTATTCATAGAGATATGCTTTGGAGACTTGATGAGTGGCAAACCGAATGGTTAGACAACGGATGGAGTGCCGAGCAACTGCTAGATTTTGTTAAAGACATTGTGCAAGAACGACATCTCAAAGTAACGCAAATTAGATAGTACCAACATGAGCATTTTACAATTTAACTCTCGACCGTACACTGTGTTTGATCCTGCCAACCGAGAACATCGACGTTGGTACAATCAATTTGTCACGCACAAGTCTTGGGGACGATGCCCATATCGTTTTATTGTGCCCGAGGACCATGGGGACTTGATCACCATGTGCCAGCGAGCCTTGGTCAAGTACTATGTGCAACGCGAGTTCAAAAAGTAATACTCAAGTACTACAAAAGCCCTACAGATTGTAGGGCTTTTTTTTGGGTTGACCAATAATTCCCGATCTGCTATACTATGGACATATTAACGCAAAAGGAGCCGCAAATGGAAATCACTATCACTGTACCTAAGTCTGCTATCGAAGCTGTCAAAGAGTATGCCAAAGAACTCACAGGCAAGACTCCCTCCAAGAAAGAACTAAAAGCCTTCTTTGAGCAAGACATCCCAGGCTACTATTCGGACACCTTTGAGGAAGGCATTGAAGGTGCCGTTGACAACTATTTTGGTTGACCAATAAATCCCAATTTGCTATAATAGAGACTAGTTAACACAAAGGAGCCAAGATGAAAGCACTGCAAGCCTACATTGATCGTCAGAACAAATACCAGGCCTTGTTCCGAGGTCAGCGTACAGAACCCTTGTACGAAATTCAAACTGAGGCAGGCCGCCTGCGAGTGGCCAAAATGATTGACTGCGCTCTTAGCCCTGAGAATCTCAGCTGTGACGGTGAACTGCCTCGTGCAGAAGTCAATCGACGCTATCGCGAGCTTAATGCGGCCGCAACTGCCCTGGTTCAATTGGATCCCAGCATGGCCCAGCACATGTATGAATTTGGTTGACCAAAAAATCCCAATTTGCTATAATAGAGACTAGTTAACACAAAGGAGTCCAAAATGGGTACACGTTCAAGAATTGGTGTTATGCACGGTGACAAAGTCAAATCAATTTACTGTCACTGGGACGGCTATCTAGAGCACAATGGTCAGATCCTACAAAATCACTATGATAGTGCTCGCGCCAACCACTTGGTGTCTCTGGGTGACATGTCAAGCCTGGGCCCAGTGATAGGTCAAGCACATCCGTTCTCCCAGTTTGAGATCAAAGAAGATGACCCTGAGCGTGAAGCCAAATTGGCCTTGATGGAACTGGTCAAGAGCGAAGGCTGGTGCACCTTTTACGGTCGCGATCGCGGCGAGACTGGCTGTGAGTGGAAAGTAGCCGACACCTTTGAAGAGTTCCTTGAGCAGGCTGATGGGTGTGGTGCTGAGTTCTACTACATCATGAAAGATGGCGTGTGGTATGTTGGTACTACATACGAAAACACCCACCCCCTTAGCAAGCGCCTAACTCTGTTGAGCGAGGCTCTGCAGGCAGAAACGGTTGACCAATAATTGCCAAAATGCTATAATATGGACATGTTAAGCAAAAAGGAGTTCAAAATGGAAATTGAAATTGAATACAACTTGACAGGCGGCATCAAAGACTATGCTATGTTCACCGAACTTGGCAACGCCGCAGTTCATGCCGTGGTTGTGTCGGCTCGTGAAAACAAACTCACCTGGCCCCAGACTTATCGTGCCTTGTGTGCATTGAGTGAGCAGGCAGAATTTGGCGAAGCCACCGACACTGCTGTGCGCGAATGTGTGTACTCCGCCCTGGGTTTCCGCACACCTTTTTATTGCTAAGGAGCAGAACATGATGGCAGGTTTTATTGACGTCACTGGCTGGAGCACTCGAGAAGTGCAACGTCTAGGTCATGCTGATGATGACACCCCTGATGAGCTTCGCCCACGTCGTGGCGCACGCCGTTCTGTGCAAGTCACACCCGGTGGCGGGCATCCTGGCTATGCTGTAGAAAATGTGTGGGCCGCTGCCTGTGCCGCTCAACGCATCAATGGTGAGTACCTGAAAGAGGGTCGCAACATCATGGGTGAGCAAGGCGAAGTGCTGAGTACCACGCCACGTAACCGTGATGTCATGTTGCAATTCCTGCATCACCCTGAATGCCTGTTGCCAGAAGATATTGCACAAGGTGCGGAGTGCCAGAATTTCCTGCGCAATGATCTTACCTTCCGTGCGCTCAAGGGTCAGCTGAATGACTTTGATCAATCCACTCAGAAGGTGCTGGCAGTAACAGATCGCTTCTTTCCGCAACAACATCGATATGAACTGGCAGTGATTGCCTGCTTGCCCCAAAGCCATCTGCGCAGTATGGCTCGTCAAGAACAGCAAGCCCGCTTGAAGAAAGCAACTGGTGGCACAGTTGGCTCCGTGGGTGACAAGGTAGGCATGGATGTAGAAGTGGTGAGTGCCAGTTACAGCCAGAACTTCAACATCTACTGGGTCAATGCTGTGAATGACGCTGATCAGCCGGTGTTCTTTAGTTACAAGGTCGCACTCAAGGCCGGTGATCGTCATACCATTACTGGTACTGTCAAGGGCTACCGCGATGGTAAAACTCAACTGAACCGTGTTAAAATTGTATAAGGAAACATCATGAGCAAACTCATAATTGGATTCATTTTAGGCTTGGTGGTCAGTGCTGTCGGCTTTTCGGGCATTGCTCGAATGTTTGACAAAGGTGTGCAAACCATCCAAACCCAAAGCAAGGAACTGGCCCAGTGATTTGGGCAAATCAAATCAAAATTATTGCAAAAGTGGTTGACCAGAATCTGCTCTTTTGCTATAATATTGATATGTTGAGCAGCGATGCAAAACATTTTTTAAACTCTGTAAGTAAACTTTGAAAGGCAACATTATGTCCGCAACTGAAAAAACTTTTACCGTGGCTGGTACCGCAATCAACGCCGATGGCACCGTTAAGGCTCGTTTTGCAAACGACCTGGTAGCCCGCATCAAGATCCTAAACAAGGCTGGATGCACTGAGATCAACTTGGTTGAGTTGCCCCGTGCAATGACCAAGATGGCCGAACGTGCCAAAGTCGCCAAGAAAGGCGAAGTCAAAGTGGCTGCTAAAGGTGTCAAAGCCAAAGCCACCAAGTCTGTTACTGCCGAGCAATTGGTTGAGGCTGCCAAAGCCTGATAGTACACAGCACAAAAACAGCGGCTCGAATTGGGCCGCTTTTTTTTATTTGTGCTAATTAATACTATGCAAGACGAAGACGACAAAGTCTACCATTATGCAAAGAACATGCTGTTGGAGATCATGGCAGTGCTGTATGTTAATGGCCGACGAACCATGCATGTGGGTGCCGCTATGAGACTCATGGGTGTAGACGATGAAACTGCCAGCAAACATGATTCAGAGCGCATCGAAATAGAAGAAAATTTTGGTGAGATTGCCGCGCAATTAAATATTGTTGAACGCCTAGCACCGCAAATTCCCAAAGGTGCCATAATCCACTAAATGTCTATAACTCAGTTTCGTACAGCCGAACCGCTGTACATTGTGATTGTACGAAACAACAATCAAGCAGAAAGCCAGCTCAAGGCTTGGATCAAAGAACATAGAGTTGATCACGCCACCGTGTCAGGCAATCGAATGATGCTACATCATCAACAAGCGTTTGATAGATTTTTAATTTCGTGGACACACAATTGGGACGCAGTGACAGTATGGGACACTTGGAACCGGCGCCACATCTACATCTAGGTGGAGTGCCAAAACTCCAAGTTTTTCTTGACATTGTGAGACGCACAATGTATAATTAGTATTTTACAAAGGAAACATCTATGACCAATCATGAACAACTCAAAACCGCTTTCGAAACTTATATTTCAGAGAACGAAAAATTTACTGGCAAGGGTGTGAAAGCCGCTGCCGCTCGTGCCCGCAAGGCCTTGCAAGAGATGAGCAAAGCCATCAAAGAGCGCCGTAAAGAAATTACCGCTGAGAAAGAAGCACTAGCCGCAAAATGACCAAGGATAAGGAACAGCAATTACATAAACCACATGAGGAATCTTGGCCCATGTTTATGTCCCGAGAGCAACGCGAGCAATTGATTCAAAACAAATTTGCTCGGGCTCACCATTATAGTAAACTTCGAGGAGAACATCATGTACGAAGCAACCATACAGGAAACATCTTACAGAACAGCAGGTGAAGTCAATTCGGCCATGTTGCGTGTGTACAATCATATGCTCATGGCCATTGTGACCAGTGCCGTAGTAGCTGGATTAGTAGCATCCAGTCCAGCCGCAATGGCATTCTTTTTCACTGGAGTGATGAAATGGATCACGCTGTTCTTGCCCTTGGTAGCAGTATTTGGAGTTAGTTATGCACTGGCCAACAACCCACCACACCGAGTGGCTGTGGGACTGTTGCATGGATTCGCAGGTGTAATGGGCCTGAGCATGGGCGCCATTGTGCATGTTTATACCACAGGTAGTTTGGTAATGGCGTTTGCTTCAAGTGCCATTCTGTTTGCTACCATGAGTTTTTACGGATACTTTACCAAACGCAGTTTGGAGAGCTTTGGGCAATTTTTGATCATAGGACTTGTTGCCATAATCATTGCAAGTATTGTGAACATCTTTATTGGCAGTTCAGTGATGACCATGGTTATCTCTGCCATTGCGATCATTATATTCCTGGGCCTCACAGCCTACGACACACAACAAATCCGTGAAATGGTATCCACAGATGACGCAGATACACCTGCAGAAATCTTAGGTGCGCTCACATTGTACATGGACTTCATCAACATTTTTGTGAACCTACTGCAACTGTTTGGCATCAAAAATGATGACTAGGACTGTACAGGTAATTGAGGATCCCAACAACCCTGAAGAACTGTTGTTGGATCTTGGCACTGAATTGTGCGCCGAACTAGGCTGGGCCGTAGGCGACACCGTTCAGTGGATTGACAACAAAGACGGAACATGGCAACTTATAAAAACGACTGGGTAAACCTCAACCTCAAAGAATACGAATATAACGACCTAACAACCGACCCTTCTTACGGTGCTATTCCCCCATTGGTAAGTGCATTTGATGCAAATACCATGCCAACTGTAATCATAAGTGATACCACCAACATCACTGGCGGATACACCATTGGTGGACTCAACGGTGCCACTGGCTCCAACACTGTTTGGACCACAAACAACACAACCACAGGCAGTTTTACAATTGGTGCAAATTACAGTGCAGTAGGATCTACGATTGAACAAGGTGGCAAGATGAGTCTTAGAGGGGACAAAGCTGATCTTGACATCAATGGCAAGAGTCTTAAAGACTGGATGGAAAAGGTTGAAGAACGCCTGAACATTCTCACACCAAATCCTGAACTGGAACGAGAGTGGGATGATCTGCGCCGACTGGGAGAACGCTATCGCAAGCTGGAAAAGAAATGCAAGGAAAAAGCAGAAGTATGGAACAAACTAAAAGCAATGCCCAAGCCGGAGGTCAAATGGTAACACCAAAGCAACGTATCAAGCACATTGTAAAATGGATCCGACAATACGCAACAAAAAACAAGATCTCTACACTAGTTGTAGGGATCTCAGGTGGGATTGACTCATCTGTTGTGAGTGCATTATGCGCCGAAACAGGACTCACAACCATTGTGGTGCAAATGCCCATCCGCCAAAACAAGAAGCTGGACAATCGCAGTTCAATGCAGGCTACCTGGTTGATGGAACGCTACAAAAACGTCACACACATGAGCATGGATTTGACGTCTGTGTTCTCTGCGTTTGAAAAGAAAACTGTGCCATTTTGTGATGCAGAAAATGCATCACAAGTTGAACTGGCTTTTGCCAACTCACGTGCTAGATTGCGTATGATGACCTTGTACCAAATTGCACAATGCCATGGTGGTATTGTAGTAGGCACCGGCAACCGAGTGGAAGACTTTGGTGTGGGCTTCTTTACCAAGTATGGTGATGGTGGTGTGGATATCAGCCCCATCGGCGACTGCATGAAAACAGAAGTATGGGATATGGGTAGAGAGTTTGGGCTGCCACAAGAAATCATTGATGCCGCACCCACCGACGGCTTGTGGGATGATGGGCGCACAGACGAAGGTCAACTGGGCATGAGCTACCCAGATCTTGAGCGCATGATGGCCTTGGACTTTTTGCAACGATGCAAGGCTGTGGACTCCGACATGCCTGGCAGCGCCAAATTGTCAGCAGATGATAGAAAAAAACTCAAGCGGTACCAAGACATTCGTGCTAGAAACATGCACAAGATGCTGCCAATACCGGTCTGCAAGTTTTGATAGTTAACTGCGCCGTTTGTTTAAAAACGGCACCATTTTGGCCCGGTAATTCCGGTGATAGCAACCATTCCAGTAAGTAAAACTACCATGAAAGAAAAAACTATCTCTCTCAACAGGTGGGCCACATGGAGCTCACGCATCCTGAAAGCCCTAGGCTTCTGGTTGGTCGTTGCCACTGTGATTGCAGTGTGTCAAAGCCGACTGGATGCCTTGCGCGAACAAACAGGAAATCTACCAGCAGGCTATGTGTCTGCTGCCGAGCGCACTCGACAACTGGACTGCCTTACCCGTAACATCTACTGGGAAGCAGCCTCAGAGCCTTTTGAAGGCAAAGTGGCAGTGGCTCAAGTCACAATGAACCGTGTGGAATCTGGACGTTTTCCTGATTCCGTGTGTGGCGTGGTTTATCAAAAAAATGTGTTTTATGAAAAGGTAGTATGCCAGTTCTCCTGGTACTGCGAAACCAATCACAAAACACGAGCAGTTTATACTCCACTGTGGCGCGAAAGCGAAGAAGTGGCCAAGAAGGTGCTGTTGGAAAACTTCCGATTGCCTGGCTTGAAAAACGCCCTATATTATCATGCAGACTATGTGAATCCCAACTGGGGCAAACCGCGTATTGAAAAGATTGGCCGACACATTTTTTACGGAGATAAACGATGAAATTTGACTTGCAACACACAGCCGAAATCCTGCAACTTTGGCTGAAAGATCACTTGCCAAAAATCTCCGCAGAAACACTAGGTTGGCTAGCGGCCATTGTGATTCATGCCGCAACCATTCCCACACTTTTGGCGCTGATGACCGGACTTAGTGATCGCACACCCAGTTTGGACATTGTGCTGTTTATGTGGGCCGGCCTGGTCCTGCTGTTCTTACGGGCAGTGGTGCTCAAAGACATGCTCAACATCATCACAGTGGGTGCAGGATTCATTGTGCAAGCGGTTTTGATGGCCTTAATACTTTTTAAGTAATTGACCAATAAATCAGGATATGCTATACTGCATGCATGATTAAGATTTCTGCAAGCCGCCCCCACAAAACACTGCGTCAAAATGATTCAGATTTCACATTCTCGCCCGATGGCATTCGAGTAGTGCCTAGGGCTGGATTTGAAGTTAGTAATCATTGTCCTGCACAATATAAACAAGTCATTGCAGAATGCATCAACAACGGCTGGCTCAAGCCTGTTGCTCACATGCGAGATGTTGAGTACACCATGGAACTCCTACGCAAATGATACGTGACACATTGATAATGCTGGCTGTGGTTGCTCTGGCCATTTTGATGTTTGTTTTTATTGTGTGGAGTAATTCCTTGCAATCAAGTGAACGCAGGATTGACTGCACTTGGAGCGAAATCAGCCCTGATTTTTCAACTGCCATGCGCGAAGCATGTAGAAAGGCCAGAAGCAAATGATCAATGATGAAAAAGACACTGCATATTCTGCGGAGCATGACGCTTACTACAATCCAGTGATCAATGAATGGATTGACTCCAAGTGTGACGATCCCACCTGTGAATTTTGTACCACCCGCCCTGAGCGACCTTTGAAAGACCTACCATGAGCATGCACCTCCACCACCCCAGTCTCAGTCTTGGCGGCAAGCGCAAAGGCAAAGTCAAGTTTCGCAACGCCGAGGAAGCAAAAAAAGCCCGCGAGCTTGATGCTTCGTGGAAAGAACTGCAAAAGAAGTGGGAAGTGGATGCTGACCAAAAGCGCCGCACTCGTGCCATGAAAGCACCTGCACTGGACTACAAATTGAGCACACCTATAGGCCGTCCCACAGGACACAACATTCCTAGTCGTGCTGACTCTGTGTTGGGCCCTGTGTCCAGCAAGGCAATTCCGCAGTACACTGGCACCAAGATGATTGGTGTGGGTACCATGCACAAGTCCAATGCTGTGCCCATCTTCTCAAATGAAGAAGCACATGATATAGCAACCATGCGCCGTGGCTAACAACGACTTGTATTCAACGCCGGAAAAAAGACTAGACACCATTCTAGGTGATGCTGGCTTTTGGGTACGAATGCAAAAGTGTCGACAGTCAGAAGAAGGCAGAACGCATTGTAAAACTGATATGGATACAATAGCATGGTTCCGGGACACATACGGCATCCGGTTGTTGCCATCGGACACTCACATGAATGGATACAGTCGAGAAGTTGAGATTGTGGATGAGAAAAAGTATCTTGTATTTTTGTTAAAATTTGCATGAAATTATAGAAAGGTAAAACATGACACGCGACGAAGTCAAAACAGTTATTTTGAGGATTTGCAAAAAACAGTACGATCTAGACATTGACAACTTTGCAGAGGATGCACCTCTTGCAGACTTGCAAAATATCAATCCCAAGATTGATTCACTGTCTGTGATTGAAATGATATTTGATGTTGAAGATGAACTTGGCATCAAAGTAAACTCTGCTGACATGAGTCAGCCAGCTAACTTGGCAGAAATCATTGACAGTTTGACCGAAGCTGTGAACGATCCGGTCAATCGTGTTAAAAAATGATTTGGCAAGGTGATCCTGACAGAACCAAACAGGTTCTCTCAGTTCAATTGATTGTTGCGATGCTGGGCATACCAGTATTGGTATATCAATGGCATTGGTGGTACGCAATATACCTTGTGTTCTTTTACAGTTTTTTGTTGTTCATCTCACACCATGCAGGATTGCATAGATACTTCTCACACCGCAGTTACACAGTCACTCCGTTTTGGCATGCATTTTTGTGTGTGAGTTCTTGTTTGGCCTGTTTTGGGTCACCAGTTGGTTATTCCATCATCCACCGAGCCCATCATGTACACACAGACACTGCACAAGATCCACATGCTCCAGACATTGGAATTCTCAATGTGATACTGTTCAATTGGAACTTGTCCAATCTCAGCATGTGGGATGGCATTAGAGATCTAAGAGATCCTTGGATGAAGTTCACTCACAATTATTACGCATTGATTGTTTTGACGTTTGCATTGGTGCTATTGGCCATTGACCCCGTATTGTTTTTGTGCTATAGTATTGCTAATGCAGGAGCATTGTTGGCCATGGGTTTTGTGAACACCGTGTGTCACACTCACGGTTTGACCACCTATCAGAATCATGCCACAAAGGATACCAGTTCAAATAGCTATCTAGCCCTAGTCATTGGAGAATGGCACAACAATCATCATGCCAATCCACAACGGTGGAATCAACGTGAGCAGTGGTGGGAAGTTGACTATGCGGCACAATTTATTCGACTGATCAAAACATGAATAGAGTAGTTATTACAGGAGTGGGTTGCATTACTCCATTGGGCAATAGTTATGATCAAGTTGTTGCTGCCATGTATGCAGGAACATCAGGCATCATTTTTAGTGAAACTCTCCAGGCCAACACTGCCAAGGTTGGATTAGGACACAGCAACATCAATGATCAATTTGATCGTTATGATACTGCGGCCACAAGTTTGTTTGCTCGCGCCACCATGCTGGCATACCAACAAGCAAAAGCAGATGCAAAAACCAGTGTGGATGGTGTTTACATTGGTACAGGCGCAGGTGCTGCCTACGAAGTGAACAACACCATTCTTGAATTCCAGGATAAAGGTCGAGTGCGTCCAAACAGTTTGGTATCATCAATGAGCAGTGGCGCAGCCAGTTTTATTGCGTCAAAAGACAACATCACAGGTCCTGTGTTCACACACACAGCGGCATGTGCTTCCAGCAGTGTGTCTATTGGAGAAGCATACAAAGCCATCAAACATGGCGAGGTCAGCGTTATGGCAGCCGGCGGCGCCGAATTTTGCCTCAGTCCCATTTTAGTGGACCAATGGCGGGCCATGCGGGCCATGGGCACAAAGTCTGCACCATTCAGTGCCACACGAGATGGCATCATCTTGGGCGAAGGCAGTGTTGTTTATGTTCTAGAAAGTTTGGATCATGCGCTGGTTCGAAATGCTGTGATACATGCAGAAATTGTGGGATATGGTATCAGTTGTGGCAGCGAAACTCTAACCAAGCCCAGTGAACAAGGTCAGATCTCTGCCATGCAATCTGCACTGAATGGTATTGATCCAAGTCGTGTGACCTATATCAACGCACATGGCACAGGCACACCTGTTGGAGACTTGGTTGAATTAAGTAGTATACAAAAAGTATTTGGCAGTGGCGTTCCCATCAGTTCAACCAAGGCACTGCACGGGCACTTGTTGGGCAACTCTGGAGCCATGGAACTGCTGGCTTGTTTGGCTGTGCTAAAAACAAATCAAATTATTCCCAATTGGAATCTAACTGATCCTGATCCTGCAATTCCTGAAGGTGTGTACCTACCAACTGAGGTTGTTGAGCATGAACAAGATGTGTGTTTGAACAACAGCTTTGCATTTGGTGGTACCAATGTGGTGCTGGCATTGACAAAATTTTTAGCATGAAGAAAAAACGTCAATTAACTTATAGAGGAGAACTCCAAATGGATATGGCTACATGGGAAAAACAAGAAGTGGTGCGACTGCTCAAGGGAGCGCCAGGCACACAATATCAAGAGGCAGATGATGTCAACAAGGCCATCATCCGTGATTGGATCAAGAGCCTGCTACAAAAAAGTACCATCAAAGTGACCTTTGTCAAAGCAGATGGCACCGATCGCGAAATGCTTTGCACACTCAACTGGGATTTCATTCCCTCAGCTGCAATAACTCCAGTATTACCAGTGGATGGTATTGTTAAAGAAAGCAAAAAACCGCGCAAGGAACCTGATCCACATAGCCTTCGTGTGTTTGACCTAGAAAAACAAGAATGGCGCAGTTTCCGTTTTGATCGACTGAAGAAGATCACTGCGGAATTGAAATTCGAATAAGTAAACACTTATATGGCCAAACAAGAAGAAACAATCAGTATGGAAGGAACAGTAGAGGAGATTTTGCCTGCCGCTATGTTTCGCATCAGATTAGATAGCATAGATAATGTGGTGATTGGATACCTGTCAGGGCGTATGCGGACCAACAACATCAAAGTTCTTCTTGGCGATCGAGTAGAAATTGTATTCAGCCCATACGATCTATCACGAGGTCGTATCACAAGACGCAAATGATAGTTTCAAAAACCAACACAATACCAACTGTAGATGGATTGATCTTGTTGGATTGTTGGGAGCCTGCAGGCGGGCAATTTTTTAAAGACTATTTTTATGCAAATCTCATACATCAGTTGCGAGAATACAATTTCAAATGTATAGTCAACAGCCTAACACACAATCGATTTGACTGGAACGATCGGAGTCTGCGTAACACTTTTCAGCGGTACTGTTGGACTTACAATAATGATCTACGAAACAATCCAACAGAAACACCAACAGACGCAGATCTTTGGGTTGCATTAAATATCTTAAAAAGTTCAGGACAACATGAGCAAACATCACATCTTGTGCAACGATATTTGTTAGACAACGAACAAAGTATTTTTTTTAACAATGATGTTGATTTTTTACATCACACTTCCTTGTTACCGGAGCCTTGTAGACATTGGATAGTGGCCGGGCACAGTTGGCAGATGTGTACTCACAATCATGGCCTGGGGCTTGAAAGATTAGCAAACATAAGTTATTTTACTGGAATGAATTTTTACGCAACAGAATATAGTTTTTGCAAACTGCATGGTGGCACAGCCATGCGAGAAGACTTTGAAGCAGACTCAATGTCATGGGAATTTGTCAAAGGTCTAGGTTATCGATTAATGCCAACAAAGAGGGAACAATAATGTCAGTAAAAGAAAGCATACAATATCTTACCGATCAAAAAAACGGTCCAAGCTACATAGTTCGCAAATATGGAACCGGCTGGCTTGAAACCATGCCTGATCTCAAAATGTATTATTTGACTGGGATTCCCCAGGCGTTTTATGATTCATATGTAGAAACTTGTTTCAACAGTGTGGTCAAAACTGCAATAGAGTCTGATGATGCTGATGCGTCAAGAAAAATTAGCAAAATAAACGACATGACATACAAGTACCGCCGAGAAAAGTTTTTCTTTCCTCCATTTGTGATGTGTGACACCGGCGATGTTACTGTGGGCAACAATCGACTGGCAGCGTTGATCTTGAATGGATTGCCAGCTGAAAATATTCCAGTAATTGTGTACGGTACTCCTAAATCAAATTTTACGCAATGGGGACCTGGTACGTTGATCGAGTCAACTGAACATTTTGAACAGATGTTGGGACTAGACAATGTTGACCATGGAATAGAAATGCATTTTGATGATGTGGCTCAACAAATGCGCCTGGACCGTACAATTGTTCGTCATACCAAATACGATCCAGAATACATTCCTCAGTTTTTACAAACACAGTTGGCCACGGGCATGCAAATACAAACCTGGTGGCGTCGTTTTTGTAAAGACTGGACTGAACAAAAACCCACACCCATCACCATCGAAGTGCATTGCACTGAAGAAACTGTGCCATTGATTAGATACAATCCAGAAGTTTGGAAAGTAAATTTTGTGCATCGAAAACCACAAGAGTGGAGTTTTAGTTATGGCATGTTGTTGGGGCAGTGGAACAGAGATTCAGTTAGATTGAAAAACGAACCTGTACAAGCATGGGTCTACAACATTGAAGAACCACTGGATTTAGAAAAACTAGTACCTTGGGTGGACCCACAAAAAAGTTGTTATAAAACCCCTAACGAAAAACTGGTGTTTTTTTACACTGGCGAAATAACTGAGATTGCAGAAATTGCCGACATTGCAAAATAAATAAGTTTATGGAAATTCGCAATCACATCAATCTTGTAGAAGCAAGCACACGTCCGGCAAAACTGGAAACCACTCCTTTGCCCTACGGCATCAAGGATCTTGAGCCTGTGATGAGCCGAGCCACAATAGACTATCACTTTGACCACTTGGCCAAAGGCTATGCAAAGCGTTACAACGCAGGAGAAGGCAATGCGGATTTTAATCGTGCTGGCAGTTTTTTACACAATAAGTTCTTCCCTCAGCTTAGGGCTCCTAAAGCTACCAACCGTCCCCGCGGCGCAGTACTCGCGTTGATAGAAGAAAAATTTAAAACTTGGGAAGACTTCAAGGAGCAGTTCAAAGAAACTGCCATGAAGATCCAAGGATCAGGTTGGGTGTATTTGAGTACTGGTGGTGACATCAAGACCATCGCCAATCATGCTGTACGCACAGACATCTGCTGTTTGGTAGACTGGTGGGAACATGCATGGGCGTTAGATTATCAAGCGGACAAAGAAGGTTATCTCAACAACGTGTGGAAGATAATCAACTGGGACGTTTGCAACGAAAGACTATAATGAATTTAGAAACTGGTGCTGTGTCAAAATTACGCGAACTGATTGCTGAAGAAAATAACCCTAATCTCATGCTCAGAGTGTTTGTGCAGGGCGGCGGCTGTTCAGGATTCAGTTATGGATTCACATTTGAAGAAACCAAAAACGAAGATGATTTTGACTTTGCATATGATGAAGTCAAGGTAGTTGTGGATGCTATGAGCATGCAATATCTCAACGGCGCATCAATTGACTACAAAGAAGATTTGATGAGTGCCAGTTTTGTAATCAACAATCCACAGGCTTCTTCAACCTGTGGTTGTGGATCTAGCTTTGCAGTTTAGATCGATTTTTTGGGTTTGATGCCCAAGCCTTATACTGCAACAGAATTGAACTGTTTTTGGCCCACACAGGAACACCACCATCACCTTGCAGTATGTAAAGAAATAATGGGACGTTGGGTATAATTTCATTATACTGAGCTGCGTTCTTGGTCACCTGTTCAAACACCTTGTCTTTTGTGCTGTCATCAAGCGCATGAAATTTCTGTGTAAGTTCTTGTATGGTAAACATATTATTCCTTGTAATCAATAGTACTGGTCTTTTTAATTTTCTTTACAATATAACCAATGGCTTTGTTAACTGCAAGACCCACAGTCACACATGCCCATCCTCCAATGCTGAATGGAATGTTGTGCCCAGCACGTCGAGCAATTTCTTTAGAGAATGCGCCACCGATGACTCGTGCTAGTGATATGGCCAACTGCTGACTCAATCGTTGTTGTTCATCAGCGGTTTTCCAGAATAACAATTTAGGCAACATGGGTCGACCTTGCCCTTTGACATATTGTACAAGTACATCAGCCCAGGCTCTGTAGCCACGATAAGACACAAAATCATTTTGATACAACCATAAACCATAGGCTTGGTCGTATTCAAATATTTCTTTTTCCATGTAGCCAAGTTCGTACAGTGCTGTACAGATCACTTTGCCACCACCACCTCCTCCACCACCGTCCCAACCGCCATACCCATCTCCGCCGCCACTTGGTGGAGGAGGTGGTGGTAATTCTTCAAAATCTGCTGGCAATGGATTTGTTCCAAGGCCAAGATAATTTGCAAACACCGGACTGGTTGATGCAATTGTTGGTACCCATTCGCCGTTTATTTTTATAAATTTTTTCTTAGCCAAGCGCCATAGTCCAGTATATTTTACAAAAGTTTTGGTCACTGGATTCCATGTGCCAGCAGTTTTTACATGTATGTCCGGCACTTCAAACACAAATACCGCATAGCCGTTTCTGCCATTTCCTTCAAGATTGCCAACAACGGCTTGAGACTGTCCACCTAATGCAACACCTGCTCGATAATAAATGTTGGTTGTGCCACCAGGAGTTCTACCCGAAGGATTTTGCACTTCAATTCCAGTGCTGCCACCAAATGATCCTGATGTGCCGCCGTCGCCGCCTGCACCTGGGGATGCACCACCACGGCCACCTGTGATGCCGCCACCGCCTCCGCCGCAGCCACCGCCATTATAATACACTCTGCTGGTGCCATTTTGACCAGCAAAAAATCCTGCGGCATTCTGACCGCGTGCGCCCGGAGCACTAGCACCTGCACTGGTGATACCACCAGCTCCGCCTCCGCCTCCGCCACCGGCTGCACCAATTATCACATCATTCTTTAAAATTATTGTAGCGCCGCCGCCACCCCCGGCTCCGCCACCACCTGCTATTCCATCACCGCCCCGGGCACCGGCATAATTAACACCAGATCCAATAACTAATGCAACGGCGCCTCGTTTGCCGGTAGCAGCAGTTGACACTATTCTAATAGTTCTATTGCCAGCTGTAACAATAACTCCCACAGTCCAGGGAATTTGTGGATCATAACTGAATGCCGCAAATTCACCATCTACATAAAAATCTGCTCGTCCATTAGAGCATATGGTAAATTGATAGTTGCCAGTCGACGGAAATGCCACGGTATATGTTCTGTCAAACACTGATGCCGAAGGCGGGTCTACCCAAACTCCGTAATTGTTTAAAAATGTGCAGTAGGTCGGACTGAATTCACGATAAACAGGTGGGGAGGCAGTGTTAGTAACAGTGTTAAAAAGACTCGATGTAAGTAAACCAGCACCAGCTTCGCCGCCTGGTGTTATTCCAGAGGCCAATGCAGTGACGCCGCCGGCACCACCACCTTGTCCTACTGCAACATCAAGTATGTCACCTTCGTTGATGGTAAAATTAACCTGTGCATACGCACCGCCGCCGCCGGTGCCGCCTACTGCTGCGCCACTTGTGTACGTGGTATAATCAAAATCGTAAACTTTCACAAAATACGGAGACTGTACTCCATTTTGTGTGTATATTGTTACGCCTTGAAACGTTGTTGGGTTAGCCAGGATTGTGGGTGGTGGATTATTAAGTCTGGCTGGATTTGGTGCAGGTGGCGGTGGCGGAACTGGAGAACCATAAACTATAATTCCATTTATTACCACAACCCATGCTATTGGGTAATAGGTTTCTGGTCCTTCGTTAAAAACGTTATAACCAAGTTCATAATAACCAGATTTATTTGGTATCAGTGGACCAAACCAAGGATCCTGCTGAATATCGCCTTGATAACTGGTTGTAAATGACCCAGTTGGCGCCCTAGCGCCGCCTGCACCACCACCGCCCCACAAGTATGCAGTCACAGGCACAGCGTTGCCATGCACCCAGGTCAATCTCTGGACAAACCCAGTGTACCCTGCTTCTCTTATTACTTCTGCCATATATTAAATTTGATACCAAACGTCGCCGTCATTACCACCAGTTGGAAGATCAAACGAAATGTATCTTACACCATAGCCATTGCTGTTTGTTGCAATACTGAGTGTGAGATCAGATGCCAAGTTGCCGCCTCCAGCCAGCCCATTGCCTGTATTGATAGCTCTAGTTAATGGAGGAACCCCTAGACTTGTTCTTGCGGCTGCTGCTGTGGCTCCATTTGTTCCACCAGATTCGATAGGTATTGGTGCAGTCAATGTAGTTATGTAGCCGCCAGTGATGGCCACACTATTGGCATTTTGAGTGGCCATTGTCCCTACTGTAGTAGTAGCGCCAGACTCTAACTGCAATGCAGTTCTTGCACCGGCCGCAGTGGTGGCACCTGTACCACCATTTAGAAGAGACAGTGGGAAATCAGGAATGCCAAGAGCTGCTCTAGCATTGCCTGCTGTGGACGCTCCGGTACCGCCATTGGGAATTGTCAATGGAGTGATACCAGTAATAGAACCGCCTTCAATAGTTACTGCATTGGCATTTTGAGTGGCCATGGTGCCTACGTTTGTGGTAGCACCAGTTTCCAATCCCAAATTACTTCTAGCGCCGGCCGAGTCTGATGCACCGGTGCCACCTTGTGCAATTGACAACGGAGTGATGCCTGTGATGGTACCGCCAGTGATGGTGATGTTTGACGAATTTTGAGTGGCCATGGTACCAAGGCCCAAATTGGTTCTGGCTTGCACCTCAGTGGTTGCGCCAGTTCCGCCAGATACAATTGCAATAGCACTGATACCGCTTATTTGACCACCAGTAATAGTGACATTGTCAGAAGCCTGTGTGGCCATGCTGTTAAGACCCAGATTAATTCGAGCATTAACATTACTGGTTGCACCAGTTCCGCCGCTGGCAATAGGCAATGGTGTTGCTAAACTTTGTATGGTTACACCTTCAATTGCACCACCAGTGATTGCAACTGCATTGGACTGCTGAATAGCAATAGTACCAAGTCCAAGATTGTCTCTAGCAGAAACAACGTCGAATCCCCCAGTACCACCTGCACTTATGGCCAATGGAGTGATGCCTGTAATTGTACCACCTGTGATGTTTACAGCAGTGGAATTTTGTGTGGATATTGTTCCTAGTCCCAAATTGGTTCTGGCGCCAGCTGCGGTACTTGCCCCAGTGCCGCCATCGGCCACTGCCAAGTCAATAATGCCAGTTATCTCGCCACCTGAAATTGCAACTGCGTTGGCATCTTGTTGTGATACTGATCCAAGTCCTAAACTGGATCTAGCTGTGGCAGCAGTGTTTCCGCCGGTGCCGCCATCAATAATAGCCAGTGGAGTGATACCTGTTATTGTTCCACCAGTGATTGCAATAGCGTTGGCATTTTGCTGACTGGCTGTTCCCAAGTTACCAGTTACACTGTAAACAAACCCAGTGGTGGCCAATTGAGTGTTGGCTGTGCCTACCACTGCGGTTGGTGCTGTGGGCACTCCCAAAAATGCTGGACTTACTTTTTCGCCTTGAACAAAAGCAGTAGTGGCCAACTGCGAAGTGTTGGTTCCAGCGGCTGCGGTAGGCGCAGTGGGAATCCCAACCAACGCTGGACTGTCTTTTTGATTTTGCACAAACTCAGTGGTAGCCAATTGAGTGTTGTTAGACACATTTGCTGGTGTTGGTGCAGTGGGTATGCCTGCAAAGGCTGGTCCAGCAGTTACAAATGCTGTGGTTGCAATCTGTGTGGTTGCTGTACCCGATGAGGCAGTGGGTGCTGTGGGCACACCACTCAATTGTGGACTGTTGGAAACAAATGCTGTGGTTGCAATCTGTGTGGTTGCTGTGCCAGCCGCAGCAGTAGGAGCAGTGGGCACGCCACTTAATTGTGGACTGTTGGAAACAAATGCAGTGGTTGCTAATTGTGTGTTGGCTGTGCCGGCAGCGGCTGTGGGTGCTGTGGGAACTCCAGTAAAAGCAGGACTGATTTTTTGAGCTTGCACATAATCTTGGCTGGCCAATGCAGTGAAAGTATTGCCAGAACTGTATACAGAAATAACATCAGTACTGGAATTGTACCAAAGTTGTCCTAAAATTGGTTGCAATGGTCCAGTATCATTGGCAAAGTTTTCCAACAAAAACACATAGTTTTCGTTTTCTGCCGTGCCATAACTAGACACAGCACGACCTACTAGATTCAAACTAGTGCTAGTGGTGTTAATAGTGCCGTCTGGGACCACAGCAATTGTTTGTCCTCTGCTGTTATTGATGATATATGACATTGTTTACTCCGAGCTGGTGTATTTAGCGGTGCACAGAGTTTTGGTAAATAGCTTACTAGGACTGGATTATGGCACAACAATTTATTGATACTGGCAATACTGCCAACGACGGCACCGGATCACCACTGAGAACAGCGTTCACAATTGTCAATGACAATTTTACAGAACTCTACAATATTGGTGGTATTTCGGGCATTGCTAACGGTACTTCAAACATTCAAATTGTTGAAAATTCAACAGTTAGTGTGAGTGCAGCCAACGTTGCAAACGTGCTGGTTGTTTCGGGCACAGGTGCCACAGTAAAAGGCACATTATTAGCAAACTCAGCAATCAGTGCCACTGGCAACATCAGCGCCGGCGGATTTTATATTGGTAACGGCAGTCAACTTACTGGTGTGGTTAGCCAGGCCAATGCAGCATTATTGACTGGAAATGTACTCAGTGCCAACGTAACTTCGGCCAGTTTTACCACAGTTGGCACACTGGCCAATCTCACTGCTACTGGAAATGTGGTTGGCGGGAACCTAACCACAGCTGGAGTAGTTTCTTCATCTGGCAATATTATTTCACAAAACATAAACACTGGTATTGTGAATGCATCTGGCAATTTAATAGGTGACAGTGCAATTTTGTCAGGTAGTGTGTTGGCCACTGGCACAATCAGTGCCGCAGGCAACGTTACAGGTGCATACGTCATTGGTAACGGCAGTCAATTAACAGGCATCAGCGTTAGTTCAAATGCTGCGTTGCTTACAGGAACCACACTCAGTGCTAACGTGATCAACTCAAGTTTGACCACGCTTGGTGATTTAAATTCATTGGTGGTAAGCAATGCGCTTGGTGGATCAGGAAATATTACCAGTAACAACTTGTCAACCAGTGCAACTGTATCAGCAACAGGTAACATCATTGGCGCCAACTTTGTTACTGTTGGATTGATATCTGTTGGTGGCACAATCACTGCCAGCGGAGACATAACTGGCGCCAATATAGTTGCCAATGCCAACGTAACTGGCAACAACATCAGCTCAACCAACAACATCACCAGCACTATTATATCCGCAAGTGGCAACGTCACAGGCGGTAATTTAAGAACAGCTGGTCAAGTTAGTGCCACAGGCGACGTCACTGGTAACAACATAATTGGGTTGGGATCTGCAAACATTGTGAACAGTGTGGTGGTAGGATCCACGTTGAGTGCAGTGAGCAATATCACTGGTGGCAACTTGCTTACTGGTGGAACTGTAACAGCAAGCGGTAACATAACTGCTCCAAATTTCATTGGCAATGTGGTTGGTAACATATCTGGAAATCTTTCAGTTGCTGGATCAAACACACAAGTTCTTTTTAATGATAATGGTTTGGCCAACGCCAGTGCTGGAATGACTTTTGACAAGACTTCCAATGTGTTTACCATAAGTGGTAACATAATTGGCGGCAATATTTCTACCGCAGGCAATGTAAATGGTGCCAATGTTGTGACTTCGGCGGGTCTTATTGTGGGCGGTGACGCAGTAATTGCTGGTAACCTAACTGTGTCAGGCGACACAGAATATACCAATGTTACCACTCTAGCAGTTGAGGATCCAATCATTGGTATTGGTAGAGCTGCAAACAATCAACCATTGGTAACCAATGATGGTAAGGACCGTGGTGAACAACTTTGGTATTTTACCACAGCTGAAAGATCAGCATTTATTGGTTACGACAATTCTGCAGACAAATTGATTGCCGCAGTTCAAGTTACTATTGCCAGTGAAGTTGTTACTGTCAACAACTATGGAAATTTAGTTGTGGGCAACATTGACGCACAGGGCACAGTCAGCGCCACAGGTGATGTGCAAGCTGCTGGCGCTATTTCTGGCACAGGCAACGTAACTGGAGGAAACATACGAACTGCTGGGTTGATCACGGCTACCGGTAACATCATTGGCGGAAATATTTCTGCTACAAATCACACTGGCACAACTGTCAGCGTGACAGCCAATGTGATTGGTGGAAACTTAACCACAGGTGGACTAATCACATCCACAGGTAACGTCACCGGCGGCAACATAAACACCGGCGGGGTAGTATCAAGTACAGGCAACGTGATTGGTGGCAACATTGTTACAGGTGGTAGCATGTATTCATCTGGCGTGTTTAGCTCTACAGGCAACGTGATTGGTGGTAATGTAACCACTGTGGGATTGGTCACTGCTACTGGAAACATTACTTCAGCTGCAAACATCAGTGGTGGCAATTACACCGCTACTGGTCAGATTTCTGCTGCTGCCAATGTTATTGCACCGTTGTTTGTGGGTAATATTATAGCTACTACCGTCACAGGTAATTTGACAGCACCTGGCGGTAATACGTTTGTGCTGTTCAATGACAACAACACAGCCAATGCCACATCTGGATTGCAATTTAATAAAATAACCAATAATTTGCTAGTGACTGGCAACATCAATGGTGCCAATATTGTCACCGGCGGTAGTGTTTCAGCATCTGGCAACTTGTCAGCGTTAGGAAATGTGATTGCCAATAATGTTTCAGCAACCCAGGTCAGCGGATTACTAACTACATCAATACAGACCAACATCACACAATTAGGCACATTGGCCAATTTATCCGTTACTGGTAATGTCACTGGTGGCGGATTTGTTACCACAGGCGCTACTGGTAATATCACCGGCGCCAATGTAATCAGTGGTACTACTATTTCAGCCTCTGCTAACGTAGTGGCAGCTCTATTCATTGGCTCAGGCGCTGGCTTGTCTTTCATTCCTGGTGCTAATGTTACTGGATCAGTAGCCAATGCTATTTTTGCAGCCAGTGCGTCATCTGCTACCACTGCTACTTCTGCTACTTCTGCTACCACTGCTGGTACAGTGACCACTGCGGCACAACCCAATATTACTTCTGTAGGAACACTGACTAGCCTAAGTGTCACAGGTGAGACAAGTGCTGGGAATGTCACCGGTGGAAATGTACAGGCCACATCCAGAATGATTATACCCGTTGCGTCTAGCGATCCAGCAAGCCCTGTTACAGGCCAACTTTATTACAGTACCAGCTTTGGCGCTTTGAGATTATGGACCGGGTCTGCTTGGGACCAAATAGCTTAAGAAATAACATATGGCACAACCAACTTGGATCACTCCAGCAGGCGACCTAGGGGTCATACCCGAAGGTGTATTTTACCAGCAGTCCATGCGGGCAACCACACCACCAGTGGGCGACCCAATAACTTGTACTACTACCACAGCTACTACCAATCTCATAACTTGCGACAGCACCACTGGTATGATAGTTGGTCAGGTTATTGTTTTTAATGGTACTAGTTTTGGTGGGTTGACGCAACTGGCACAATACTATGTTTTTACAATCAACAGCGCAACACAATTTTCTGTTGCAACCACTGCCACTGCCACCACTGCTGTAGCATTGACCACTGCTACTGGCTTGCTGGTAGCCAGACTGTACAAACCATTGTACTACAGAATGATTGCTGGCACACTGCCAGCAGGTGTTCAATGCAGTGCCACTGGATTGATTGCTGGAGTTCCGCAGGCTGTTGCCAGCTTACAAGGTGTTCCTACAGAAGTCAACGAGGATGTTACCAGTAAATTTACGCTAAGAGCATATACAGAAAAAATGGTAAACGGCATCGAAGTTCCTGACCGTATTGCAGATCGAACGTTTGAAATTACTGTGAGTGGCAATGATATTCCAGAGTTTGTGACTCCTGCTGGTGCGTTTGCAGACAATAATACTGCGAGCTTTATTGGCAGCATTTCAGGAACCACACTAAACGTTACTTCATTGGTGTCTGGAACTGTGCAACTGGGCATGAGTCTCAAAGGGCCTGGCATCGAAGTAGGTACCACTATCATTGGGCTAATCAACGGTGTGGGCGGAACTGGTACCTACGCAGTTAGTATCAGCCAGTCAATGACCAGCACTCCAATCAACGGTGTGGTTGGTGAATACTATGATGGCGATAGAGTTGAATTGCAAATTGAATACACCACTACTGATAACAATGAGGCTGTGATAATTAGAAAAATTGCTGGTGAGTTGCCGCCAGGATTGCGACTGAGCACCAGTGGATTGATTTCAGGATATATTGCACCTGCACCCAACGAAGACGAAACTCCAGGATACGACCTCACACCTATAGCCACAGTACCTTTTGACTTTATCAGTGCAGCAGTGAGTCGTAACTATCAATTTACATTGGAAATCACTGATGGTAAAACCAGCAACATAAGAACATTCACTATATTTGTTTACAATCGTGAAGACCTTGTGGCTGATGACACATACATTACTGCTGACTCGGTGTTTGTTACTGCTGATGAAACTCCCGAACGTGCTCCGTTCTTGTTGAATTATGATCCTAGCGATCTTGGCATTGCTCGAGGAGACAATTACTATGCATACAGATTCATTGGACAAGACTACGACAAAGACGAACTTGACTACGTCATTTCGGTCAATCAAGGGTTTGGACTACCACCAGGATTGACATTGGATCCAAACTCAGGATGGTATTATGGCTTTATTCCTGATCAAGGTGTTACAGAAGTAACCTACAGTTTTAATATTCAGGTACGGGCAAAAAGTGTAATTTGCACAGCAACCACAGCTGGCACAAACATAATAACTTGCAACAGTACTGCAAGAGCAGATTTTTATATTGGTGCCGAAGTGGTTTTTGAAGGAACCAGTTTTGGCGGAATCACTGCTGGCACCACATATTATGTTGTGGCCATTCCAACCACTACCACTTTCCAAATTGCTACCAGCATTGTTGGATCGCCCATTACGCTGTCAACTGCCACTGGCGAACTTAAAGGCGTGCCAGTTGACATTCCACAAAGTCAGTTATATCCATTTACACTCACTATCTCAGGAGCAGTTGATGCCGAAGTTACCTGGCTCACTCCAAGCGATCTTGGATCAATAGAAAATGGATCAACCAGCTTGCTCAAAGTTGAAGCTGTGAATCGTGGTGGCGTAGAACTACTGTACAGACTCAAGAGTGGCGCATTCAATGAGTTGCCACAAGGTCTAGTATTGCTGCCGTCAGGAGAAATAGCAGGCCGTGTTACATTTAATACGTTTGCTATTGACTTAGGAGAAACCACATTTGATCGCAGCCAAAGCACCATATCAGGCACTCAAGAAACCACTTGGGACAGCTCGTTTACATTCACAGTAAATGCCTATGCTGAAGACACTGAACAAATTATATACAAAGTCAGTGAAGTTATTGTCAACAGCGGCGGCATTGGTTACAGTTCGCCAACTATAGAATTTAGTACTCCAATTGGTGCCACTGCGGTTCAAGCAGAAGGTACACTGACTGCAAGCGCAGGAGCAATTACTGCTGTGACAATTACTGAACAAGGTGCTGGATATACTAGCCCAGCAACATTCACAATAACAGGTGCAGGATCAGGAGCAAACCTCTCAGTAGTCATGGCACCCACTGGCACAAGAGACGTGATTTCTGTGTTTAAAACATTCACAGTTCGAGTGATAAGAGAGTACAACAAACCCTACCAAAATCTCTTTGTGTTGGCTATGCCTCCACAGAATGATCGTGCGTTACTCAGACAACTGCTGACCAATACAGATATTTTTGTTCCTGACTATATATTTCGCCCAGACGATCCTAACTTTGGACTTAGCACTCGTGTGAAATACGAACATGCATTTGGACTTGCTCCTGACAGTTTTTCAACTTATGTGGAAAGTCTGTATTTAAATCACTATTGGAAAAATCTAGTGCTTGGTGAAATTTCTACTGCACAAGCAGTTGATCCAGTCACTGGTGAAGTTGTATACGAAGTGGTTTACAGCAAAATTATTGACAATCTAGTGAATGCCAGTGGACAAAGTGTTAACAAGATAGTAACACTGCCGTATGCTATTATAGATCCCTTAGATGGCAGCACACAATTGACATCAGTGTATCCCAACAGTTTGATCAACATGAGAGATCAAGTGATTGATGTTGTGGGGCAAATTTCTACCAAACTACCACTGTGGATGACTTCCAAACAATCCAATGGTCGTGTGTTGGGATTTACACCTGCCTGGGTGATCTGTTATGCCAAACCAAATCGCAGCAAACAAATTGCATATTACCTTGAAGAATACTTTGGCAATCAACTGAACAAAATTGATTTCAAAGTTGATCGATATGAGCTTGATGCAACACTAAGCCGTAACTGGGACACTACCACACAAGACTGGACTCCGCAACCAAATCTTACCACGTTTGATCGTGTGAACACCACTGGATTTACTGATCTTGGTCTAGTGAACGGCGCAACTGAACTGGCATTTGCAGATGTTAACGGTCGCACCTTGGCCGAAATCAACGCCCTAGGTGGTATAGATGGTACTACCGAAGTCATAATTGGCAGCTTCCCTGCGCCTGATGCTGAGGTGTATTTGGAAGATGGCAGCATAATAATATTTGTCAAACAAGAAGGCTACAGTGGATCACCTGGCAGCAACTACAGTGATCTCAACCAGGCTTGGTCCAACAACATTGACAGTTTTGACGAAGAAGGGTTTGACAGCGCCGCAAGCTCAGCTGTGGCCATTCCAGGAACTTATGACTATGGTCCATTGGTAAATGAAGGATATGCACAAACCTGCACAGCCACAACTGCCTCCACAAACGTAATTACTTGCGACAGTACACTAGGCATGACAGTTGGAGACAAAGTGTGGTTCACTGGCACCACGTTTGGTGGCATTGACAATGAAAATAGCAATGCACAAACAGAGGTATACTATGTAAGAACTGTGAGCAACGTTACCGCTAGTGCTACTTTAACAGGGTCAAATCGAATCACTGTGTCTAGCAGTACTCCGTTTGCAATAGGTGATGAAGTTTGGTTCAGCGGCACAGTTTTTGGAAATATTTCTCGATACGCCGCCACTGGACTGCCCAAACCCTATTATGTGGTTGACGTTCCTACAGCAACCACAATTGTAGTCAGTGAAACTCTAGGCGGATCAGCATTGGGATTGAGTTCAGCTTCGGGATCTATGACTGTTTATTATGGAGCGTTTACAGTTACAGCCACAGCAGGATCCAGTACTGCTGTGACGTTGAGCACAGCGGCAGGCACCATGACTGCAAATTATGGCAATGACCGTATGAGCATGTACACTGTGAATCTTGAAAATACCGGCGGAGATATAATTTGTACAGCAACCACCAGCATTGGAAATTGGATTACCACTGGTAGCATTGGGTTGCTTGGTATAAATTATCAAATTTATTTTACCGGAACGTTGATTGGCGGCATCAGCAGTGATCAACTGTATTACATTGTGTCAATAGACGCAAGCAACAATCGATTTGCAATTAGCAATGTTCAAGGTGGGCCCACAGTAAATTTGGTTACTGCTACCGGAGTCATGAATGCCGAAGCCATAAACTACATTGTAAACCTAACAGAATACACGCAAACTGTGACCAATGATTATGTGACCACCACGCAAGGGCAAAAATACACTGGTGGCACATACCTCTATAGACCTGGCAATGCACCGCAGGATCTAATCTATGTAAAATGGCTGCCTTTGATCACTGCTACCACTGTGGTTAGCACAGAAACAATATTTGATCAAGGTAGTTTGCAATTTATCGAACCAGTGGATATGTACGATCCGTCAGACCGCTCAGATAAATATCTCGTATTTCCCAAAGCCAATATTTTGGCTTAACAAGGACAAAAAATGGCAAGTAATATTAACCCAAACAACATTGACGGATCATATCCTGTAGCTGGACAAGACAACAACAGTCAAGGATTCCGCGATAACTTTACCAACACCAAGCAGAATTTCCAGTATGCTGAAGACGAACTTAACGATCTCCAAGCCAAAGCAATTCTTAAAGCAGCCTTAACTGGACAAACCCTGGACAACAATATGGGTGGCAATCTGTTGTATGCTGCCCTGATAAAAGACTTTGCAGCCACTAAAGTAGCTATAACTGGTACTTCGGGTGCTCTCACTGTTAATTACGCAACAGGACATTATCAAACTATATCTACCACTGGCAGCATCAGTTTATCATTCCAAAATTTTCCAATATCGGGCGAGTATGGATACATGCGTATACAGTTTAATATCACCAACATTGCACACACTCTCACACTGCCGGCTGCGGTGAGTTTGGGGCTGAGTGGTATTCAAGGCATCAGCCCTGGCACATCTGGAGTGAGCAATACCATTACATTTGGTGCCACAGGTTATTATGAGTTTGCATTTAGCACATCTGATGGCGGCAGTACCATCACACTGTTTGACTTGAACCGTGCGCTGACCAACTTTACCAGTGCTGACATCAACACTGATGACATTACTGCTACAGGTAATATTACCGCAACTGGCGCAGGCAAAGTTGCTGCTTTTACCACAGTAACTTCTACTGGTAATATCACTGCTACTGGCAACACAGCAGGTGGCAACTTGATCACAGGCGGCCGAGTAGTTTCTACTGGCAACGTAGTTGGTGGCAACTTGACCACTGGTGGATTGATCACTGCCACAGGCAATATCAGTGGCCTAAACATCAACGGTTACATGTATCCCAGCGCCGGCACAACATCAGCGGCAGCATTGGATTTTACAGCTGGATCATTGCTGACCACTCCAATAGCCGGTGCATTTGAATATGACGGCACAGTGTTTTACGCAACACCAGTAGCCAGCCAGCGCGGGCAGTTGCAAAGTCAATTTTTACGAGTGCAAGTGTCCAACAACACGTTGACTGACACCACATCAGCACAAGCAGTATTTTCATCTCCAAGTGCAGTGAGTCTTGCTGCGTCAACCACATACGAATTTGAAGCGGTGTATTATATCACTCGAGCAGCTGGTACTACCAGTCATACCACATCCGTGTTGTTCAATGCATCCAGTGCGTTGACCAGTATTACATACACTGCAGATGTTACCACATCCACAGGTGTTGCATTGACTGCTGTCAGCAGAATCTACGGCACATCAACCACAGCATTGGTGGTAACTGGAGCATCAACGTCGGCCACTGAGAACCTTGTGATCACTCTCAAAGGCATTATGAAAACCAATGCTGCCACAGCAATCACACCACAGTTCCTATATTCGGCGGCACCCGGCGGCGCACCAACTGTGTTGCCAAACAGTTACATCAAATTGATTCCATTAGGCAATAGTTCGATGATATCTGTGGGCAACTGGGCTTGACCTTGATGGTAATGCATGTTATAATGCATTATGGAACATCCACTAATCGGTGACATATCACATTTGACTCAAGAACAACTGAGTCAAACCGTGAGCGATTTACAAAAAAAATTGGGCATGGCACAAAGAACTGGTAACGGGCATGTTGCCGATCAGATACGCATGGCCCTTGAAACATACTACAATGCATATCAGGCCCGCCTGGCAGAAAGCTATAAAAAAGCAGCCGGCGATAACGACTTTTCAGACAAAATTAATATCGGATGAATGTACGACTACAATATGATCTAGAGTTCTTGGCAGGCATCTACTACGAAGACCAGTTGCAACTTAACAGTTATTCAGTTAGTGTGAGTTTGCTAACTCAAACTGAAGATGCTGCCAGCAGTAACATTGCATTAGAAAGACTCAAATGCTTTGTGTATCACGACTTGGCCAATACTGTGTTCTTTGGTCCGTCAGATCATGACAAAGCAGAAATGTTTCAAATGCTAGGTACCAATGTCACCACCCTGCCTGAAGCACCAGTTGACCAGATTGTTGGCATGATGTTATACTGCAAACTCAATGCTATCATGGAAGGCCGAATGACTGTGACCAGTTTGGATATCTCTAGTGTGCTGGGTGATTCTGTTTGGTACTCGCATGACGACGAAGACAATCTTGGTGTGTTTGCACACTGGCCAGTGGCAGAAGATGCTTGGTGGCACAATCCTTCTGTTCAACACCATACCTTGGAAACAGAATCAACGCCCGACAATGTGGTCAAAGTCACACCAAATGTTTGGCACGAATATGGCCTCATGTGGCCAGAAGATCGCATTGAACCCACTGGTAATACTGTAATCTATCCCAACTTTCGCAAGCATGAAGCAAAATAATCACGGTGAACTGATATTCAACGAAGCAGACCTAGTTGACCTAGTCATGCGTGGGTTTGACCCGTCGGGCTTTGACGGCATGATAGTGGACTCGTCAGTGGACCTGGAAACAGCCGCACTCATGTTGGACAATGTGCCCAAGTTAATTGCCTACAATGACTTGATGGACATCATGCCCACAGAGGAATATGACCGAGAGTGCCAAAGCCGGTGGTACATGAGTGATCAATATCAGCAAATGGACATAGCAGAACATGTGCTGAGTCTATGCACTACAGATGCTGAACTACAACGATGTGGTGAAGAACTGTTGTTGTTTCAAGAACGCGACTTGTTTAATCTCTTGCGTTATCTCAAATACCTTGTGGATGTAATGACACAAAACAATTTGATTTGGGGCGTGGGCCGGGGATCTAGTACAGCCAGTTTTGTGCTGTACAAATTGGGTGTGCATCAAATCAACAGTTTATACTATGAATTAGATCCTGCGGAGTTTTTGCGTTAAATATTGTTTTAGGAGATAATCATGACAAAAAGTTTATATAAAACAGCTCAAGGAAAATCAATTGACATGGGCGCATTGCGTCTGCAAAACGAAAAAGTTCGTGCAGTGGGCAATATGAAAGTCAACGCAAGAGGCGATGTAGTTGACGATCGCGGCGGTGTGGTTAACAGCAAGACAGCACAAGTCAATCGACAGTACAACCGGACACACAAGAAATCACCATGAAACTAGCATATTCCGCACATCAATTAAACAAGAATCAAATCCATCCACTGAATGATTCAGTGATTGTGACTGACATGACCTTTGACGAACGTTTTACCACAGGTGGTATTGTGTTGCTGAACGACAACGGCAAAAGCACCGGTATCCGTCCACGCTGGGGACAAGTGTATGCTGTGGGTCCAGAACAACATGAAGTCACTGTGGGACAATGGGTGTGTGTGGCACATGGTCGTTGGACCAGGGGCATTGAAGTAGAAGATGAAACTGGCAAGCAAACCCTACGCAGAGTAGATCCAAAAGACATCATGCTGGTGAGTGACGAACAGCCGCAAGATGAAACATTTTCGGGTGCCATTCACGTGGAAGCCAAACCTAGTCATATGCAACACAACTGACATGATAATCAACTGGGACGTGGACAAGGTCATTGCTGACTGTCAAAAAATGTACTATGGTGCAAACGACAATTATGAAACTGGTTGGAACAATTGGCCTTGTAAACAAGACTTGTATCGTGTGAAATTTGCTGTGGAAGAAATGCTCAAAGACACTGCTACCTTTACTGGTGAACAAGAGTGGCTGGAACAATTGGAAAAAGAAAAAATGTGGAAGGCTCTGAAGAAATGAGCAAAGGATCAAGACCACGACAATCAACTGTCAGTCAAGAAGAACTAGCGGCCAGACATACTGAGATTTTTGGCAAAAAAGAACCCAAGCCGCGTTGGGTTCCGCCACCTTTACCTGATGAACTACAAACACAAAGTTCATTTGAGCGGCAATTGGGTACCAACAAACTACCGCCAGGACGCACATGATGTTTACCGATCCGGATGCAAACTATCAGTGTTTCTGCTATAATTGCAACAAGGACAGAGAAACAGAATCAGGTTGGTCCTGGGTGCTAACCAGAATGATTGTTTGTCCCACGTGTGGCAACAAACGGTGCCCGCACTCCACAGATCACCACTTACAATGCACCGGATCAAATGAACCCGGACAACCAGGAAGCAGATACTAATGAAAGAACTATGGGTAGAAAAATATCGTCCTAGCACAGTCGATGGCTATGTGTTTGTGGATGATGCACAACGTGAGCAAGTACAACAATGGATACGAGACAAAAGCATTCCACATTTGATGCTGTCGGGGTCGCCGGGCACAGGTAAAACCACACTGGCCAAACTGCTGATCAATGAACTGGGCGTGGATCAATTTGATGTGATGTACGCAAACGGATCCAAGGAAGCTCGCAAGGTTGAGTGGGTAGACAAGCTGATCTCTTTTTGTCAGACCATGCCATTTGGAACTTTCAAAGTTGTGCTGATTGACGAAGCTGACTACATGAACGTGAACTCAGTTCAGCCTGCACTACGTAACCTCATGGAAGACTACTCACAAACTGTGAGATTTATATTAACTTGCAACAGTCCCAGCAAGATCATGAAACCCATCCACAGTCGATGCCAGAGTTTTCATATCATCAAAACTGATCACACAGAGTTCACTGCTCGAGTGGCCACGGTGTTGGTCACCGAAGGTGTGGAGTTTGATTTGGACACCTTGGACACGTATATCAAAGCAACATACCCTGATCTGCGCAAGTGTTTGAATTTGGTACAGCCCAACAGTCAAAGTGGCACGTTGTTGCCACCAGGTCGAGCAGATGTTGGCACACAAGACTGGAGACTGAAATCAGTTGAACTGTTTAAAGCAGGACAGGTGCGCCAGGCTCGCACACTGATTGCACAAAGCACCAGCCCGGACGATGCAGACGAAGTGTTTACTTGGATGTACAACAACTTGGATCTGTGGGGCGACACACCTGAACGTCAGGATCAAGCCATTGTGATCATACGCAACGGCATGGTGAATATTCCATTGAGTGCAGATCAGGAAATCAACTTGAGTGCCACTTTAATTGAACTGAGTAATATTGAATGAGATACCTAATCCTGACCTACTATAAGAAGCCTACTGGCCAAATTGATGAAGTTATGGCTGTGGCCAAAAATCTCAAAACAAGAGATCATGCCACTGCCAATGTTATTCTTGATTTTAAAAAGCTAGAGGTAGTGAAGTGCAGTATGGGCGGAGTGCAAGTTCCTAGAGACTTTAACAAAATTGTAGAATACTACATGAAACACTATGAATCAACCATAACACGGTTGTTCAACGAGAATGGATATGAAATTGTTGAGCCATAAGAAAAAGTTTTTCTTATTCAAAGAGTCAAAACATTTTTGTGCAGTACCATGGAACCATTTTCAAATTTTTTCTGATGGTGCTGTTCGCACTTGCAGCAAAGGAATTCCGTTTGGCAATATAAATGATCAACCGCTGGATCAAATCTTACAGTCAGCAGATATACAGGCAATCAAACAAGATTTATTACAAGATACTTTCAATCAAAACTGCACAGCTTGTCATCGCCTGACCACTGGTACTGAGCACTTTGATTTACGCAATCATTATAATCCCATGTTTAAAAACTTTGATATCAACTATGAAGATATCACTGCATTTGAACTTAATGGCGTTGATTTACATTGGGACAATACCTGCAATTTTAAATGTGTGTATTGCAATCCGGCTCAAAGCAGTTTGATTGCACAAGAACAAGGCATAACAACCAATCGAAGTGACAACAAGAATATTGATGACATTATTGCTAGGATTGAACAAAATCAGTATGTCATGAAAGAGATATATCTTTCTGGTGGCGAACCGTTGTTGATCAAACACAATGTTAAATTACTCAAAAAACTTGTCAATACAGAACTTCCAATAAGAATCAATTCAAACATCAGTCAAGCCACTGACTCTAATTCAGTGTTTGTCGAACTCAAACGATTTAAAAATGTTCTTTGGACTGTGAGTGCAGACTGTATAGAAGATAAATTCAATTATGTAAGACAAGGCGGCAACTGGAATCAGTTTCTTAACAATCTCAAAACTATCAAAACACTTGGTCATGACATACGATTAAATCTAGTATGGTTTGTGGGCAGTGTATCTGACTTGACTGATACTATCAAATATTTTGTGCAAGAGCACGGAATTACAGACATCACAATCAATCAACTGTACAAACATCAATATCTACGTGCCAGGCATGCACCCACTGCAATCAAGCAACTTGCTTGCACACAGATAAATCAATTGTTGACATCTGGACTGATTGAAAACAAATCAAACTCCTGGTTCAATATTGCAAGATGTACACAAGAATTAGAAACAGTAGAGTCTGATCCTTCGGGATATGTCAAATATTTTGATCATTTGGACCAGCTGCGGGGCACCAATTGGCGCCGGGTGTTTCCGGAGCTGGTAGTATGAAAACTTGTTTGATCATGGGCGGCGGATCAAAATTTGGCGCCAAATTGACTGAACAACTTGTGGCACACGACTATCATGTGTATCTTGTGACCAGCAATGCTAACGCTTGGGTCCACACCCCCAACGTGACTGTGATACCAGTTGAATGGAAAAAAATGCAATTGGCAAACATTCGACAATGCATTCCAAATTTACAGCATATTGACTTGGTATTTTTCAATCACAATGCATCAGCGTTGAGCGAATCAAAATTTAAAAAATCTACTGTGCAAAATCCTAGAGATTGGCAACAGAGTTATTTTGTATCTTGTCAATTTCCATTTTATCTTGTGCATGCGTTGGGCAATCGGATTGATCATAGTACCAAAATTGGTTGGATGTTGAGTGAGTTAATTGTGCAACCAAAACTCAATCATGTTGGTTACGCAGATTACATTGGCAACAAGTTTACCAATGCTTGTATCATGAAGTCGTTTGCAATGAACTTTCCTGCTTGTTTTTTTGGTGTGCATCCTGACGGTGGGTTATCAAATCAACTTGACAACAAAGCCCGAGATATAGTACACTTGATTAACACAAAATCAACCACAGAACTAAACGGAAATATTTTTTCCACACAAGGCGAAATACTCAGACTCTATGAAAAAATACAACCCTAAACAATTGATCCTAGTTGACGCAGATGGCGTGCTCCTTAACTGGGAGTATGCATTTGCCATCTGGATGGAACAGCACGGGCACGAACAACAGGCCGGCGGCGAATTTGTGTACGATATTGGTGACCGCTATGGCATCTCAAAAGACCAAGGCCGCAAGCTGATCAAACTGTTTAACGAGTCAGCTGCCATTGGGTTCTTGCCACCCTTGAGAGATGCCATGTACTATGTGAAACGCCTGCATGAAGAACATGGCTATCGATTTCACTGCATCACAAGTCTAAGCTCAGATGTAAATGCACAGCGACTGAGAGAAATGAATCTTGCCAAACTGTTTGGAAAAACAGCGTTTGAACAGATTGTTTGTTTGGAAACTGGTGCAGATAAGAATGAAGCACTGGAGCCCTACAGAGATTCCGGCTGTTGGTGGATAGAAGACAAACCGGAAAATGCTGAAGTTGGACACAAATTAGGGTTACGTAGCATCCTGGTGGAGCACGGGCATAATATGAATCATGTCAACGAACAAATTCCGGTCGTCAAAAATTGGCGGGAAATTTACGCGATAATCACCTCCTAATCTGCGTACAACTTCAACACTGACCCAATTATCCGGTGACGTTGAACGTCCCGTGTTTCCATCTTACACACAGCAATACCATTCACATCACGATTCTGCAAGCGATTGCACAGATCCAATAGTCCATTATTGACAGTGCTACGATCAGCTTGCTCCACATCACCTGTGATCACAATCTTGCTGTTTTGCCCTATTCTAGTCATCAGCATTTTGGCCTGTGCGGGAGTTGCATTTTGCATTTCGTCCGCGATTATATAACTGTTTTTAAAGGTTCGACCTCGCATGAATGCCAGTGGCGAGATTTCGATAGTACCTTCTTCTATCATGGCCGTAATGTCTGCTGGGCGGTAAAATTCCCGCATGACGTCAAACAAAGGTCTTGTCCATGGCTCCATTTTCTTTTCAAGAGTGCCAGGTAAGAATCCTATTTTTTCACCTTCTACCTCAACGGCAGGTCGTGTTAGTACTATGCGATCGCATACTCCTTCTTTAAGTGCTTTTACTGCGGCCAACATGGCTAGGTAAGTTTTACCTGTACCAGCTGGTCCAGCAGTGACAACAATATGTTGATCAGGATCCATGAGAGCCAACACAAGAGCTTCTTGATTTCGTGTTCGAGGGATCAATTCTACTCTGCGTTGGGCCGCTTTGGGTGCTTGTGAAAAGCTGATGGTGTTTTCTACCGCCTGATTCATACGTTTTGCTTGTGCTTTTGCTGCTCGATTTCTGCTCAAAGTTTCTATACTCCTTTTGTCCTTGATGGACATGGATATTTACGGCCAGCACAACTTCAAGATATGTGGACTGATCTGGATGGATTCAATCACTAAATACTGACCAGGCGGAATTGCATTGAAATACACATTTGAAAACAAAGTAGAATTCTACATCACCAACGTATGCAATTTGACATGTGAAAATTGCAATCGTTTTAACAATCATCGATTCACTGGTTGGCAACGCTGGAGTGACTATGCTGACACCTATCGACGCTGGGGCGAATATATTGAATTAAAAAACATTGTGATCCTGGGTGGCGAACCCACCCTAAACCCCACACTGTCAGAATGGGTTGTGGGATTAAATGATATTTTTAAATGCAACATACAGATTCTTTCAAATGGATTGCAGTTAAAATCCAATCCTGATTTGTACAATGCTCTTGCCAATATAAAAGCCGACAACGGCCTGGCCTGCGGCAATATTGAAATAAGCCTGCACAACTTGGACCATTTTGATCAAATACGAAGCAATATAAAAAGTTTTTTACAGCCAATCAATGAAGAATATGGCACAGCAATTGATGTGGTTGACAAATACAACTCAGACAATCATGCTTTCTATTCAGCACGAGATGTGAACAATGTGCTGGTCAGAATGCATTTGGCCAACAGTTTTCACGATGCAGCAGTGTACAGAAACAATCAAGGACAATTTGCACTGCATGATTCAGACCCTTTTTTTGCACATCAAGCCTGCGGGTTTGCTCAGTACAAATGCTATCATTTCATTCGTGGCCAACTGTACAAATGCGGGCCAGTGGCCCTGATGCCTGAATTTGACCAACAGCACAATCTAGCAATCAGCGACCAAGATCGACTGTTATTAAACAGCTATCAACCGCTGACAGTGAATGACTGGCCAGGTCCTGCTGTGGACTGGCTGGCACGATTAGATGACCCTATTGCACAGTGCAAATTTTGCCCTACTATTACCAAACAAAACATCACAATTTACCCCACGGTCAAAGGCCGCAATGCATCATAAAACCAAAAACCACAACACAGTGTTTTTGCCATAAATAATCACATGCAAACCAAGAACGCACACGGCATCAACGACAAAGAACTGTTCAAAAATCACGAAGATTATTGGCAGGTAGCCGACAATATTCGCAACATCTACATGAGCGACGGCAGTCTTACCACGCTGTTGGACTTTGAGCGTGTGCTGGACGAATTAGATATCTATGCATTTCGCAACTGGGCCATTGGCGAACTGGTACAAGGCCCGGATATTGGCAAGTACACAGTGGGCTGTATTTTCATGTGGCCTGAAAAGCTCATGCCCGACCCACGTGGTGGTCGACGCTTGTTGCCATTTGACTGCGAAATAAAGTACAAAAAGCAAAAGATCAAGATTCCCATCAAAATTACAGACCCATCAGACTACCGCCCGGGTACCAAAAAAGCCAAGATCATGGAACGTGATGTATGGCTGGTAGAAATAGTCATGCCCAAGGCCTTAATGAGTGAAATACGTACAGGTTCCATTGAAATGGAAGACGAGGACATTGACCTCGGAGATTTAGATGATGCCTACGAGCAGGATCTAGATCAAGAAGCCAATCAAAGTGATTCACAAGCAAATGATGCACAACAACAACTCTCACAACCCTCTGCTTGAAGGTCTACAGTATCGTGACCTCGACGGCATAATGAAGCCCACTATTCACGTGGATGAATTCAGCTCAAAAATGGGCGACGACGAAGACATCATTGTGCTGAGCTTTTTTGTGCGTGACAAAGCCGCTGCCAAGGATCTTGTGGCGTGGTTTGAAAAAGGCTATGATTTTGTGCTGGACGCTGACCGTTCACCCGGCGAAATCAAACCCAACAGATACTTGGTTTATCTGGAAATACGCAGACGCAGTTCAGCCCCACAGCATGTGCAAACACTGCTGGATGATCTTTCCACGCTCACAGAGTATGAACCCGACGACTGGATGGTACACTACAACAATGGCAAATTTTCCTGGGACGAACAGGTGTTTGCTGACACTGTGCCACTCACGCCAGACGCTTATAGAAAAAGCACAGATCAGGATCTAAATGAATGGCGAGCAGCCGCTGGCCTGCCTGAAAAACAAATTCACGCAGTCAAGCGTGATCTGCGCGAACTTCAAGCCGCTGCTGGTTTGCTGTAAACAAAATAAAGACGCCCCAATTCAGCGGGCTCTTTTTTGAACGTTTCCAATCGCAAATTGTAGCGTTCAGCAAATGCATTTACTATTTCAAATGTCCACAAAAAAGATTGTGATTCGTACAGCTGATGTGCCGCCTTTTCTGTCAGTGTTTTCATACATAAAATTACGCACCAACATTGAACGACTGTTTCGACGCCTGCCCCAACCAGCAAATCAAGTGCATGAGTGTGAGTTGAATTATCCTGTTGGCGCACTGCAACAGGCAGCTGAACAGGCTCTTGCACTGTATGGCAGCTACGGCTGGTTGAGCAGGCAAGGACGATCACGCAGTTCATATCAGTCACTGAGTTTGACACACAATCCCCACATACGTGATCCTGCTGTGACAGAATTCAATTCCACCCTGGGTTCAAGTTTTATTAACAATCAATCATTTTTTTATGGCAACGTGCGCACTTGGTTGGCCTTGCGTGGTCGTTTAAAAAATTCATACTATGACAGCTATGCATTCAATCAGCCCAACACAGTGGCACGTGAACAATTTGGTGATTTGTTGAGTCATTTTCCAAGAACTCTAATAAGATCGCGACTGAGTGTGATTCGTGCTCATGCACAAGACAGTACAAATCCTGAATATCTACTGCACAAAGACGAGCCTGTGTATGAAAATGTCAGAATAAACATACCTTTAACTCAATCGCCTGATCATTATTTGCAGTACCGCGGTGAGGATATCAATTTACAATTGGGCCGGGCCTACACCTGGGACACCAATCAGTCCCATCGAGTGCATGGTGTGGATAGCGCAGACAGAACCAATCTAGTGCTGGGATTTAGCCCTTGGTTTGATTATGACGCAGAACACGAGGCCTGGGTCAGCAATGAATACTACGGTGAATGCCACCCCATTGAAATGGTGCAAAATGGTTGGGTTGCAGATATTTTAAAGGTCAAAGTTTCATCATTAAATAATTCAAAGGACACACTATGCCACAACGTATCTTAATCATGGGCCTGCCAGGCTCGGGTAAAACCACACTGGCACGGGAATTGCAAGCACAGCTAGAAGCAGCTGGCAAGCAAGTGGGTTGGCTGAACGCAGACGAAATCCGCGAACAGTACAATGACTGGGACTTTTCAGAAGCCGGGCGTATTCGTCAAGCACGAAGAATGCGTGAACTAGCAGACAAGCTCACAGCATATGACTACATGATAGCAGACTTTGTGGCACCCTTGGTGGAAATGCGCAATGTGTTCAAAGCAGATTGGACTGTATGGGTAGACACCATCCGTGAAGGTCGATATGCTGATACCAATGCCATGTTTGTGGAACCCGAAGTGTACGACTTTCGCATAAATGAACAGAACTGTGAGAAATGGGCGGACTTCATTAAAGAGCACATTATCGACAATCGTCGACGTCCTGTGTTTGATTTCAAACGAGAAACTGTGCAAATGCTGGGTCGCTGGCAGCCCTGGCATGACGGCCATCGTGCGTTATTTGAACGCCTGCTAGAACGCACAGGGCAGGTTGTTATTCAAGTGCGTGATGTACAGGGCTGGCAGGGTTCTAATCCGTTTGAAGTGGAACGAGTGAAATCATTTATTCGACGTGACTTAGATCCTCTGTATCAAGGCCAGTATGAAATACAAGTTGTGCCCAACATTGTGCATATTGGCTGGGGTCGCGGCGTGGGCTATTCAGCCGGCGAAGAGTCATTTGACGAAGCAATCACAGATATTTCAGCCACAAAAATTCGCAAAGAATTAGGATTAAAGTGACCGACAGCAATGGTCGTAGTCTAGTAAAAACTCTGACCTGGCGCATTACTGGCAGCGCCAGCACATTTACCATTGCGTATTTAATTACTGGTAGTTTTGGAATTAGCTCGGTCATTGCATTTGTGCAAATGGGTGTGAATACTGTGCTGTATTGGTTGCATGAACGGGCCTGGGCTCGGGTATCCTGGGGGCGCAACTAAATAATGGCATGTGGATTTTACATTTTCTTCCTGATGCCTTGATCTTATGGTTTTGTAACATCCTGTTATTAGCGGGCCTTGTGCTTACTGTAGCAGGATTTTTTGCGCATCGTATTCCTCTAGTGTGGCAATATCAGTTGCCCTTTAAAGTCCTGGGCATTGCACTTTTGGTGCTAGGAGTTTACTTTCGCGGCGGATACGCAGTGGAAGCAGAATGGCGCGAGCGTGTGGCTGAAGTGGAACAAAAACTAAAGATTGCTGAAGCTGAAAGCGCACGGGAAAATGTAAAGATTGTGGAACGAGTTGTGAAGAAAACTGAATACATCACTCGTAGAGGTCAAGACATCATACAGTATATTGACAGAGAAATAGTCAAGTACGATGTAAAATTTGCACCTGGTGGACAGTGTGAAATTCCTCGAGAATTCATTACCACTATAAATCGTGCAGCGGAGGCACCAAAAAATGAAACTAAATGACGTAATACTAGAAGCAGCGTCGCCTGCTCAACAGGCAGCCATTGCTATTGCTAAAAAGAAAAAGGCCGGCATGGTCAAAGAACAACAGCTTGATGAATTTGCGCCGTTGTTGGCAGCAGGTGCAAGACTGTTCATGGCTGCTGCCCCAAAAATAGCACAGGTTCTTGGCCAAGCAGGACAAGCAGGAGCTCGCGGTGCAGGTCAGGCTGCTCGAGCTGGCACAGAAATTGCAGCCAAGAATGCTGGAAAAATTGGCATGGGTGCTGGTGCTTACGAAATTGGATCTTCTGTGGCAGACATTGCCAAAGATATTGCTGCCAAGGTGGGCACGGCCATTGACGAGAAAACATTGCTTGACCTGTCTGCTTTGGCTTTTAAATATGCCATCCCTGCTGGCATTGTGTTGGCTGTGTTGTATGGCGGCAAAAAAGCCATAGACTCCTTGTTTGACGAGCCCAAAGATCAGCAAGGTGTGGCGGAAGGCAAAGCTGATTACAACTTTGATATTGAGGATCTAAAACGTCTTGAACAAATCAGAGACTTGTCCACGTTGAAAGCACAGGCACTGGCATTGATCAGCAAGCCCAGTGCCAAGCCAATGAAACCAGAAAAAGTTGAATGGTTTAAAAATGCCCTGGAAAGAATGAACAGCCCTTTAAAAGTAATCAAACTCATGTATGATTTGTTGCTGAGTGGCGAAGGTAATGCTGTAGTTGGTTCTAGATCGTCAATGAATCCCAACAGTTATCGTCAGCGATTTAGTGAGCAAGGTGTAGCGGAAGACTACAATGGCGAGTATGACGACGAAGCAGGCATGGCCGACAACAACTTAGAAACGCTACAACGTGCTGTAGAAGGTATTGACGATCTAATTCAATCAGGTGATAACTTGCCTGAATGGTGTCAAGAAAAGATTGCTGTGGCCAAGTCAATGCTGGTTGCTGTGTGGGACTATATGTATTCAGAGGAAGCGTCAGACGAAGTGGATCCCGAAGTGGATGAAATGTTTGAAGCCATGCAAGAGTTGGTAGCAGAAATGGCTGTGAAAAATCGTGTGAGCGAAGATCTAGTGTGGGAACAGTTTGAAGCCATGCCGGACAATGTGCTGTATGAAACAGCCGCCTGGCGACGTAAAGAAGGCAAGAGCAAAAAAGGCGGATTAAACGCCAAAGGTGTGGCATCATATCGTAGAGAAAATCCTGGATCAAAATTGCAAATGGCCGTGACCACCAAGCCTTCAAAACTAAAGAAAGGCTCTAAGGCAGCAAAAAGACGCAAATCATTCTGCGCCAGAATGTCAGGCGTTAAAGGCCCAATGAAAAAACCCAACGGCAAACCCACACGCAAGGCTCTAGCATTGAGAAAATGGAACTGCTGACATGAAAAATCAACAGGATCAACAACTTGTTTCCAGTTTGATTATATTTGCAATTGTTGTGATGCTGATGTTGGCCATCACTGGGTGCAGCACTGTGGTGCCTGTTGTGGCCAAGTTTCCAGATGCACCCGGACGATCAGCCATGGTGCCGTGCCCACAACTGGAACAGATTCCAGGTGAAGCTCGACTCAGTGACGTTGGTCGAACTGTGGTACAAAACTACACCACTTACTATGCTTGTGCTGTGAAAGCAGATGCTTGGATTGAGTGGTACTCAGTACAGAAAAAAATATTTGAAGGTGCAAAATGAGCATACTATCCGTACAACAACTAAAACAAATGGTAAAGAATCCCCACATTGATCACTGGCACGAAGCCCTAGATCAACTGTTAGATGACTACGGCATTGACACACCCCTACGTGTGGCACATTTTGTTGCACAATGCGCTCATGAGTCAGGAAATTTTATTTTCATCAAAGAAAATCTCAACTACAAAGCCGCAAGCCTACAAAAAGTTTTCCCCAAGTATTTCCCCACAGCTGAATTGGCTGCACAGTATGCCAACCGGCCTGAACGTATTGCCAACAGAGTCTATGCCAATAGAATGGGCAACGGCGACGAAGCATCAGGCGATGGCTGGCGCTATTGTGGTCGTGGGCTAATACAGTTGACAGGCAAGGACAACTACACATTCTTTGCAGGCAGCCTGAGTATTTCTGAAGCCGAAGCCGCAGAATATCTAGCCACTTTTGAAGGTGCCGCACAGTCAGCTTGTTGGTACTGGGAACAGAACAATCTAAATAGATTTGCAGATGCCAATGACGCAAAAGGTCTAACACGGGCCATCAACGGTGGCTACATTGGTCTTGAGGATCGCATCAAACACACTGAACATGCACTGCATGTGTTGGGAGCCTAAATGCCATTAGCAATTGGTGGGGGCATATCCATTGGTGGGGGCATAAGTGTTGCAGTTGCACCGCCCACACCTTCGGCCACATCCATTACCACAGAGTCGGATGATCCCATCACAACAGAATTGGCAAACTCGCCGCCCAGCGACGAGATTATTACAGAATAAGGAAAGCACATGCCCATTAAAATATCACAACTAACTTCACTAGCCGCAATGACTGATGCAGCCATTGTGCCAGTGGTCAGCAGTGGAGTTACCTATCAAATTTCAGGCAGCAACTTGAAAACATATTTTTCTTCTGTGACCGGCAACATCACAGGCGGCAACTTGAACACAGGCGGCTTGGTTACAGCCACAGGCAACGTGAACACAGCATCAGGCGTGTTGGCCACTGGCAATGTGCGTGGTGGCAACGTAACGTCTGTGGCCCTGGTACAAGGCGCCACAGTGAGTGCCACAGGTAATGTACAAGCTGGCAACCTCAACACCACAGGATTGATTTCTGCTACAGGAACCATCACATCTGGCGCTAATATCATTGGTAGTTTCTTTGTGGGCAATGGATCACAGTTGACTGGAATTTCAGGTGGAGTGGCATCACTCAGCGGCAACTTGTCCGGCAACCTAGTAGGTAATGGATTTGGAGCAGATGCATTTAGTTTTGTCAGCGTTACTGGCAACGTAACAGCCGCAAACTTTATAGGTGGCGGCGCAGGCACACCCACACTGAGTTCAGCCACAAACTTGGATCTGTCAGCTGTGTCAGCAGTTAGAGTAGTTGGCGGTGGCACGTTCCGACTGCCTAGTTTAACCACAGCACAAATTGCCAACACAATTGCAGCCAATGGTGACATGATTTACAACTCATCTACTAACAAGTTTCAGGGTTACGAAAATGGTGCCTGGGCCAATTTAATTTAATATGACCACATATAACGTAGCATTAAATGAAGGTGTTGATTATGATGCTTTCTGGCAGGAAATAGAAACTGACGGATCAGGCAGCGTCTACGTGCCCCAACGCGGGGTGGCAATTGTGAATGAACGTCCCACCAGTCTACGCCAGTGTTGGTATGAGTTAACTGATGACGAAGCAGACAAACTGCGTCAAGACCCCAGAGTGTATTGTGTGGAGATACCGCCTGAGCAACGAACAGATATTGAAATCCACAACAATGCCTCACAAACTGGCTTGTATTACAAAAGTCCCGGCACCAATCCTGCCAACAATCTTGGAATCAATTGGGGGTTGTTTAGACTGAATTCAACCACAATGAACACTCCTGGTTCATCAGGTACATTGACCTACAACTATCCCTTGGACGGCACTGGAGTAGACTTTGTGGTACAAGACTCAGGACTGCAAGTTGACCATCCTGAGTTTACGGATGCAGCTGGCGTGACTAGAGTACAACAAATTGACTGGTACACAGCGTCAGGTATTGCAGGTACCATGCCTGCTAATTTCTACACCGACTATGACGGACATGGCACACACTGTTGTGGCATTGCCGCGGGCAAAACATACGGTCGTGCTAAAAATGCTAGAATTTACTGTATGACTGTGAGTGGACTCAACGTGGCACCCACCAATGGTATATCAACCACAGATGTGTTTGACTGCATCAAAGGGTGGCACAACAACAAAACTGTGGACCCCGCCACAGGATACAAACGACCCACAGTTGTAAACATGAGCTGGAGTTACATCAACACGTTCACCAGTATCAATGGTGGCATTTATCGTGGAACGCCCTGGAGTGGGTCTGCCAAACAAGCTACATTTGGTATGATTGGCAGTGCATCCAATCGCTTTGGTGTAAGAGTAGACAGTGTGGATGTGGATGTGGCCGAATTGCTGGCAGCAGGTGTGGTGTTAGTGGGCGCAGCCGGCAATTACTATCAAACTTTAGATGTGCCAGGCGGCCCTGATTACGATAACTTTTTTTATCAAACAAGCACTCCTAGGTATTACATGCGCGGCGGATCACCGGCCAGTGCTGATGGAGTGATCTGTGTGGGCAACGTCAGCACTGGATATGACAATCCTGAACACAAAAGTGGCTCTAGTGAATCTGGGCCCAGGGTGGATATTTATGCACCTGGCACAAACATTGTGAGTACCACCAGTACCAGCAATGCATTTGGTGCTACCACACCATATCCATTCAATGCCAGCTACTTGATAATGAGTATTTCAGGCACGTCAATGGCCAGTCCCAATGTCGCTGGCCTGGCTGCTCAACTGCTACAAGTTTACCCCACAGCTACCCCAGCACAGATACGAGCCAAGGTCATTGCTATGAGCACTCCCAACATGCTGTATGACACAGGATCGCAAACTGACTACAGCAATGAAGAAATTCTGCACGGTGGACCCAATAGATTTGCCTATCAGGCATTTAACACAACCAGCGGCGGCAACATAAGCGGCCCAGTGTCAGTAAGTAACACAAGCATGAGGACATGATATGCCAATAGTAATAGGACCCGGAATTGAAATAGGACCAGGAGTCACTGCTGGTGGTGGGTTTGCGCCAACAGTGAGTTTGATTTATGATTTAGATGCAGCCAATTACTCAGCTGTGCCCACCAACGGATCAGTCACAGAAGGAACAGGTACCACAGGAGAACGCACACTAACAGTGGCCAATGCAGGCGGCAGTATTAGCTGGCAAGCTGACAATGGTGGGTTGTTCAGAAAATCTAACGCCACTGGAACTGACAGTATCCGCGGCGGTCCCAACTGGAGTACTGGTCAGAGTTATTCAGTGTTTGCAACCTACAAGTTGTCGGTCACAAGTTCTGGTAGATTGTTAAACACACAAAGTGAAGCCACTAGAGACTGGATGATGGGTGCCTACAATGGTTTTGTAAATGCATTCTATCCCAACTATGCAGTTAACTTGCCCAGCTCAGGAACAAATGCTGTGTGGAACTTTATATGGGGTACTTGGAACGCCAGCACCGGCCTAGGCCAAGTGTACACAGCAACAAGTGCTCAACCAACTACCACTTCTTTTACAGCCACTAATCTAGGCAGCGGCGGCGGCCCCAATCAAATAAGATTATTCAGTCGTTCAGCAGGCACCGAAGTGCAAACTGGCGACATAGGATTTGTCAAGGCCTACAACGGAATATTAACGCTGGGAGACGTACAAGGTTTGTACGCTCAATACAAAACAAGATTTGGATATTAATATATGGCAATGATAATAGGTTCAGGTATTACTTTAGGCACAGGTCTTCAACTAACCAGCGGAGCCGCACCACCTCCGCCTCCATTGGTCATTCCCACCAGCGATACAGGTGGGGTAACAGGGTGGAATCCTCAAGCCGCAGGAATACCATACAGTGCCACAGTGATTGCCACATATCCAGTGGGTAGTACAATCACTTTTCAGGACAGCACCACAGCAACTATTACGCAGTGGGATGACTATGGTCCTACTTACATTGACATTTTTTGGGATACGCCTAAGGTTGGCACAATATTCCCAATCACACTATCAACTTAATAAGGAAACAACATGACAACAAAAATGTCAGAATCAGAAAAGAAAAAAGAAGACTGGATGAACTCAAAATGGCGGCCCATGATGGGTTGGTCATACATGCTGACCTGCATTGCAGATTTTGTGATATTTCCAGTGTTGTGGTCTATACTACAAAGCCTTTCAAAAGGTCAAGTCAACGTGCAGTGGCAACCTATCACCTTGCAAGGTGCAGGCCTGTATCACATTGCCATGGGTGCTGTGCTGGGTATTGCGGCTTATGGTCGCACACAAGAAAAACTAGGAGGAGCCAACAATGGCGGAATCAACTTACCATCAAATGTCGGTACAACATATACGCCTCCGGGATCAGTACAACAGCCAGCCGCACCCGGTGGTTTTGGTGCACCAACCACAAACACCTGGGGCTCACAACCCCTGGGAGGCGGAAGCGCATTTGGAGGCGCACCTGCAACAGGCTTTGGAGCACCAGCGGCTGGATTTACTGAAGTAACCATTGGGTTTGGTGGTAAAAAAGCTCCGCCAGCCATAACTGACTATCCAGAACGATAATAACTAAAAAGGAAAATCAAAATGAAAAATATTATATTTGTAGCAGGATTAATTCTTAGTTTGCCAGCAATTGCTGACGAAGCCAAAGAAACCAAACGAGTCTGCGTTGACGTAAAGAAAGACGGCAAGGAAGTAAAAGATCCCAAAACAGGCAAGACCAAGCAAAGCTGTAAAGAAGTCAAACAGCACAAAAAACTAGATGGCACCAAAGTGCCGGAGAAAAAGTAATGGAATGGTTATTGTTTGTTGTGGTGGCTGCTGGCATTGGCTGGTGGTGCTGGGACTACTACAATAAGTTTCGTTAATTTGACAACCAGTACCGGGCCCTGTATAATTAAACATACAGGGCCTTTTTCATGACCGATCACTATGCAACACTAGGTGTTGCTCGAACTGCCACACAAGACGAAATCAAACGAGCTTTCCGTCGGCTGGCCAGCCAGCATCATCCGGACAAGGGCGGCGATACAGCCAAGTTCCAAGAGATACAAGCAGCCTACGACACTCTAGGCGACGAAGCCAAACGAGCTGAGTACAACAATCCACGCCCACAGTTTGGGGGATTCCCCAACGGCACACACTTCAACATGAATGATATTTTTTCAAGCATGTTTGGACAGAACTTTGCGCAACAGCAAGCTCGTAGAGGTCATGTGAGAATGAGTCTCTGGATCAGTCTTGCTGACGTTGCAACTGGTGGACAGCGCACAGTGACCATTGGTACACAGCAAGGTGCCCAAGCAGTTGAAATTGAAGTACCGCGTGGCATTGACGACGGAGACAATGTGCAATACCAAGGCCTGGGCCCAGGTGGCGCAGATCTAGTGGTGCAGTATCGAGTGCAACCAGATCCAAACTGGGAACGGCAAGGACTAAACTTGATTACCAATCGCAAAATCAATGTGTTTGATTTGATATTGGGTGCGGACATTCGAGTTAGAGATTTGCTAGGCAATGAATTGTCTATGACTGTGCCGTCGGGCACTCAACCGGGCACACTGCTAAGACTCAAAGGTCGTGGTCTGCCCAATCGTCAAGGTCAGCAGGGCGATGCGTTTGTTCGCATATCAACCGAATTGCCCATACACATTGCCCCAGAAATTCGTGAAGCTATCCAAAAGCATCACAAATAAATATTTTGAGTATTGCATTACTCACAACAATGTGCTACAATACACAAGGTAACAACTTAACTCATGCCCATGTCACAACATTCTGAACTCGAAAGTATCGTAGAAGACGCCATTGAATTGGCTCGTTCCAAAAGTCACGAATACGTGACCACAGAACATTTGCTGTTGGCCCTGATACGGCACCAGCCATTTAGAAAAACTCTGGACAAATTTGGCACCGACTCTGGCATGCTGGATCAAGAAGTAGACAGCTACCTCAACAGCTTGATTTCTATTGTGAGTAAAAGCGCAGATATACAACCTCGAAAGACCACTGCACTGGAACGCATTTTCAATCGTGCCAATGTACAGGTCATGTTTACTGGACGCAGAACACTCACTGTGATTGATGTGTATCTTTCAATCATGGCAGAAACCAACAGTCATGCACACTACTTCTTGTTGAAGTATGGTGTGAAGAAACAGGAGTTTGTGGATCATTGGCAAAAGACCTACACTCACTCAGACGCCAAGCTGAGTCAAGCACAGGCCACAGAAATACTCACTGAGTACTGTACAGATCTCACAGGTGCGGCTCGCGGCAATCGTCTGGAGCCCATGATTGGGCGAGCCACAGAAGTTCAAGAAATGGTCACCACACTGGCACGCCGTTTCAAAGCCAACGTGCTGATGGTAGGTGATCCTGGTGTGGGCAAAACACACATTGTGGAAGGACTAGCACAGGAAATTGTGGCTGGTCGTGTGCCAGAGTTTCTTAAGGATCACGAAGTGTGGAGCCTGGAAATTGGGTCATTGTTGGCAGGATCAAAGTATCGCGGTGAGTTTGAAGAAAAATTCAAAGCAGTAATAGCTGCTCTTGAAACCAAGAAGAAATGTATCTTGTTCATTGACGAAGCACACACCATGCGTGGCGCAGGTTCAGGCTCTAACAGTTCACTTGACTTTGCTAACATGCTGAAACCTGCTATTACCAAAGGCAACTTGAAAGTTGTGGCGTCGACCACCTGGGAAGAATACTATGAATCATTTGAGAAAGATCGCGCACTCATGCGCAGATTCTACCGCTTGTCAATTGATGAACCAGATACTGCAACCACGGAGCAGATTCTTATTGGTCTATCTCCCCGGCTCGAAACGTTTCATAATGTGCTGATTGAAACTGAAGCAATGACTGCGGCTGTGGAACTGGCCAATCGTTACATACACGATCGTAAGAATCCTGACAAATCAATTGACTTGATTGATGCAGCCTGTGCTAGAGAGCGTGTGAAAGATCTGGGCACAGTAGTAGTTACCAAGGCCATGATTGAAGAACAGTTGACTCGTGTGACTGGTGTGCCCACAGACAAACTGCAAAACGAACGTTCAGCTAAGATTGTGGATCTTGAAGGCAACATCAAGCAGAAATTGTACGGACAAGATTCAGCAGTTGATTCAGTGCTGGAACGTGTGTACATCAACTTTGCTGGCATTGCCAATGACAAAAAGCCCATGGCGAGTTTCTTGTTCTTGGGCCCAACAGGCACAGGTAAAACAGAACTAGCACGACTGTTGAGTGACAATTTGGATATGAAACTGCTGAAATATGACATGAGTGAATTCCAAGAGCGTCATTCAGTCAGCAGCCTTATTGGTGCGCCTCCGGGTTATGTGGGATTTGAAGATGGCAATGTAGGTGGCGGCAAACTGATCTCTGACATCAGCAAGAATCCCTTCGCAGTAATATTGTTTGATGAGATTGAAAAGGCGCACCCTGATGTTACCAACATCTTGTTGCAGATGCTGGATGAAGGTGTTATTACCAGTTCGAACGGCAAGAAAGCCAACTGCAAGAATACCATCATTATCATGACTTCAAACTTAGGAGCACGGGACAGTGAAGCAAACAACATTGGCTTTGGCAGCTTTGAAAAGACTGGTGAGGACGACCGAGCTCTCAAAGAGTTTTTCAAGCCTGAACTACGCAACAGAATCGACCAAATTGTTAAATTCTCCAAGCTGGATACTTTGGCAATCAAGAAAGTTGTGGTCAAGTTTGTGGATGAACTCAAAACGAGTTTGCTTGCAAAAGGTATACGTCTCAACTTATCCGAAGGCGCAGTTGACCTGCTTGCTGACAAGGGCTATGATTCGAAGCTGGGTGCGCGACCACTCTCGAGGAAGATTGATGAACTGATTCGTGTGCCGTTGAGCAAGAAGATCCTGTTTGATCGCTTGCGTGATTGTACTATCACTGCGGATGTTGTGGCGGACAAAATTGTGTTTGATGTTCAAGCGGACGCACCTGTGGAAGTGATTGCAAGTGTAAATGTTGATGGAATTATAGTGGTGGACAATGAGAAGTGAATCGCGTAGTTCGTTGTACTACAACGCATATGAATATGCCATGACCTGGCAGCAGGACGAAATTGGGTGTATTCGCAGTCTTGATCAAAAGAAAATGCAGTCACACATTCGCGTGAGAATGGAGTACGAAGCTAGTAGAAATTCTCATTACCAACGCTATGGCGAAAAATTTATAAGCAAATTTACCACACGCTGTTGTGACAATTTAGAAGGCATGCGAGCACTGTTGGCAGCAGAAACTCCCCCAAAGAAAATGGTGTTTTTCAACAATTATCTCACAGTGTACACAAACAATCTTGGCTTGCATGGTCGATTGATGGCATGCGATTGGATTGAGTCTGTAGATCTCAAACGAGCAGAACTCAATTTGCCACCTGATACAATTTTATTAAAAAATCCACAGTATCAATACCGCACTTATTTCCGTGGGCGATCACTTGGCAAAACACAAAAGTCTCGACTGGCTGCATGGATAACCACCCAGGGCAATGACGTTGCAGCCAGCAAGAGTTTGCGAGAATTTTTAGATATTGAAATTAGGCCAACACGGGTGTATTGGTGGCGCAATGATGTTACTGAAAGCTATTACTACATCGAGCACAATAGCCTACAATATGAAACCATGCTGAGTATGGTATGCCCGGGCATGGTTAGGAAAACTCTGCCCATAGTGAAAAAACAATAAATAACACACTATGGCAAAAATACATGAAGAAATAGTTGTGATCAAACTATCAAAATTGGTCAAAGACGATGCAACAGCAGAAGCAATTGCCACTGATGACATTGTGGCAGCCCTGCAATCAGTTGCAGAAGAACTAGCCGGCAGCGGTGTTGTTGTGGAAGCTGATCGCGCATAATGACCACTGAAATCATTCTTGGCACCACAGTTTACGGAGAACCTTCGGGCAACTACGACGGGTCAAGTCAAGACTGGGCATCAGACGCTGTGCCAGCAGCCAGTTATTATCGCGGCCGTGGCGGCTTGCAAACTGTGACTTTTAGTGTTGAAAATTTTGAAGGTACCATTTATCTTGACGCCACGCTGGATACACTACCAGAATCAGCCACTTGGTTTAACACATTTATTTTTGATGATGGGTCTACTATACCAATAACTGATTACCATCCTGCAACAATAACTGGTAATTTTGTGTGGCTGCGTTGCAGAATTGAAAACTTTTCTGGTGGCACTATAAATTCTGTCACCGCCACTTACTAAGGAAATCCATGTCAGAAGTTGTTAAATTTCAGTGTACGTTAGGCACCACCTCGTCCGCTGCACCACTGAGTTTTGAAGCTTTACTAAATGGCCAAAGTGTTTTTAAGTTAGATCATGTGACTGATAACTGTCAGGTAACATTTGACATTCCAGATACAGATGACACTGAACAAAAACTACAACTGGTGATGTCAGGCAAAACTACAGAACACACACAAGTTGATGATCAGGGCAATATCACTGCTGATGCCATGTTGACCATTGATACTGTGTCAATTGACGGAGTTGATATCACTCAGTTGTTGAATGAAACAGCAGATTATGCACACGATTTCAATGGCACACAAGATCCCATAAAAGACAAGTTCTATGGAGCCATGGGCTGTAACGGCTCAATAACACTTGAATTTACCACACCATTTTATCTGTGGTTGCTGGAACACATGTAAGCACTAAATACAGTGTATGAGCACTGTAGTAATCATGCCCGGGGGATTTCATCCTTTCCATGCAGGGCACCTAGCACTTTATCAATCCGCACAACGGGCATTCCCTGATGCTGAAGTTTTTGTTGCGGCCACAAACGATACCTCAGCTAGACCATTTCCATTTGCAGTAAAAGAAAAGTTGGCCAAGCTGGCTGGAGTAGATGCTGGACATTTTGTGCAGGTCAAATCACCGTTTCGTGCTGAAGAAATTACTGCGCAATTTAACCCTGCTACAGACACATTAATTTTTGTGCGTTCTGATAAAGACGCCAACAAACCTCCACAAGCAGGCGGCATAAAGAAAGATGGCAATCCTGCATACTTGCAACCACTGATAGGTGCAAAGCGATTAGAGCCATTTGCAAAACATGCCTACATGGCCTACCTACCCACAGTGGAGTTTGGTCCAGGCATGACGTCGGCCACAGAGATTCGTGGCGCATGGCCCACACTAAACGAAAAACGCAAAACAGCTCTTGTGATGAGCTTGTATCCAGCAACACAAAAGAATCCCAAATTGGCTGCTAATGTTGTCAAACTGTTGGACACTGCCATTGGTACTGTGGCTGAGAATCAAGGCTGGGCCGCGACATTTACCAGCGAGAATCAACTGAGTGTGGGTGGCATGAAGGCAGGCTATCAAGCTAGAGAAAATCAGCCCGTTATTGACTACATGGAAGAGTCTAGGTCGTAAAAATTTTGCCTTGGCTGTATAATCCGTAAATACTACACTTTTTTACGGAGATCTAAATGGCAGAGCCACAACAAGTTCAAATTCAAGTCGACCTTGAATATCTAAAAACCACTCGTGTTCACATCTGTATGCCCTGTTATGGGGGCCAGCTGACAGAAGCAACATTCATGAGTTTTATCAAATGGGGCAATACCTGCCGACAACTAGGCATTGATTGGACTGTAGAAACCATGACTAATGAAAGTTTGATTAGTCGTGCTAGAAACACTCTGACTGCAAAGTTTTTGAATACAGAAGGTTCAACACACTTGATGTTTATTGACGCGGACATTGGCTGGGAACCCTGGCATTTGTTGGTGTTGCTAAATCGCCAAGTGGATGTGATTGGTGGATTGTATCCCATGAAATCACTGCCAGTTAAATGGTGTGTGAATGGCATTCCAGGTCAAGAAGAAGGCGTGGACAACTTGGTAGAAGTTACCAAGACTGGCACAGGATTCTTGTTGATCAAGAAAGATGTGTTTGACAAACTGAATGCACACCCTGCTGTGCGTCATTTCAACAATGACATTGGTCTAGATCCTGCGCTGGACAAGTACATGAAAACCTACTTTGACACTGCTGTGCGTGAAAACCGCTACTATTCAGAAGACTGGACATTCTGCGAAAACTGGCGTGATCTAGGCGGCAAAGTGTATATCGACAAACGTGTGTTGTTGAAACACGTGGGCACCTATGTGTTTGATGCGCAAACACAGGACAAGTTGTACCAAGACTTGCATGCTATTGCTGCTCCTAAGATTGCCAATGCACATGATGCAGCCAAGCAACCAGTTGATATAACTGAGCCTGAAATCATGGCATCCAGCACCCCTGTGGATGTTGTGCCCGTGGAAGAACCAGCTACAGCCAAGTAACGGTAAATACAGTTCGTATGAACATCAACGAACTGGATTCCTTCAAGCTGAGTGATGCTGTAAAGTTTCACAATCGTCTCAACCCTAAAATCTGGGGCAGGGACGAGCAATTGTTACCCGAAGTACGCGAAAAGCTGTTGGCCATTGCTGACAATTTTCGCGAATTTCTTGGCGTAGGTGACCTTGACGTCCGTGACATAACCATCTCAGGCAGTAATGCTGCCTACAGCTATACCCCATATTCCGACATTGATCTACACCTTGTGGTGGAGTTTCCTGCTGACGACGAAGTTTATCAGGAACTGTTCAATGCCAAAAAATACCAATATAACGATGAACACAAGTTGAGCATCGGCGGCGTGCCTGTGGAACTGTATGTGCAAAATGCAGCCGAGTCTCCTGTGAGTCAAGGTGAGTATTCTATCCCACGTGACGAATGGATTCAAGTGCCACGCAGAAAACGTGCCAGAATTGACGACACCTGTGTGCGAGCCAAGGTCGAAGATTTGGATGCTAGAATACATTCAGCAATTGAATCTGGCAACGCTGAATCCATGAGCAGACTGTGGGACAAGATCAAGGCCATGCGCCAAAGTGGCTTGGATGCTCACGGCGAGTTTGGGTGTGAAAACATTGTGTTCAAAATCCTGCGTAACAAAGGTTGCATCAAGGATTTGCGCACAGCTAGAACAGCCGCACAAGATCACGAGCTGAGTCTACAAGAACGCCGAAAAAAGAAATCCCGAGTGCGTTATGGATTTGGCAGCTATTGGTCTCCTGGATTTGGCTACGGAGGAGAATCAGGCGAAGGTGGTGACGGTGGTGGTGGCGAAAGCATGCGCGAAGGCCATCAAGGACAACCCTACAGTTCAGAAGATGGTGTTGCTGCCAGCACACAAATGTTCTTGAATGAAGATGACACTGAGAGCATGGTGCAACAGTTTATTCAAGACACTGCTGAACGCTTGGGCATTGAACGCATGCCTGAAATTGTACTACATGACAATGACGGATGGAGTGAACAAAATCGTTCATTTGGCATGTACCAACCAGAGCTGCATGTTTTGCATGTGAATCTGCGCGATCGACATGTGATGGATATTCTTCGCACTGTGGCACACGAACTGGCACACTGCCGCCAACAGGAATTAGAACAATTGGATCACACATCTGGCAACACAGGCTCTCCTGTGGAGAACGAAGCAAACGCTGTGGCTGGCATTATCATGCGAGACTTTGCTGATGCACACCCAGAACTGTTTGACCATGAAGACATTCGTGAGTCATCTGGATACATTCCCACCTGGGCCGAACGCAACGATCCTCGATTTGAAATGGCACTGAGTGTGGATGTGCATCCAGGACAAACTGGCACAGAAGCCAACAAGATGCGACTGGCCACTGATTCGCAAGGCCATCCACAACTGTTGCGAGCAGATGGCAAGGTAAAGTTAGCAGAAAGTCTAGCACAAGAATTTGAACTGTTTGAAGAACAAGACCTGTTTGAAATAAACATGGGCAGCAAAAATTTGCGCAGGGAAGCTGCCAAAACAGGTGCCATTGCTGGCATGGAATTTGAAATGATTGTGCCTGGTATGGAATCCGAAGATCCTGAAATGGAACCAGACTATGATCAGGATGAACGCTGTGTTAGCATTGATGATGCTGTGCGATTCTTTCATGATGGCGACTACAACGGCCGTAGAGATGTTGAACGCCTGCGTGAAAGAATGCAGGACGATTTCCAGGAATGGCTGGATGAAAAACTTCGCGATGACTGGGGCGGTGAAAGCCAAGATTACATTCGTGACTGGCTTCGGAATAATGTAAATGAAGATGAATGGAATCCTAACGAGTTAACTGGTGATGAACGAAACGAAGCATTTGATGAATTTGCAGCCAATGTAGACGCTGATCCTTCGAGTACTTACTACAATGAAGCCTTTGATGAATGGCGGGAAGAATTCCAAGAAAATTATGACGAAAGCGACTGGTTAGACGCCACAGACCTTGACAGAATGAGTGAGGTTGAGCAAATGTATGGAATGAATTGGCCCTACTGGACTAGCATGAACAGCGGCGAGATTGACGCAGATCAAGTGGCTGACGAATTCAGTCAGGCTGTGGGTCGTGAAGTGCGAGTGAACACAAGATATCATCAGTCCGGCGACAGACCTGGACCCAACAATCAATTCTATGTAGTAGAACCAGACGCCAGTTTGGAAGGCGACAATGACGGCGACGAAGGCTTGGAGTTTGTGAGCCCGCCCATGCCCATAGATGAACTGCTGAAAGATTTAAATGCCGTGAAGGCCTGGGCTGGACGCATGGGCGTTTATACCAACAGTTCGACTGGCCTGCACATCAACATATCAGTGCCTGACTACAGTTTAGATCGTTTGGACTATGTAAAACTGGCCTTGCTGTTGGGCGACGAGTATGTGCTCAAACAATTTGGTCGCAGTTCCAATACCTACACCAAATCAGCACTAGGCAAGGTGCGTGATCGTGTGCGGTCCAACCCCGAAGACGCACAGCGTTTGCTGGACAAGATGAAAGGTCAAATGGGTGAACTGGCTTCCAAGGCCATCCATTCAGGCAGCACAGACAAGTACACATCAATCAACACCAAGAGCGGACACATTGAATTCCGTTCGCCGGGTGGTGACTGGCTGGATGACAACTTTGACAAGATTGAAAACACTCTGTTGCGTTTCACAGTGGCCATGAGTGCAGCACTTAACCCTGAAGCCTATCGAGAAGAGTATCAAAAGAAACTATACAAACTGTTGACTCAGGATCAAAAAGGGTCAGACACAATCCGATACTTTGCTGACTATGTGGCTGGCAAGATTCCCAAGGCTGCCTTGCGTAGTTTTGTCAAGCAAGCACAACTACAACGCAAGACGGAGCGTAATAAAACAAGCGGTGAAAAGATGTGGTGGAACGTTTCCAATCCTGGCAATAGTTATGCCAGTGTAGAAGTTGTTGCCACCTCTCGAGAAGAAGCCATTGAAAAAGCCTTGGGGGATGATGGCTATCCGTCTTGGGCCAACACACGACAATCTATTGTGGCTGAACCTGTGCGTCCGTATAATTTGGATGCACAATCTACACAAGACGACGACACAGCTAGTGCCTTTACTGCACCGCCAGGTTCTCAAGGTGGTGGCCGCCCCAATGACCCCAACGGTCGCTATGCCATTGTGCTACGCTCGGATCCAGGCCTGTATGGCAGTTTTACTGGCCCAGCACCTGACTATCAGTTTAGATTTAACATGGGCAATCCAGCGGAACAGGCACAAGGCAGATATGTTCTCCAAGCCTGGGCTGCTAGAAACAATGTGGTTGCTGCTGACTACATGGTGGTGGATACTGAACAATGGGATCGGCCTGCAGATGCAGCATCGGGTGGTATCATTGACATTGAACCAGATATAGAGGTGGTCTACCCTGGAAGCACAGCAGCCTTGGCACAACAGCGAGCCACGCCAGGCACATTCTCTGGTGCATGGAAGGTGTTGGTCAATGGTGAAGAAGTTCATAGATTTTCAGGCGTGGGCAACAATCAAGGCGATGCTAACCGTGTAGCGGCTCAATGGTTGCGAAACAATGGTCGGGGAGTGTCAGGCGAAGGCTTTGAAGTTGTGCCAATCATGACAGAAGGTGTAGCCGAAGGCAAGGATCGCTACGGAAACTTTGATCCTCCTGGTCCTGAAAGCCGACCCACAATGCCAGCGGGCACTGTGCGAGTGGATGTGTCAGACATGTATGACTGGTACAAGTTGGGCAAGAACATTGCTAACTTAGACAGAGATAACACTGACGATTTTGGCAAAGGACCACCCAGTACTATTGTGAGTTTTGGCGACGAAGATCTTGAACATGAATACATCAAGCAGTTGGAAAAACTAGGGTTAACCACCACTGACATTGATCCTGTAGATCCCAATCAACCTGCTGGCATCAAGCGTCAAAAAACTGATCCCACATACAACGTAGGTGAAAACTTTGCTGACGGTCGGAATCCCCAAGACAAAGGCGATTCAAAGCGACACGGCGTGCCCACCAAAGCATCAGTAAGCACCCTGCGTAAAGTGGCCAAACAAGGCGGTCGCAAAGGACAATTGGCACACTGGATGGCCAACATGAAGGCTGGACGGGCTCGAGCCAAACGCAATAAATAACCCATCATGAGATATAAAGAAATTCTTGAAGCCTGCTGGACTGGTTATCGCCAAGCAGGCATGAAAAACAAAGGTGGTCGTCAGGTGCCCAATTGTGTGCCTGTGAGCGAAACCGAGTTGGAAGAAAATCTCCGTGATTGGTTCAAAGACAAGTGGGTACGCTTTGGGCCCGACGGCAAGATCCGTGGTGATTGTGCTAGAGGCAGTTCAAAAGAAGGCAAGCCCAAGTGTTTGCCGCAAGCCAAAGCACATGCCCTGGGCAAAAAAGGTCGTGCGTCAGCAGCCGCAAGAAAACGCAGACAAGATCCCAACCCCAACCGCACAGGAAAGGCCATCAACGTGGCCACTAAAAAGAAATGATTATAGACGACTTATTTGAAGCCTCACAGTCATGCCCACACTGTGGTGGTCCCATGTTCAGTGAAATGCTGATGATGGAAAAGAAAGACGCCTGCTACTACAAAGTAAAAGCGTCAGCAAAAGTATGGCCATCAGCCTATGCATCTGGACGCTTGGTTCAGTGTCGCAAAAAAGGCGCTGGCAATTATGGCAACAAGTCTGAAGGTGTGATGGAAATGGACAAATCACAAACACCTCCAGGGCGTGATGGTAGTAACGATGAAGGCGGCAAAAAAGAATACACTGCTAAAGCAACCACTGCTAAAAAAGTAGCCAAGGATGCTGAAAAGATTCTAAACAAAGAGTTAAACAAGAAGCAAGGTGTGGCGGAAGCAACTGGCGATCAAAAGTTTGACTCAATGATGGGTCAGATCACAGGTGGTGCTACTGCTAGGCAAAGTGTAGATAGTTTGAATAAGTCTCTCACTGCAAGAACAGGCAGCGACCCAGAAACAGCATTGGCCAAATGGGGCCAGGAATTTATAAATTGGCTTGAAAAAATTTGCCGCAACTTTGAAAGGCAAGGTGTAGATAGGTTTAATAAATTAGAAAAAGTAGGTAATCTTGACGACGGTGGCGAAACTATGGCGCACTGGTTGATTGAGGTCGCCAAACAATCCAATACCTCAGGCATTACACAGGCTGACATACAGGAATTTTCTAGCGAGTTTAATACCCACGGAATGTGGGCTTGGCATCAGTTTCCTATAGCTTGGGGTCTAAAAGAATGGCAAGACTATAAAGATCAATGGACTGGCCCTGATGGTTACATAGCCAATCTAGGACAAGGCATGGCGGAAGGCTCGGAGTCAGATGCTTACGGTAACACTGGTGAAAAGCATGAATGTGGTTCTTGCGATGGCACTGGAATAGATACACACGATGATGAGTGCCCAGAATGCGGTGGCAAAGGCTGGGTGAGAAATAAGGAAGCATTGAAGAAGAAAGGCATGGCGGAAGAGTATGAACTAGCAGGTGTTGGCGTAGCATACGAACTGGGTCGTCGAGCATACAAACAAGGTATGACCATCAGAGACAATCCATATAGTGCCACAAGAGAAGCCCGTAAAAATGACGGTGATCTTGACGAAGGCTGGAAAGAAAAATTAGGTGGCGCGGCATTGGCAGGTGCAATGGCACTGGGCGCAGGTGGTGCCAATGCTAGAGTTACTCCTGATGGCCAAGGCGGTTTCACTGGCGGATTCAAGCCAAGTGCAACAATGACATCACCTGCTGATAATAAACCGGCTGCAGAAGCACCAAAAGGCTTTAGCAAAGAATATTTACAAAGTGTAATAGACGGCAAGCACCCAAGACCAATGGTTAGTGTTGAAAAAGCAAAAGAACTATTAAAGAACATGCAAGAAGGTGACTTGAATGAAAAGTCAACCAGCCAAGCACAATTCCGCACCATGGCAGCAGCCGCACACAATCCTGAATTTGCAAAAAAAGTTGGCATCAGCCAAGACGTTGCTCAAGAGTTCCACGGTGCTGATCGCAAGCAGGACTATGCAGACTTGCCTAAAAAGGCTGACGAAAGCAAATCAACTCCCAAAGAAAAAGAAGCCGACTACGGTGATGATTATCAAGACATGATTGCTAGAGTAAAGAAACTGGCTGGCTTGGGCCCACTTAAAACTGTGTATGATCCCCAAAAGCGTGTGTATCGCAACATGCCCACAGCGGTGCAACCTAAAAAATGAGAGCATACGAGTTTGCACAGTTGAAAGAAGGCGCTGTAGAAGATTTGGAAAAAGATCTAGATGATCCCAAGAGCTACAGCGCAATTGATCACATGATGCAAACCATTGCTCGTGACTACGGCATTACTGGCAAACAACTGCACGACGAGTTTGTGAAAAAACACGGCACAATTCCAGACAAGTGGACCCGCGAGCAACTGCGTGAATTAAGTTTTCTAGGTTCACAATGCACCAAAGACTGTTCTGGTCACAGAGCAGGATATGCCTGGAGTCAAAAGCGCGGTGGCCGACAACCTGCAAGTTGGAGCGACAGTTTCAATCGCGGTGCCGCACTGTTTGCAGCAGGAAAATAATTAGGCCACCCCAAAACCCAAATACATAACTGCATGATTGATATCTGCACAGTAGTATTTGAACAGGAACTGCCGATCCTTAAAATTCAGGCACAAAGCATAAACAATTATTGTCGCAACATAGGCATAAGAAATATCTATGTGGTGCTCAATGATTACGAAACCCTAGCGGAAAAAATTGATCCAGCATGGTGGGGTGATCTAGCAAGCTCTGTCTTGGTAGTGCCGCGCACAGCATTCAGCAGTGCTTGGATAGCAAACGGCTGGGTAAGCCAGCAGATTCTAAAACTTCTCACCGCGTCTATAAGTTACAATGTCTACACCATGGTATTAGACGCCAAGACTATATTTGTTAGACCCTTGGAAATATCCAAATTGGTTAACGAACAAGGTCAGCTTACTGTGGGACAATTGGATATATTTGATGTTTTTAAACCCAGTAAGAACATTGTGGATCAGCTGTTTGACATCAACATGACCAAACAAGCTGGCCCTGGCGGTGTGCCATTTTTCTTCCACAATGACACTGTACGCTTTATGATTGCTGATACCACAATCAAAACACATGAAAGTTTTCCCACATGGTTTCAGCGCCAAGGCATGCTGACAGAATTCATGTTGTACTCAGGATTTTGTCAATACAAGTATGGACATTTGGATCATTTTTATACCAAACAAAACACACTTGGCGGTGTGGTAAATGTTTGTCATAGCGAAGTTGACCAGTTTGATAAGAAACTTGAACTCATGCGTGATAAAAATGCTCTCACAGTGAGTATTCATCGAAATGCTTGGTCAAAAATGTTACCAGAACAAAAAACTGCATTTAAGATGTTGTTGATTGATCGCGGCCATTTTGCTGCTTGGGAACTTGAATGAACGCATTGTGTATGGTAGCGCATCCAGATGACTGTGTGATATTTGGTTACAGTTATATTCATGCGCACCCTGAGCACAAATGGACCATTGGCTATTTAACGTACACTGAGCATGATCCCCGAGGCCAAGAACTTTTGGCGTTTTGGAAACGTCGGGGAATCGACTGTGTGTTTTTGGGCTTTGAAGACCACTGGCATGACAACGAGCAAAAAGTATTCACACGCTGGGCTGAAGAATCTGCCGACCGTGCCTGCTGGCACCTTGCTCGTGATTATGATCTAGTGCTCACCCATGACGAACTAGGAGACTATGGACACATACATCATGTGCTGGTACATCGTGCAGTGCAGTGGCATCCTAGACTGGTAACTTTTGCACGGCCTGGTGAAGGAGTTACACATACAATTCCACCTGGCACATACAACTTAGACGAATTGCCCATGCACAAAGAAATTATTGCTAGTTTTCACAGCGAAGAACACCGAAACAGTTACAAGGAAACACTATGAAATTAATGGTAGCAGGCTGCTCGTTTTCGGCAGTGAGTCAAACTTTGCCAGGCACTGCTTGGAGTGAACGCTTGGCCGAAAAACTAGGTGGCTGGGAGTTGGTTAACCTAGCACGCCAAGGTTGTTCAAACGGCGGCATCCGTATACAAATAGACGAGATACGCAGACAGCGTCCAGACTTTGCTGTGATTGGTCCTACCTTCTGGGATCGTATGGAAATACCTGCAAACTCTGTGCCATATGATTGGTCACAGGCACCCAGCGCCGGGGAAAATCCTCCACTAGAACGACACCTACAAAATAGAAAACTGGGCAATGGCTACAACAGACAAGATGGCATACGCAATGTAAATTATGGTCGGGAGCCATCAAACATGATCTGCGAAACTATTTTTACTCTTGCAGAAAACTTTGATCATCCGTACAGACAGGGCCGCATTACCAAACAAGCGCAGAACGGCATACGTCACTGGATTGATTCAATCTATGACAATGCTTGGAAAAAGCAACAGGACGAGTGGATGATCCGAGAAGGTGTGATTACCATGTTCTTGGATGACATCAAGTTTTTAGTGCTACCCAACTTGCTGTGGCCATTCGATCCTGACAATCATACCTTATGGCGTGATGCGTTTCCTAAACTTATCCCTGATCACTACATACAATTGGACACAACTAAAAGTCCTCAAGCCATATGTGGCAGTTACCCATTTTCAGGAGACGACCCTGGATATCATTCTGGTCCCGAAGGACAGGAAAAAATTGCTGAAAACTTCTATCAGCACATTTCAACCCACTTCGTCATCCCATAACCAATGGCCACCTTCAATGTGTTGATGCAGTAGATCAGACATTGTGGCTTGAAACTGAATCTGGTAACTGCGCAATCTAGCTTGGTTGTGATCCAGTATGGCTTGTATGCGTTCATACAACACTTTGGGATTTTCAAAATATGCCAACTGCAATACCTGATGCATGGCCCGTTCAAATCGTATGCTGTCCACAGGATGTTCATCGTAGCTTTCGTCAAGGATACTGCTAAATGTTTCAAACCCTAGTTCGCGCATGCGAGCAAGAAATCCTTGTGCGCCAAAAAACACAAAAATTCTTCTGGCTAACAAACACTTGGTAACTTTTTCACTCCAGAAAAATGTTGTGCCAGTGCCCAGTGTTTCACACACAATGCTGTAATGACTGCGTTGATAGATGTTCCAGGGCACATATGGACTGATACTGCGAGTGATGTTGTCCGTGACTTCCCATGCAGGATTTAAGTTTGCACTCACGTAAGGCCACTTTAGCGGAGTGTCATAAAAAGTCTGCTGAAATTGATCACAGTTTCTGTCAATCAATTTGCCTTCAAAGCAATCTCTGTAGGTCACAATGCTACGATCCAACAGCCCAGTTTTGTCCATGGCCATCATCACATAGTCACGGTGCGGTCTACGTGCTCCTAACAGTGCTTCAAACATGTAGGGTTTTTGATCTTGGTAGGTGTCTTGGTATTCGTTGTGTCGCAAGAGATTGTAAGCCCACCAAGGGCGATACACCATGCAGGATTGATCCAATTCTTCTCCTTGCACAAGACCGCCTACTGCCAACACATAACGTTGAATTTTGTTTTTTTCAATCCAGGCACGTATTTCTTTAACACTGTAGTATTCAATGTCACTCAGCAGTACCAAATCAAACTGACTGAGATCCATGTCAGCCAGTGCTGGATCATAATCAAACACGCCGGGCTCGTTGCACAGCACACGAAATGCTGCTACAGACCACGGTTGACTCAGCGCCAGTGCAGGATCGTTGGTAGTTTCAAATCTGCCCAGACCCCAATCAGCTGTGACATCAATACTTTGTGATGCAGGTTGATACACAGGATATCGGAACTTTGCTGGGTATGTTATTGTGTACATTGCTTCACCATGTGTTGATAATGTTCAAAATTAGGTATGTCCAATGTGTCCCAATCAAGTTGCATGCTTTGACTTAGGTCCGGCACAGCATCACATACTGCATTGAACTCTTTGGCATTCAATGTAGACAACAGCTCCAATTGATTGTATTCAAAACGTTTCTGAAAAGTGTAGTTGATGGGATCACAACATGCTGCCCAGTTTCCTATCAATTCATATTCTGAAAACCATTTGATTATTTCGCCTGTGCCCCAGGGAGGTATTGTGGGCATGCCAGGAACAGCGTCAATAATAGCGTCCAGCCACAGTTTGTTGGGCCAACGTTGGGCCAGCAGTTTGCGCAATTCAAGCCAGTGTGTGCGCAGTACAGGCACAAGCTCTGACACAAAACAATGCGGGCTGGCCTCTGGCAATCCAGTAATGCTTTCAAATACCCCATGATAACTGCCGTGCTTGGTGTCAGGTATCACAAGATAATTCAGTTGTTCACCATCCCAGCATCTATAAGGTTCAATCATAAAAGTGTCACAGTCATGCATGAGTATGACATCTTCTTCCAACAGGTCTCGGTAGGCCAGTTTGATTGCTTGTTGTCGCAACCACCAGCCCCGATAGTCATGGTCAAACACCCAGTTGTTGACTTCAGGATAGCGTTGGTATATCACACTGTCATTCATGTACTTTAGCTGTGAAGTATCAATACCATAGCGTTCAAACACTGGCCATAGTTCATGCTGTGGCACTGGCGAAGCTATTATGGTGTAATCTATGCCCAGTAAATTATGGTCCCACTGCATGGCAAAACATGCATGTGGCACACGATATCTTGCTAGGAACAATACTCTTGCTACAGTCATAACAAGTTGACAATTTGATTCATGAATTGTTGTAGATCTTTATTCATGTTCGATTACAAGTTACTACACATTGATAAGTTCTGCCAGCCGCAATGCTAGACTCATTCCAGGTTTGTTCCACACGTTCAAACCATTCAAGACAGTGTTCAAGAGGATATTCCAATGCATTGTTTTCTGTTACTAATGGAGCCAGTTCTTGATTGCCGGGATGATTCATGGTATGCGGATAAAACCCCAAAAAGCAGCAGGGATAAACAGAGCCGTCGGCAGCTATGTATATTTCTCGATTGCGTTTGTGATGACACTGCATGTCTAGCACAGGAGTATCTTTGTGATGTGTGATTGTTTTGGCATCGTACCAAGTGATATGACTTTCCAAAAAAGGATGCACTGTTTGATTGGTAAGACCGCCAGGGTCTGGACCAATCTTGTGACTGAATGTGCCGTCTCGATTGTATACCGACGTGCGATCTCTTCCATCATAGATATTTTCAAACTTTGCAAAGCCCATTTGGGCAGCCATATCTCTGCAGGCCTGTTCCTGATGACGGTTATGATCAAACGGCACAAACCTCCATACAGCTTGTCCACCAGCGTTGATCAGTGCTTGAGCATGTGAAATTATTCTATGCCAGTCTGTGTCTTGGCGATACAAATGATGCGTGTCTGCTAGGCCATCAATGGCAAAACCCACTGTAACTTTGGGTAGAGCCAGTCTTGCCCACCATTCTGGACTGCGCACAGAACCATTGGTATTGATAATAACAGGTACCTGATGCTCTACCAGGTATTCTACTATTTCAACAGCATCACGTGCAGAAGCAAAATCACCCAGATTTCCATTGAATGCCACACCTCTAAATTCATATATGATTGGCACACGATCTCCAATGGGCGGATCGGGCTGAATTAGTTGTGCTAAAACGTTAGGAGTTAGAATTTTCTTGAAATCTCCAACACTGAGTTCACACAGCGGATATCCACTATTGTAATCATACCCTCGATAGTTTCTCATGCACATGGGGCATCTGGCATTGCATCTAGTGGTCAATTCCACATGCACTTTGCGTATATCATTCAATTTTAGCATGCAATATTTATAGACCCACTTAATGATAAATATCTTTATGAACAAAAAGTTTGTCAAGGTAATTTGCGAAGTTTATTGCCAAGGTTGGACTGACCCTCCAACCTACCGAGCTTATGTCAATAATGAATTGTTTACCGAACGCACCTGGGTTTGGCGTGATCAGCATTTGGAAGAGTCTTTTCAAATTGCCGCAGAACCAGGTAAGTACAAGTTGCGCTATGAATTATTGCCTGGAACATTAGCGTCAATACAGCAGCTGAATTGGCGTGTGGTTGATGGCCCGGGCATGATAGACAGCGGCGGCGAGTTGGAAATACTATAATGAAAATTCAAGAAATCATGGAAAATGCGTCAGTGGGCGGCACCAGTGCTGGTAGTATAGCACCTGTGAGCCAGGCCTTAGGCATGGTGTCAAGATCAGGCGGATCCTTGTTGAGTGGTAAATATACAACTGATCCTACGCCTAACACGCCCAAGGAATACAAAAGGAATAAGAATGTTAGCGGACGCTTTAAAAACACTCCTGGCAACTGAGGAGGCTTTTGCTCTCAAAGCCAAACAGTTCCACTGGAACGTTGAAGGCCCAGACTTTGGCCAGCTTCACGCTTTCTTTGACGCAATCCATGACGATGTTTATGGTGCTACAGATCCCACAGCAGAATACATACGTGCCCTGGGCGACTATGCTCCTGGTAGTTTTGAACGATTTGTAGAATTAACAAAAATACAGGGCCAAACAAAAATTCCACGTGCCCGACTCATGCTAGAAGAACTCTTGGCCAACAACGGCCAAATGTTGGATCTTCTCAATCAAGTCTTCCAAGTAGCAACTGAAGAAAACCAACAAGGTATTGCTAACTTCATTGCTGAACGCATCGATGCTCATCAAAAGCATGGCTGGATGCTGAGAAGTTACCTGAAAGAAGAAAGAGCATGAGTTCGGACATTAGATCAATACTGGAACGCCTTGCGGCGGTAGAAGGTAAACTTACGCCAGTAGGCGTCAAGCATGGGCTTAACACACAACAAAAAGGTGTGCCACAGTTGCCTGCGCTGTTCAAGCCTAAATCAGCCAGTCCTGCGTTGCGTGCCAAAAAAGATCCAGCACATCCAATGGATGGATACATGGTGGGTGATTCTGTAGAGCCCAGAAAATCCGCACTAGAAGAAGCCATGCAAGAAGTTGAAGAAGATATGTTGAGCAAGGTCAAGAAGGACCTTACACAATATCTTGATCAGTTGGAACAAAAAGTTCGAGTTGATCGTGAACTCAAAGACAAAGCAGTTGACGCTGTGGAAAAAGGTCAAGCCGAAGAAGAAATTGAAGAAGATGACTACGAGTTGACAGATCCCAGCACAGTGCATGGCATCGAGGACAAAGTAGACACTCAGCTAGGCAACCCACAACAGCCTATCAATGACATGTCAGAAACATCATCTGCTCCGGTAAAAAGTTACGCCATGGAATATGGTGTTACCTTTGAATGTTATGGCAACGAAAAGGATGGATTTGAACTGCGGCAAGGTAATAGATCCATGCCCAGCAAATTTAAAAACCTAGACCATGCTGACATGGCAGTAAAGTTGTTTCAAAAACGCAGAGCAATGAAACAACAGGCTCAACAAACAAGCCAACAAGATTATTTGGATGAACGCTAAAATGATATACACTGATCTAATCAAACCAACTACCACAATCAACGAGCAACAGCTTGACGAAATTAGCCTGGACCAGGTTGGTCGAGGCATTGGCGGCCTTGTCGGCGGCATTGGTAAAACAGCAGGCGCTGTGGCAGGTATTCCGCAAGGCCTGGGTCGAGCAATTAAAAAAGGTTATCGTGGATCAGTAAAAGGCATTGGTGGCGAAGATGATGCTGGCAGCACAGTGCCCGGCGCAGCCTATGGTGACACATCTGGCGCCAAGGCCGGCGGTAAAGCAGAAATGCCAATTGGATCTAATACGATTAATCCTCGTACCGGCAAGCCCTATGTGCCTAGTGATTTTTCTGGGCCGTCAGGTGGTAGTGCAACAGCAACACCTGCACCTGCTGCTTCTGGCGGTGGCGGTGGCGCAGCAGCCACACGAGATGCTGACACAGTCAAAACAGAACTGCGCAATTTAGATGCAGCCTACAAAACAAGACGCAATGCGCTAAACAAAGAACTTGAAGCACTGTCATCAACACCTGCTGGTGATGCTGGCACAGAACCTACTGCAGAACCCGCAACCGGTGCATTGGGATCAGCAATTGCAGGAACCCCAACTGGTGGCAAGCCTGAAACAGTCAGCATTGGTGGACAAAAGATTTCTCCAAGCGATCCGTTGTATGCCAAAATTGCCGCATCACAAGTGATGCAAAACAAACCTCTAGTGCAATCCATTCAAGCTCTTGACGCCAAGCAGTTGGAAATAGTCAAACAGATATTGTCTAAAAAGGCCGCTGGTGCATTGGAAGAACGTTTGCCTCCTACAGTCGCACCTGTGGTACCAAACAAAAGCAGAATGAGCCAAGCATACGACATGGGCAAACAAGCTCTAAAAACCACAGGTTCAGCAATTGCTGCAACACCACGTGCGCTTTCAACTGCTGCTGGTGCCACAAGAGGTGCATTCACTGGAATGTCACAAGCATACGCTAAAGGCAAACAAGCTGGTACCAAGTATGTAGGGCAAGGCGAATTGAGCTGGGACGATATACAAGTTGAATTGGCCAATCTGTCAGTAGAAGATGCCAAAGCATTGTTGAGTTTTGTAAATCAACTGGGAGTCACAGCAGCAGAGCCTGCTCCAGCACCAGCGCCAGCACCAGGAGCGACAGCACATGAACCAAGTGATGTTCAAATAGCTAATTTAGTTAGAGATGTTCAGAAAGGACCTGATGAAGTATTATCCAGATTTGCCGCAAGAACAGATTTACATCCAAAAATGAAAGCAGTTCTTGATGCTGAGATAGCAAAAAGAGCTAGTAGACCACCCGCACCTGCTCCAGCAGACGCCTCTGGCTCAGGAGCAGCCGGCAAGGTTCCTGGATACACAGGTCGCAAGGTCAAACTGCCTACAAAGCAAACAAAAACTCTGCCCACAAAGACTAAAAAGAAAAAACTAAGAGAGAAGATTGTTGCAGAAACTTTGACTTGGAGCAAAAACTTTGATCCAAGCCGCCACCTAATCAAACAAATCCGTCGTACATAAGAACTCTGGCCTTAGGACCGAGTGGGCGGCTTCTGCCCGGGTCATTGGATTCGCTACCCAATGATCCAAAACGAGCAACCATACATTGACTTTCTTTAAATAAATCTATATACTATTGTTTTAGGAGGCTCTATGAGCGGCAAAACATTTAACGGCGAGCAAAAACTCAAACTCACTCAGATCATCAACGAAGGCATGCAAGTCATGCACGAAATTGAAACTCTCAACGGCGGACTTACTGACACCATCAAGGCTGTGGCTGAAGAACTGGAAATCAAGCCTGCTGTACTTAAAAAAGCAATCAAGCTGGCACACAAAGCTGAATTTGGCAAAGCCAAACAGGATCACGAAACCCTGGAAACTATTTTAGAAACAGTTGGTAAAACTCTTTGAGCTATCAAGTTTTTCAACACTGGGATCCATTACAGGTATGCGTGGTCGGTATGACGTACCCGCCGGATTATTACTATTGGATCCAAGATCGCAACACACGCCAACGTTTCCAAACGTTGGCAGAAGAAACTGAACAAGATTATCAAGCCCTTATTGCACTATTGCAAAGCCGGTTCGGAATCCGTGTGTTGCGGCCTCAACTGCCTGAGGATCTCAGTGCTTTGAAAATTCATGATCATTGGGTGCCACCGCCTGTAACTCCAAGAGATTATTTCATCATGATTCATGATGAACTGTGGGTTCCGCAACAGCCAAACAGCTCACATGCTCAAAGAGCATACGCCAATCAAACTGAACTGACTTGGACAGAATTTCAACATAGAGATCTTGCACAACATCGTGCTAAATTGAGTTGTTATCAAAACGTCGTTGAGCATGTGTTGTCACAAGGCAACACAGTACGACATACAGATCTTGATGTAGTGTCAGGATGCTTTGTGAGTCGCATTGGTCAAGACTTGTATTTTGCCACTCAAAGTTATGATGAAGATCAAACACAACTGTTGGCCAAAGTCAATCAACTGTTCCCGCGCACACGCAATCGCATTGTGAATGCTGGCGGTCACGGAGATGCTACCTATTGCCCAGTTACTCCTGGATTGATCATTAGCCTACGAGATGTGCCAACTTACGCAGACACTTTTCCTGGATGGGAAGTGGTGTACTTGCCACCAAGTGATTATGCAGACACTGCGGAATTTCGAGCCAGCATGAAGCACAATCGAGGCCGCTGGAACATTCCGGGCTTTGAATCAGATCCTAATCTTGTACACATGGTTGAACATTACTTTGAGTCTTGGGTAGGCAATGCTAGTGAAACTGTGTTTGATGTCAACATACTTGTGATAGATCAAAAGAACATTGTGGTATCCAGCCACAATGATCAAGTTGAAAAAGCCTGTGCTAGACACGGTATTGAAGTTCATGTGTCGCCGTTTAGGCATCGTTATTTTTGGGACGCTGGTATACACTGTATCACAAACGACTTGAGTCGAGCATGATAAGATTTCCTGTCAACACACTGTCTAATATAAATATCTGCGAGTCGCTCTCGTTACGAGCATGAATCATGGCTTACCGGCCACAAACGGAGAACAATGAGTTATATCGACGCACTTTTTGATCGTGAACACGATCGCATACATGTAGTAGAACGCCGCGATGGCGAACGAGTCTACAAGGAATATCCTGCCAACTACATTTTCTATTATGACGATCCTAGAGGCAAGTTTCAAAGCATCTACGGCACACCTGTAAATAGATTCTCATCGCGCAACAACAAAGAATTTCGCAAGGAAGTTCGCAGCCAGTCGGGCAAGCAGTTGTATGAATCAGACATCAATCCTATCTTTAGATGTTTGGAAGAGAACTACAAAGACCAAGATGCTCCAGAACTGCACACAGCATTTTTTGACATCGAAGTTGCGTTTGATGCAGAGCGTGGATTCTCGCCTGTGGCAGATCCCTTCAATCCTATCACTGCTATATCTGTATATTTAGATTGGCTGGATCAGATGATCACACTGGCGGTGCCGCCTAAACATCTAAGCTGGGATACTGCACAAGAGCTGGTGGCCGAGTTTGAAAATACCATCTTGTTTGAGCGTGAAGAAGACATGATCAAAATGTTCTTGGATGTGATTGAAGGTGCGGATGTACTTACAGGTTGGAACTCAGAAGGTTACGACATTCCTTACACAGTAAATCGTACCACAAGAATACTCAGCAAGGATGACACACGACGCTTTTGTTTGTGGGGACAGTTTCCCAAGCAAAGAATGTTTGAACGCTTTGGCGCAGAGAATCAAACTTACGACTTAGTCGGTCGTGTGCATATGGACTACATGCAGTTGTATCGCAAGTACACATACGAGGAACGCCACTCATATAGTTTGGATGCTATCGGCGAGTACGAGCTGGGTGAACGCAAAACACAATTTGAAGGCACACTGGATCAGTTGTACAACCAGCACTTCAAAAAGTTTATTGAGTACAACCGCCAAGACACCATGATCATTGCCAAGTTAGACAAGAAATTGCGTTTCTTGGACCTAGCCAATGAACTGGCACACGCCAATACTGTGTTGCTACAAACCACAATGGGTGCTGTGGCAGTGACTGAACAGGCCATTATCAATGAAGCACACGAGCGTGGAATGGTTGTGCCCAATCGTAAGCAACGCCTTACAGATGATGACACCCAGGCCGCAGGTGCTTATGTGGCATATCCTAAAAAGGGCCTGCACATGTGGATTGGGTCAGTGGACATCAACAGTCTATATCCATCTGCAATTCGTGCCATGAACATGGGTCCAGAAACTGTGGTGGGCCAATTGCGGCAAACCATGACTGATCAGTTGATCAAATCCAACATGGCCAAGGGACAAAGTTTTGCGGCTGCATGGGAAGGCTTGTTTGCCAGTTTAGAGTATACTGCTGTGATGGAACAGCAACGTGGTACAGAAATTACCATTGACTGGGAAGGTGGCGAAGAGTCAGTACACTCTGCTATGGAAATCTGGCACATGATCTTTGACTCAAATCAACCTTGGATCCTTACTGCCAATGGTACCATTCTCACTTACGAGAAGAAAGGTATCATCCCTGGCCTGCTGGAACGCTGGTATCGTGAACGACAAGAACTGCAAGCCAAGAAGAAGCAGACCAAGGATCCCAAAGAGATTGCGTTCTGGGACAAACGTCAATTGGTCAAGAAGATTAACTTGAATAGCTTGTATGGTGCTATTTTGAATCCAGGCTGTAGATTCTTTGACAAGCGTATTGGGCAGTCAACCACACTGGCAGGTCGAAGTATTGCCAAGCACATGGATGCTCACATCAATGAGTGCATCACAGGCGAATATGATCACACAGGCAAGGCCATCATCTATGGTGATACAGACTCATGCTATTTTTCTGCGTGGCCCATACTGGAAAAAGAAGTTGCAGAAGGACGGATGGAATGGTCAAAAGAAATCTGCATCCAACTGTACGACTCAATTGCTGATCAAGTGAATGAGAGCTTTCCAGCGTTTATGGAACAGGCGTTCCATTGTCCCCGAGACATGGGTGCGTTGATCAAAGCAGGTCGTGAACTGGTTGCTGACCGCAGTTTGTTCATTACCAAGAAGCGTTATGCTGTGAACATCATTGACTTGGAAGGCAAGCGACTGGATGTAGACGGCAAGATTGGCAAGACCAAGGCCATGGGCTTGGATCTCAAGCGTTCAGATACCCCCAAAGTAATTCAAGACTTCCTGTTAGAAATTCTAAATAAAGTACTGGCAGGTACACAACGAGATGAGATCATTGAACGCATTAGAGAATTCAAGTATGAGTTTAAAGAGCGTCCAGGCTGGGAAAAAGGATCGCCTAAGCGTGTGAACAACTTGACCAAATATGCGGCAGAGGAAGCACGCCTGGGCAAAGCAAACATGCCAGGACACGTTCGTGCCGCAATGAATTGGAATCAAATGCGTAGAATGAATTCAGACAACTACTCAATGCAGGTTGTGGATGGTATGAAAACCATTGTGTGCAAACTCAAATCAAATGCACTTGGATGGACATCAATTGGCTATCCTACAGATGAGCAAAGATTGCCTGCATGGTTTACTGAACTGCCGTTTGACGATGGGCTAATGGAAGCAACTGTTGTGGATCAAAAGGTCGACAACTTGCTGGGTGTGTTGGAATGGGACCTTGCGTCTGCTACCAACACAGAAAATACTTTTACATCACTATTTTCATTCGAATGAAACTGAGCGAACTTGTTGATTACTTGAACCACATTGATGAATTTGAGTTAGGTCAAATTCATCAAGAAGCCCGTCACAGACTTGATGCTGTGATACACAAAATTGCCAACCACAATGTGCAATTTAACAAATTTACACAAGGCATCATTGCCAATGGTAACAAAATTAATGAAAGTTTCCAGCAATTCAATCATACCATTGACGCTATACGCAGTCACGTGATTGACGCTATGACTGCACAGCATCCAGAATACTTGCGTGAAAGTTTGAGATTGTTCCAGCATGAAATGTGTTATGACACTACCGAACACATTCTTAATCGTAGGCTACGTTGCGATCCCGAAAGTGCTGAACTACTACAAGGTAGAATTTTACGCTACACAGATTGGCGTGTGCCTGGATTGATTTTCAGACCAGCACTGGAACAACACGTGGAGCAATTGGTACCATTGGACCCGTTGTACATGATTGACAACAATCTTGAATTGCTAGAACCTGCCTGTCAAGGATTTACTGAAGAATATCGACGTAGACTGAGATTATACACAGCTGAAGAGATTCTAGGCAAACCAATACTTGCACTGTTGCCAGATGCTCAGTTTGGATATTGCTTTGCTTACAATTACTTCAATTACAAACCATTGGAATTGATATGTCAGTACTTGGATGAGCTGTGGAAAAAACTTCGGCCTGGCGGAGTGGTGTTTTTTACCTACAACGACTGTGATCGTGCTCACGGAGTTGCATTGGCCGAGCGCAGTTACATGTGCTACACTCCAGGATCGTTGATTCAAGAACATGCTGAAACATTGGGATTTGAGCTCATGCATCGTCACAATGGCCCTGCTGACGTTGCATGGTTTGAGTTCCAAAAACCTGGAGAAATAGATTCGCTTAGAGGCGGACAAACATTAGCCAGAATAGTTGCAAATTCTAAATAAACCTGTTAAACTTAAACATTAGGAGTATACAAAATGAGAGATTATCTATTAGACTTAGTACAACACACACACGATCTTGGCTGCATTGATTTGATCAAGATTGTAGGCGATGACAAAGCCACACAAATTGTAGGCCTTGCTGAAGACATGAGCGTGGTTGTGGAAGGTGAATTCAAAAATCCACATCCAGACTTTGTGGGCACATTTGGCATGCCAAACTTGGCCAAGATCAAAATTCTGTTGAACTTGCAGGAGTACAAAGAAAACGCCAAACTCAGCTTGAGTCGCCGAGCAGGCGGCGAGCCAGATGGCATCAAGTTTGAAAATGCCGCAGGCGATTTTCAAAACAACTATCGTTTCATGGCCGAAGCCATTGTGACTGAAAAACTCAAGACGCCCAAGTTCAAAGGTGTAAACTGGCACATTGAATTTGAACCCACTGTGGCTGCCATCCAACGCCTGCGTATGCAAGCACAGGCCAATGCTGAAGAACCACATTTCCAGGCCAAGACTGAAAACGGAGACTTGAAGTTTTTCTTTGGTGATCATAGCACACATGCTGGTAACTTTGTGTTCCACCCAGGTGTAAATGGTCAATTGAAACGTGCTTGGTCGTGGCCTGCTCAACAAGTCATGAGTATCCTGTCATTGACTGGGGACAAGACCGTTCGTATCAGTGATGATGGTGCTGCCAAGATCACGGTGGATAGTGGCATTGCTGTTTACAATTATATCTTACCAGCACAAAGCAAGTGATATGTTTAAAAAACCAACAGGACCTAAATTTGTTGATGATGGTGATCCGGCAGGACCTAACCAAGCTGGGAATGGACAAAGCTATTGCATTGTCAAAGATAATCCATCAAGATGTTTGATTTACGTTCACATTCCTAAAAATGCCAGCAGCTGGACCAAGCATCATACACCGGGATATTTGTTTAACTACCGTACACAAAAATTTTACGAAGATATTCCAACACAATACAATATCAACGTTTCAACATGGTCAGAACATTTACAGAATGCCCAGTATGCTGTGATACTTAGAGATCCTATCAATCGGTGGGTGACTGGACTAGCACAGTATCTGCAAGGATGGGATCCAGAACATCCATTGCATATAAACAATGTTGATTGGGATATGATATTCGATACTGTAATGTTCGACAGTCACACTCAACCACAATGTGATTTTATTAAAGGTATCGATCATTCTAAGATCACTTGGTTACGGTGTGATGATGAGCTGGCCAAAAACTTTGGCAAGATGATGGAACAGTTTACTGGTACACCGTTTAATCTCACAACAGAAGATCAAGATCCTACCAATGTGTTTAATATTACTAAAAAGATCAACCCCACAGTGACAGAATTGTTCACTACAGAGTTACAACAAAATATAGTAGATCGTATCAATGAAAAACTTTCAAGCAATCCAGACTATCTAAATAGACTTCGCAGTTTCTATAAAGAGGACTGTGAACTATTTGAAACAGTAAACTTTTACCAAGCATGACCCAAGACGACTTAACTGCCAAGCAATCGGACTACGCTGTGTTCCTTCCGGCCATCAGCGGGTTCTATGCCACGTTCATAGGCAAGCAAAGGAATGAACCATATGTGGATCCGGCGAGATTGCCTCAGGGCCTTAGTGACATGGAGCAACTTAATTGGCTTAACTCTACCAAAGCACTTTTCCCTTACCGTTGGTCCCTATACTCTGGAGGGCATGCAAATCTCGATCTTGCTAAACAAGACTGGTCAGAAGACATGGTACGGAACAGAGAGCCTGGCACAATCATGCTGGGCGACTCTGGTGGTTTCCAGATTGCTAAAGGTGTGTGGGAAGGTGATTGGCGAGCCAACTCAGGTTGTGCCAAGGCTCAGGCCAAACGAGAACAAGCACTAGCCTGGTTAGATGGTATAGCAGACTATGCTATGACACTTGATATTCCAAGTTTTGTTATCAATGAAAAGAATGGATGGAAGTCTGGCATTAGCACTTTGGATGAGGCAGTCAAGGCAACACATTACAACAACGAATACTTCATGAAACATCGCAAGGGTGTGGCAAACGGTGGTACCAAGTTCTTGAATGTGTTGCAAGGTGGTAACCATACTCATGCAGAAGAATGGTATCAGATGATGAAGGATTATTGCGATCCACAAAAATATCCAGATACGCATTTCAATGGCTGGGCCATGGGCGGACAAAACATGTGTGATGTTCACTTGGTACTCAAACGTATTGTGGCATTGCGCTATGACAATTTACTTCAAGAAGGTGTCCATGATTGGATGCACTTCTTGGGAACCTCCAAACTGGAGTGGGCTGTTTTATTAACTGTAATCCAAAGGGCCGTGAGAAAATATGTCAATCCAAACTTCACAATCTCGTTTGACTGCGCCAGTCCGTTCCTTGCAACAGCAAACGGACAGGTCTACTTTGAAAATGTCTTTGAAAACAACTCAAAATGGTCGTATCGCATGGCTCCTACAGCCGACGACAAAAAGTACGCCACTGACACACGTGCCTGGGGTACAAGTATAGTTGCCGATGGAGTAGTACCACGTTGGGAAGATAGCCCCATAAGCAAACTTCTCAAGATGAAAGACATCTGTATCTACAAGCCAGGCGACCTAAATAAAAATGGTAAAGAAGGCAAGACATCGTGGGACAGTTTCTCATATGCTTTACTCATGGGCCATAATGTCTGGATGCACTTGACCGCAGTACAAGAAGCCAATAGACGTTTTGATGCAGGAGAACATCCTGCCATGATGCGTCGTAGCACTGGTGACTATGCTTACTTTGAAGACATTGTGGAAGATATTTTCACTGCACCCACAAGAGAACAAGCCGAATCTATTGTTGAGAAATACAGTACATATTGGATGGAGATTGTGGGCACACGAGGCTTTAAGGGCAAGAAGACTGTGAATGCTACTACTCAATTCAATGCATTGTTTGAATATGAGGACAGTGAGTCGGAGCCCGACGAAGTAGATTTGGACAGTGACAAATTGGACAACCTGAGCACAGAAATATAATACTTTTATTTTAACAATTTGATTGACTCAAAATTGTTCTTGTGTTATAGTGTGTGCATTGTAACAACTTAGGAGTTGGTTTTGAATATTCAGAAACTACTTGCACAAGATCCCAACAAAGCCGTTCTAAAGGCTATAACGGCCGGTGTAAGATTAGCATTTATGGCCGGCGACTTGCGAAAATTTGCTAATCATGTTAAAGCCCGCACAATCGAAGAACTCAAAGAATATTGCTATTACAAAAGATTTTTCAATGGTGGTTTTGCCGCAGGACCTGAATATAACCAGGCGAGCATTTCTGGTGACACTGTGCATTGGAGTAATGGCGGTATCAGAAAATTTCATTCAGATGTTATGGGATTACAACATGCTACCGGCAATAGCGGTACAGATCTAATCACTGGCAAGGCCATTGGAAGAATGCATGAGCTAGGGTTGGCCGGTTTATCAGGTGATAACTTTGCCAATGAATGGCATTGCGAGCACACATATCCTATTAAACAAATTGAAAAAGATTTAATTCGAGAAGTGATCGAAAACAGCAGGAGAGTCAGCCCTAAAGACATGGCTAGATATGCAATGAATCATGCTTTAGCAACGACCGTTCATACGTCAGAAAGAACACACGGTGGTCCCACTACTAACGAAAATTTACGTCCGTTTGAAAAATATAACGACGGAGTGTTACAGTATGTTGACGGAAGATTCATTGACGTAACCAATGCAACAATACAAGAAGTAACCTATAATAGATGGAATCGTAATTCTTACTACAAGGAATTTATTTGCTTGTTTGAAGATCTTCCTGATTCAAATTTTGAAGATGTTAGGGAAGAAACAAAGCAGAGTCTCTACAATATAACTCCTGGTTCGACAGAACGCAAGTTAATCGATTTGACTCCTGAAGCATTAGATGTATTGGCTCAAAATGATCCAATGGAAATTGCAACCAGATGGTGCCCTGATGCCTTCAAAGATCGTTGGAAAAAGAAGAAGTAACTCTTGCTTTCTCTCTCGTGATCCTGTATACTGTTAAATATGTATGCAGGATTTCTTTATAAGGCAACAACATGGCACAACTATTTGATATCAACAACAAAAAACTAGTAACAAACCGCATAGGCAGGCAATATTGGATCTGGGACAATGACAAACTTTATGAACAGCGTATGGCAAGAGAAAACGGTCCATACCAGGCTCGCAATTTGGTAATGAATCGTCGCTTGCTACCTAATGCAAGAACTGTAATTGACATTGGTGGCAACATTGGCATGAACGCAATTGAATATGCCACCTGGTGCCAACATGTAAAAACCTTTGAGCCCATGCAGTCTAGCATGGAACTAATGAAACTCAATGTAGACATTGCAAAAAATGCAAAACTTCAAGGTCGTTATTGGGATAGCAAACTGCAACAAGTAAGACATCAGCCGGATCGTCCAGATGGCTGGTTCAAGTTCCCCAATGGCACATTTGCCAGTCTTGACTTGATAGGAGAGATTGAGTTTTTTGAATATGCATTAGGTAAAGTCGCTGGAATTATTACCATGGAACAAAAAACCAACGAGTGCAGTCGCGGTGATGCTGTGTTACTTGATGGCAAAACTACCAACAATCCCACACAGACTGCAGAGCAACGCACACTTGACAGTTTTGGGTTTGAAAATGTTGATCTTATTAAGATTGATATTGAAGGTTCTGAACTGTTTGCATTAGAAGGTGCAACACAAACCATTGCTAAGTATCAACCCGTGGTTCAGGTCGAACTGCGAGATACACATTGTAAACGATTTGGGTACACTTGCAATGATATTATCAATCTTATGATGGGGTTAGGTGATTATGTGATGTGTGATTTTAACGGCAATGACCTTGGTAAAAGTTATACCAAAGTATCTGGAGTTATGGATCGTTTCTTTGTGCCAAGATCAATTTTTGATGCTACTGAATTTAAAAATAAAAAGGTACACCCTGGCATGAAAAAAACTAAGACAGACAAAAAAGCAAACAACAAACATTTATCTAACTTATTTGAGATTACATTATGAATAGACCCGGACACGAAGATACCAATTTCTTTGTAGGTACAGAAGTTGAGGCCAGTCCTGTAGCCGGTCACCGTACATTGTTTGTGGTCGGACTGCAAGATGCAGATCAAATCATGTGGCAACTGGGTGAGTCAGACCACAAGAGTAAAAATCCAATCACACACATCTACTTTGGCGCCAATCAAAGTTTTCCAAACCCCACTATGAACGATGCTGGAGTCTGGACTGCCTGGGAACAGATGATTCAACCGTGGCTGGATCGAGGATACTGGTGTACCTTGGATCTTGATTCAAGTGCTGTGGAAGGATTGTGCGAAGGTAGCTTGTGCGAACAAGCACAATTTGTTCCTATGATTTCAGTGAAACTGCCTTATATTAAACTGCTAGGCTACAATGCCACTATCAAGCTAGACGACAAAGATTTCAAAGCAACCAACCCAGGAGTATGGTGTCACAGCCTGCATGACTTGCTGGATAGAAAAACATTTACCTCTTGGGACCAATACACAAAGGATGAAGTAATCAAATGATACAAGATGAACGTGAACAAATTGAAAGAATCAAATATGCCGCACAAAGAAGAATCTGGGTTACCTTCCAAAAAGAAGGCATCCACTTCTACCCCGCAGCCGCAACAGATCCAGCCCTTAAGACGGGCGATGAGTATGATGTTAGTTTCCTTGGTACTCCTCACCGTCATATCTTCCACTTCCGGGTGTGGATTGATGTTGTACACAATGATCGAGACATTGAATTCATCCAGTTCAAACGATGGCTACAAAAACTCTACGAGTCAGGAACCGTCCAACTCGACTACAAGTCATGTGAAATGATGTCAGACGATTTGTATTTGCAAATTGCCGCACGGTATCCAGAACGCTCAGTCTGGATTGAGGTCTCCGAAGATGGTGAAAACGGAGCTCTTATTAAGTATGAAACTCACCGCCCTAGTATTAACATTGCTATCTAATAGGAAACAAAATGGCAAAAATCGCTATTAAATCTAACCCACGTGTGGCCGAGCTCTTTGAGCATCTTGAGCACTTCCAGGAGTTCTGCCAAGACTACGGTTATCGTTACAACGAAGCCGATTTGTATAACTTTAAGAGTTATGCCTGGCAGCAGTTCAACAAGTTTTCACAAGGCAAGAATGCCAAGAACATGTGGGACGAAGACACTCGTCGCTTTGCCGGAGCATTTCGTAACTAAGTGGCTGATGAAAAAATTTACATACACTGGACCAAGTTGGGCGGCATCTAGTTGGCCGCTGGATGTACCAACAACTAATCTTGCCAAGGAATGGGGGTTTGAGTTCTATGACCATGCTCAATCTGGAACTAGTGTGTTGGGAAGTTATATTAGATTGGTACGATCGCCTAATGTACCTGTAATTTGGATCTATAATGAACCTATTTTGTGTTTACAAGATGCAACTAAGTTAACTTTCAAAGAATTTATTCAGCGTTCAGACTGGAAAGATATTTGGGAAGAATGCAATCAATTTTGTCTGAACAAAATCAACAGTTTAAATAAACCTGTGTTGTTAATTGGAGCACACAGTGACATTGTTAATTGCAATTATCCAAACATTACTATAGGACATCTTTCCTGGCAAAAATTTCTAGCAGACAAAGCCGGAATGACTATTAATAATGGGTCGGTTTGTGTTATACTAAACGATGGCACAGAATTTGATATGCATCATTGTTGGGGTGCTGAAGTTATACACAGGTTCATGCACGAAACCCCTAACATCGATCCAGAACCAAGTTTGGTAGACAGTGTGTGGGACACATTCTTTTTTTGGAAACAACTTGAAACACAAGATTTGTTCAACAATGTTCATCCAAACTTCAAAGGCAATGTACTGTTTGCAGAACATTTAAAACCCACAGTGATAAAATTTTTACAGGAACATCAATGAGAAAACTATTTTACATGGGCTTGGAAAGTTATGAAGCCCGCTACACACTACAACTCACAGAGTGGAATCGACGTGTGTTTGACCGCAGAGGTCTTGATGTTGTGTATGTGCCTGGCACTACAATTGACAACACACAAGCTATCTCAGTAGGTCAAGTGTTAGACGCACACGGACGCAGTTTCTTTGCCATGAGCCAAATGATGAACTTGGTTCAGCTCATGAAGAACGGCGATGTTACCGGTGACGATGTGATCTACTTTGAAGACATGTTCCAGCCGGGCTTTGAAAGCCTTGGTTACATCATGAATCAGATTCCACAAGAACAATGTCCAAAGATTTATGTTCGTTGTTTGGCACAGGCCATTGATCCTGATGACTTTGTGCATGTGTGGGGTATGGCAAAGTGGATGAACTTGTATGAACAAATGGTCAATGAGATGGTGGCTTTCTCGGGGGGTGCAGTATTGGCTACCAATGAAGAAATGGTCGCGCACATGCGCATCGCTGGATGGACTGCTCCAATCTACAACATTTCCGGTCTGGCATTTGGAAAATCAGAGGTTCTGGAAAGAATTGGCGGTACAGAGAATATCACGCCGTTTGCTGAAAGACCGAGACGAGTGGGTTTTGCAGCCCGTTTCGATCAGGAAAAACAACCTGGATTCTTCATGGACCTTATTGAGATGTATGGTGAGCTTACCTCCGAACCGTGTGAGTTTGCAATATACAGTGGCGGACCTCTCCGATCCAACAATCCAGACTATATTGAACGTGCCCTCCGTATGGAGGCAGAAGGCAAGCTCAAGATCTACGACAATATAAGCAAGAATGAATACTATAGTCATCTCAACAATACTCGTGTGTTGTTTAATTGTGCTTTACAAGATTGGGTTTCAAACACCGTATCAGAGGCCGATACTGTTGGATGCAATGTGCTATATCCAGCGTATCGCAGTTTTCCTGAAACCTTCGCGAACGATCCCAATAGACTGTATATTCCCTGGAGCATAGATGATGCTTATCACAAAATGCAAAACCTACTTCGCGAGCCGCACCACAACATGGGACTTATTTCAGATTGGAACAATGCCACTGTGGATCGCGTTATTGATATTATTAGTGGTAGCGGTGAGCAATGGAATAGAGCGGGCAACCGCTATCGTGACCACGCTTCTCACGAAAAATATCAAGTTGTAAAGATTGAAAAATGATTGTAATTGTAACTGGATCAGCCGGGTACATTGGTGGTCAGACCATGCTGGCATTGAAAGATGCCGGGCATGAAGTATACGGCATTGATCGCAGACAGCCTCCTGAACATCTTAGAGGTGTGCCCGATGGATTCTTGTATCAGGACTTTGCAAGTGATGTAGCACTGAGTTGGATCATACAAAAGCAACCCAATGCTATCATTCATTGTGCTGGCACCAGCCTTGTGGGGCCTTCAGTACAGAACCCTTCAGAATACTACAACAACAATGTGGCCAAAACATTGAAGTTGTTGGATATTGTTAAACAAAGCATGCCTCGTTGTAGATTGGTGTTTTCAAGTTCAGCAGCCACATACGGTGAGCCCGTCATGAATCCCATACATGAAGTGGATCCCAACGAACCTGTTAGTCCTTATGGCGAATCTAAACTGATGATTGACATGATGCTGGAAAGCTATCACCGGGCATACGGTCTTGACTATGTTAGTTTTCGCTATTTCAATGCATGTGGTGCAGACCCCAAAGGCAGGCATGGTCAAGAGCCTGGTGCCACACATATTATTGCTAGAGTGCTTGAAAGCATAAGGGATCAAAAAGATTTTGTGTTAAACGGAAACGATTTCCCCACTGAGGATGGTACATGTGTGCGTGATTACGTGCATGTGGATGATATTGCCCGGGCCCACGTTCTGGCGTTATATCACAAAATCCCTGCGGGCGTTTACAATCTTGGCTCCAGCATGGGCACAAGCAATCACGGCATTATTGAAGCCGCACTTGATGAAACACAACAACCATTGAATGTTGTTGTTGGCAAGCGTAGAGCCGGTGACCCTCCTGTACTTACTGCCAGTTCAGAAAAGTTTAATTTGATAGCAGGAGCATGGCGTCATTATGAGCTAGATGACATGATTCAACACGCATGGAACTGGTATGTTCGACAAGATAAAAAAGTTTGAAGAAGAACTAGCAGAGTTCACAGGAGCACCGTATGCAATCATGACTGATTGCTGTACACATGCCATTGAACTTTGCTTGCGATATGATCGAGTACGAGCTTGTAAGTTTACACCTTACACTTATTTGAGCATTCCTATGACCATGCACAAGTTAGGCATTCACTATGTCTATCACGATATTGACTGGCAGCATTGGGAAGGCGAGTATGAATTCACTTACACTAGAATTTGGGACTCAGCTCGCAGATTGGAACAGGATATGTATCGGCCAGGCACCATGCAGTGTTTGAGTTTTGGACATACAAAGCCATTGGCTATTGGGCATGGTGGTGCTATATTGTTGGATGATAAAAAAGCATATGAAACCATATTGCGCCAACGCTATGATGGCAGAGACTTGACTGTGGCACCTTGGCAGGACCAAAAGACATTTCATGTGGGCTATCACTACAAGCCCAGTATTGAAGATGCCATTCAAGGTGTGGCATTGCTACAAGGTGTCAAGGAACACAATCCTAAACCTGTGTATGTGCCATATCCTGATCTAAGAAATATCAAGATTGTTGAATGAAGTGGTTTAGTTTTTCAAGACGCAATCTTGTGCATTATGGTGCATTGCACATGGCACAATGGTATCTTGATAACCCTGGTCCTAGAGTAGAACAAGATTTAGCAACCAGCGGAATGTCACGAGCCGACTTGCACGGCAAAAAACTCATAGTAGATTTTAGAGCCGAAGGCCAGTGTGACAAAGTGATCGGCAATCTAATTACGTATTTGCAAACACTACCAGTTGAAGATATCCTGGTGGTATTCAACGCTGTGGTTGACGTTGATGGCCTTTCGTACAAAGCACTGTCGCAACCTACTTTTCTAACAAATTTTGCCGGTTGGTTTGATCGTCTTGATGCGTCTGGTGCCGCTACTGGCATTGACACAAAGTTTTTGTGTTTGATTCGTAGGCCCAGTATAAGTCGTGCTAGACTTGCTGCTGGGTTGACGGACATCTCTAGTGTCAGACTCAGCTTTGGTAGCATGGGTGCCAATAACATTACCAACGAATACCGAGAAATTATACCAAGAGAATTGCCGCTGTTGTTGGATGGGATTGTGGAACGATCAACTGGGCTAGAACATGACCAAACCAACAGCATGTTCAAAACCTGCATGTTCAATATTGTTGCAGAGTCTGGCAGTCAGTCTGATGTTGGCGTGTGGCGCAGTCATTTTATCAGTGAAAAAACATTCAAGGCATTTGGCTTGAGACAAATTCCAATTTGGTTTGCAGTTCCTGGTCTGGTTGCTGAAGTGCGTAAACTGGGGTTTGATGTGTTTGATGACATTGTCACACACAGTTATGACAACATCACAGATGAAGATCAGAGATTACATGCTGTGCTGAAAGAAATACACAGGCTAGATCAATTGACTGTGGGACAATGTTGTGAGTTAAAACAACAGTTGTCCACACGCATTGAAAACAACTATAATCTGTTGAGAGAATATGCACGAGACGTAGATGCTTGGTACAGCCGCGTGGAAACAGAGTTTGATAAGAATGATTCATAGACTTGCTATTTTAGGAGACAGTTGGGCATATGGTGCAGAACTTGAGCCAGGCGAAAAATCATTTGGCCAGATCATTGGTGACCGTTTGAATGTGACCAGTGTGGATAATGTTGCAGTACCTGGATCCAGCATTCCTCACACAGTGTTGCAACTCAAAGGCTTTTTAGACAAGTACCGCACTGAAAGAGAAAATCCAGACAATAGGTACACTGTATTGGTGTTTTTGACTTCTCAACAACGTCACATGACCTGGCATGATCGGCTGGTACATTTGCAACCCAACGGAGTGGCTGTGCCCAATGCCAATCCCACAGAACACAATCTAAACGAATTGTATTACAAGTATTTTTCTAGCGATGCCGCACACGATTATGCTGTGAACACTGCTATCTTGACTGTGCAAGGAATTTGCAGAGAAGCCAGGGTAAATGCACTATTTGTTGCTGGCTGGCAAAAGATAAAATTTTGGTCTGAAGTAGACACTAGATACATGTATGAGAATGGCAAGGTAACTTGTGCTGACATACTGGGAGTGAAATTTACCAGTATGGAACGAGGACATGAATTGTTTAGCAGTAGTGGTGGCCATCCCAATCAACTGGGCCATCAAGTTATAGCAGATAGGTTAATTAGATGGGTCACAAATCAATTAATCTATTGACAAGTCAATCTAAATAGTTTACAATTAACACATAGACATCCACGTCTTATAACTCGGAGAATAACAATTGGAAAAAAATCTATCACAAGTCCTTCGCGAACGCATGAAGGCAGACGGCAAGAGATTCTGGGCTGGTGACAACATCAGTGATTATGTTGCTGAGTCAGATCGTGAACATTTGATTATGGAGGCCACTCAAGCATTTGAACAAGTTCTCGATACACTACTAATTGACAGGGAAAATGATCCTAACTCACAAGGCACGGCGCAACGCCTTGCAAAAATGTACTTCAATGAAATTATGGCTGGTCGCTATGAGACGAGCCCTAATGCTACGGCTTTCCCAAACGATACGGACGGAGCATACGAAGGTATGCTTGTGGTGCGTTCAGAGCTTAAGAGCATGTGTTCGCATCATCACCAGCCTGTTACGGGTGTGGCTTATATTGGAATCATTGCTGGCCCCAAACTTATTGGTCTATCCAAGTATACCAGGATTGCGCAATGGTGTGCCCGTCGAGGCACTCTCCAAGAAGAGCTATGTATGGATATTGCTCGCGAAATTGAATTCGCGACCGGGTCCAAGGATGTTGCAGTTTATATACAAGCTACCCATGGTTGTTGTGAGAATCGCGGTATCATGGCTCACTCTAGTCTCACCCAAACAACAGTTTTACACGGTGCGTTTAAATCAGACCAAAGTGTAAAAAAAGAATTCTTTGACAACATCAAACTACAACAGGACTTTGCACCACGATGATATTTTTTCATGCATTACGAGATGATCTGATGGTTCAACAACAAATCTCTAACTCATGGGAACACATGGTTGGAGTGATCATGTTGAATCAAACAGGCCGCAAATCTGTAAAAACAACCTTGCCAGAATTTTTATACTGGTTCCCAACGCCGGAAGCATTGATCGCAGCCGATGAAGATTTTGTAAAAAGCATTATTGCACCATTAGGTATGGCTAATGTAAGATACACCAGATTGAAAAAAATGAGTCAAGACTACATGACTTGGAATGGTGATGATGCTACCGATTTGTACGGCATTGGCAAATACGGCAGTGATAGTTATGAAATTTTTTTCAAGAAGAACTATACTGTAGAACCCAATGACAAAGAACTCAAACGATATCTCAAAGAGGAAGTTTGCGTATGATAATTATTACTAATTATACTGGCAACATTCAATTTCCAGTTGAAGAAGGATTGTTGGAATGGTTGCAAGCGAACTATCCCTACTCACAATACCATTTGGAGGAGATCTAAATGGCCGGACGAAAACCAATGGTGTCCAAAGCAGAACTATTAGCTCTTGAAGAGTTAAAACTGGAATTTGAAGCACTAACTACATTTACTACAGAGGAAAATCAAATGGCAAAATCAAAAGCAAAAACAAAGACTGAAGGGTCTGTAAAAAAACTCAGCGACAAGCTGGTCAAAGTTAACGAAAACTTTAGCATCAACATGTATGACAATGGCTACATGATTGAAGTAAGCGGTAGGGACGATGAAGACAACTGGAAAACTTCCAAGATCATCGTTGACACTGTAGACGAACTGTTGGTGTTGGTTCGTGAAGCAACTGAAATTGAAAGGGCAGAATAATGGCTAAGAAAATCACTCCTTATGAACAAGCGCCTTATCAACAAGGCTATGAGCAGGCCAAGGCCGGCGAAAAATGCCTCAACCCCTATTTGAAACTGGAAGATGCCGAAGCAGATGCTGACGACTTCCAACGTGGATATGACAATGCTATTGAGGCCTTGGATCAAGAGTGATTAGATATCTGAATCTGCCTAAAATTCCAGTTGAGATTTTAGACAGCCTCAATTACAATTTTGATCAATACTCGTTTAAGGCCAACTATCTTAACGGTGCTTACAAGTGGTCAGACGATTTTACCCAACAGATAGATACATGGTGCAAGCAAAATATTTGTGACACTATGCATTGGGGATTTCAGTTTATGAACAACGATATCATTGCACACAAAGATGTTGGTACTGAAGTAAAATTAACGTATTTGATTGACGCTGGTGGAAGCAATGTTAGGACCAATTTTTTTGAAGATGATAAAACTACCATAACACACAGTTTTGTTATTCCAACACATCAATGGCACATATTGCATGCCAGCAGATATCATAGTGTAGAAGGCATAGAATCTGGACATACTAGATTCAGCTTGACTGGAAGAGTTTTTCCGTTACCAATTGAATGAAAACTATTATGACTGATTTAGAAATTGCATATCAACAAGATATTGCACCCTGGGACGACCGTGTGACAGAACTGTCAGACTATCACGTGGCTGTGTTTCGTGATCGTTATCCTGTCACACCCGGTCATTTGTTGTTTGTGCCACAGTACAATAACGATGCGGTAATCATGGACTGTTTTGAATCAGCCATGCTGCATGGTCGCAGAATGGTTGTCAATGGCGAATGTGATGCATTTAATATCGGCATCAACATGGGTCGTGAAGCAGGTCAAACTGTGATGTATCCACATGTGCATTTGATTCCACGCCGAGCAGGTGACTGTGCTGACCCAGTGGGCGGAGTACGTGGGGTTATTATTGGACAAGCTAACTACAAAACAGGTAGTTACCAAAAACCATAATTAACATGCAAAAAAAAATTATATACAAAAAAAAGTATATTTCATTGAGCGTTGTCAATGATATAAAATCATACTATGAAAAAATAAATGATTCATTGTTAGACTCAGCTGGACCTTATCCTAATCCAAAATCTAAACTGGGATGGGCAAGTTGTTGGGATCGTCAGTTGCACTATGAACTGCCCCGAAGTCCTATTCATAAAATAGTCAACCAGTTAAAAACAGACTTTGGTGAGTTTATCATCCACGATTCCAGTATCCGATATTTGTCAGCACCAATTTTGCCACATAGCGACATTAGAGGAGTCGATTGGCTCAAAGAAAATAAAAGCAAAGGTTTCAAAGAAGGTCTTACTTTTTTAATTCCTTTGTGGTGGAAAGACGGTCATACTCCTGGTACTGCATTTTATAGTTGTCCAGCCAATTTGAATGAACCATTATATACAGATATGCCAAACATCTTGCCAGCGTATTCTGACCAATACACTGAAGAAGCAAGAAATTTCAGTGTAAGAAAAATCATAAAATGGGAGTCACCTGGTGATCTAATTGCGTTTGAAAGTTTCCAATGGCACGGATCGTGCCAATGGGGCGATGTCACATATGATCGAGAAACTTGGTCTAAAGAGTTTCTTTCAATAGAAACCTGGCGTGAACCTTAACCTCTGTTGATATTTAATATAAGTATTTCTCTAAGCGGCCTGTCCGGCATCATCCCGCTATACAAACTCTGCTGCCTATGCTATAATACATAGGAGGACAATATGGCAACAAATCAACCAGTACAATACAAGTACACCAGCACCAAAGAGTATCATGATGCTTTTCCCTGCGCATACCGTCAATGGCGTGCCGACAGCCACTGCAATCTAATTCACGGTTACTCATTCTCAATGAAGTTCTACTTTGGCACAGACAACCTGGATGTGCGTAACTGGGCCGCTGACTATGGCGGTCTCAAAGAACTTAAAAAGACATTAGAAGATCAATTTGATCATACCTTGCTGGTGTCTGCAGATGATCCAGAGCTGGCGACATACAAGCTCTTGCAAGAGAAAAAAATGGCCAAACTCACAATCCTGCCACGCTTAGGGTGTGAAGGCTTGGCAGACATGCTGTACAAGTATGTGAACGGTGTTTACATTCCGGACCTGTGGGGACCGGGTGAAGCAGAGCGTCTCTGGTGCTATCGTGTGGAAGTGCGCGAAACACAGAGCATGCTGGCACATATCATTATCATTGCTATCAGCAACTACATTGTGCAATTCAAATTCTCAGTGTTTGGTGCACCATTGGCAGCAGCCGCATTCACATTCCCACTAGTGGTTGTGTTGACCGACTTGACTGTGCGAATGTTAGGCAAACAAACTGGTCGTGCGGTGATTGCATTGGCATTCATCCCTGCTATCATTGTGTCAATGGCAGTGGTCAAACTGGGCGGTGCTCCTGACTCAGTTGCTTTCCGCATTGGTCTTGGCTCGGGTGTTGCATACTTTGTGAGCAACTTGCTTGATGTGTACGTGTTCCAATACATTCGTGAAAAGTACGCCACTTGGTGGATTGCTCCTGCATTGAGTTCAATTGTGAGCACATTCTTTGATACCTATGTGTTCTTCTTTACTGCCTTTGCTGGTGGCGCAAATGAGTTCATGGCTGCTAACTGGCACATTGTTGCAACCAACAATTCAATCAGTAAGATCATTGTGAGTCTGTTGGTTATTCTGCCTGCGTATGGTTTCTTGTTGAATCACTTGCAGAAAAAGCTGGCTGCAGACAATCAAGCATAATTACATCAAATTGGTAGGAATTTATGGCACAAGAATTTGATATATCTTTACTGTTGGCCACTCGAGGTCGTACAGAAGCGTTGGGCAAAAGTGTTCGCAGTTTGTTTGAACTGGCTGACAATCCTCATCGTTTGCAAATCATGTTTGGATTTGACAAAGACGATGACAAAGGCAAAACGTACTTCCAAACTGAATTGCAGCCTTGGTTAGACTCACACGGTTATCACTATACCGCCATGTTGTTTGACCCATTGGGATATATCAGATTGCATATCTACAACAACAAGATGGCTGAGAAAGCCCTGGCTCCTTGGTTTGTTATTTGGAATGATGATGCCATCATGCAAACCCAGGGGTGGGACAGTGAGATTTTGAAATACAATGGCAAGTTTAGATTGCTGGCATTCCATACTCACAACGACCACCCCTACTCAATTTTTCCAATAGTTCCACGCAAATGGTATGAACTGTTGGGATACATCAGTCCCCATCCCACACAAGATGGGTGGTTGAGTCAACAGGCATACATGCTGGACATTTGGGAAAGAATTCCAGTATGGGTAGAACATGATCGCCACGACTTGACTGGCAACAACGGCGATGAAACATTTAAAAATCGTGCCATGCTAGAAGGTCGCCCCGATGATCCGTTGGACTTTCACAGCGTTCAGCAAATGGACCTGCGACACCGAGACTGTGCAAAATTGGCCACATACATGCGCAGTGAATTAGGTATGGATCTTTCATTCTTTACCAACGTGTTCAACGGCAGTCAAGATCCCTGGGAAAAACTAGCACAGAATGATGTAAACAGTCAAATGGTTCAATTTGCCAACCCGCATACACATTTTGCAAAAAAAGATACTGATCAAAAACAAGTAAATAATGCATGAAAAGAAAAATTGCCTGGGTACAACCAAACTTCCAACAAGGTCCTAAAGAACTCAATGCCTACTACCTGCCATACTCAGCAGGTGTGATTTGGAGTTATGCAGTTGCGGAACCCAGCATACGTGATGCATGGCAAGTGACTGAATGGGTGTGGCGCCGGGACAACATAGAGCCAATTGCACAACGACTGGCTGAAAATGATGTTGTGACTTTTAGCACTTATGTGTGGAATCACAATTTCAACTATGCATTGGCTCGCAGGCTCAAGGAGATCAATCCTGGCGTGTTGACCATATTTGGCGGTCCCGAACCTGCAATCACAGACAAAGATCTGTTTCGCAAAGAACCATTCATGGACATTGTGATTTGCTACGAAGGTGAAATCACATTTAGAAATCTCATGCTGGCATATGACAGCAAAGACTGGGAGTCAATACCTGGCTTGCTGATCAATCGAGACGGCGAAGCTATAAGCACAGGTGATGCCAAGCGCATTGAAACTCTTGAAGATATTCCTAGCCCGTATCTGGCAGGTGTATTTGATGACCTAATGGCTGCAAATCCTGACATCATGTGGCAAGGCACACTAGAAACTTCTCGTGGTTGCCCATTTGCTTGTACGTTTTGTGACTGGGGTAGCTTGACATACAACAAGGTCAAGAAGTTTGGTTTAGAACGTGTGTACCATGAGTTGGAATGGATGGCTAAGCACAACTTTGATTTCATATCAATTACTGACGCTAACTTTGGCATGTTTGCCGAACGTGACAGTTTGATTGCAGACAAGATTATTGAATGTCAAGAAAAGTATGGTTCTCCGAGAACTTTCTCTGTGGCCTGGGCCAAGAATCAAAAGAAAGAAGTTGTGGACATTGTTAAAAAATTGCTGGATGCCCGAGGCTTCAATCAAGGTCTAACGCTGAGTGTGCAAAGTCTTGACTTGGATGTATTGGAAAACATTCGTCGCAAAAACATGGAAATGAACAAGCTCAACGAAGTATTTGAGCTGTGTGAGCAACGTAACATTCCAACCTACACTGAACTTATCTTGGGCCTACCTGGTGAAAGTCTTGAGTCTTGGAAGAAAAACTTTTGGACTTTGTTTGAAATGGGCAATCATACTGGTCTCACGGTGTTCCAGGCTCAGTTGTTGGAAAATGCCGAAATGAACCTGTTGCAGAAGAAGTTGTTTAAGATTACCAATCAAAGTGTAACAGACTATTTTTCTGGATCATACTCCAACGAACACATTGAAGAAGCCATTGACATTATCACTGGCACCAAAGACATGCCGTTTGATGTCATGATGGAAGCACATATTTTTTCATGGTTTATCAATACCTTCCACATCAATGGCATCAGCACACTGTTGAGTCGATTGGTGTTCAAGTATCAGGGTGTGCCCTACAGCGAGTTTTATGCAGACCTGTTTGAATACGTGCAAGGTCATGAATGGATCCACCGCGAACAAGAAGAAGTTCGCGAGTACTATCGCAGTTGGATGACCAATGGCCGAATCAATCATCCCAAGATTGGCATTGAAATTCACGGATGGAACCTCATACACAGAACTGTGTTGAACATGCATGTGGAAAAACAAAATCACAATATCTTTGACATGTTAGAAAAGTTCATGAGTCGTTATGATTTACCGCCTGTGTTGTTGGAGAACATCATGCGATTCCAACGCAGATACCATGTGGCTTACGATGCTATGAACACTTATCCTGAGGTTTTAGAATTAGACTACAACATCTGGGAATATCTCAGCTTTGATCACAAACTTGTACATGCGCCAAGAGAATATCAACTGGAGTTTCCAGAAGATAAAACTATGAGCTTTCCACGTTTCTTAGAACTATTTTATTTTGCTAGACGTAGAAATTTTGGAAAAGCCACAGTTGAATGCTTGAACGCTGACACGCAGGTAGACGTTGCCAAACGCGGAGATGCTGGCGCCAGGGCAAAACTAGCAGCCTAACAATGCGCCGACTGTTTACGTTTGGTTGTAGTTTTACAAACTATCGCTGGAGCACCTGGGCAGATTGTCTTGCTCCAGAATTTGATCACTTTGAAAATTGGGGCCAGGCAGGAGGAGGAAATCAATATATTTTCAATTCAGTCATGGAGGCTGATCAAAGGCATTGTTTTGGTGACGGAGATACTGTTGTTGTATGCTGGACCAGTTTAGATCGAGAGGATCGATATGTTGACGGTCGATGGCACACACCCGGAAATGCACACTTCGCAACCAATGTGTTTAACAAAGAATACCTTAAAACACACATGGATGAAAGAGGATTCCTAATTAGAGATCTGGCATGCATCAAAGCAGTTAAAACTCTACTGGAATCTCGACACAATCTAAAATGGGAATTTTTGAGTATGGTAGAATTAATGGCCATGCCATTTCCGTCCGACAATGTTAGCAAACACAGAGATGTCATGCGATTGTACGAAAATGTGGTTTTAAGTATCAAACCAGGGTATGACAAAACTGTATTTAAAAACACTGGATATCCTAATAGAAACGGTGACCCACATCCCAGCCCCGAAGAACATTTGGCCTATTTAGATGCAGTATTACCGGGTTGGGTGACAAAACAATCTACTCGTGTTAAAATGCATGATGAAAGTATCAATCTAAATAAGAATCCCCGCAAGTCGGGAATGTCAAAGGTAACAAGGTTATAAACAATGAAATTAAAAGTAAGTGAACTATTTTATTCTGCTCAGGGCGAAGGACGCTATATTGGAGTTCCTTCTATCTTCTTACGAACCTTCGGTTGCAACTTTACGTGTTCGGGATTTGGATGCCAACCCGGTGATAAGAGCACTGAGGCAGATGACGTCGCAAAGAGCGTTCATCTCTACAAGACTTTTGAAGAGCTCCCGTTGGTTAATACAGGATGCGATTCGTATGCAAGTTGGCATCCTGACTTTAAACATCTAAGTCCCACATACACAGCACAAGAGTTAGTTGACAAAATGGCTGCGCTGTTGCCCAATGGCCACTGGCAACAACCAAACGGCAATTCAGTGCATCTTGTGATCACAGGTGGCGAGCCATTGCTAGGTTGGCAACGTGCATATCCTGAACTGTTGAATCTGTTGCACGAACGTGGACTGCGACACATTACATTTGAAACCAATGGTACTCAAGAACTCACAAGAGAATTCAAACAGTATCTGTCTGAATGGTTTGGCGAGATCACATTCTCAGTAAGTCCTAAACTTAGTGTCAGTGGTGAAAAGTATGAAGATGCTATCAAACCTGACATTATTTGGGATTACGAAACTCACGGTGTTACCTATTTGAAGTTTGTTGTTGGTCACATTGATGATTTCAAAGAGCTTGATCTAGTAGTTGACGACTATCGAACCCGTGGATTTAGCGGACCAGTTTTTGTGATGCCTGTTGGCGGTGTTGTGAGTGTGTATGATGGCAATAGAATTCACGTTGCCGACGAAGCACTCAAACGAGGTTATTGGTACAGCCCACGATTGCATGTGGACCTCTGGGGTAATGGATGGGGCAAATAACATGTCAGAAACTCATACAAGAACATGGATCCGAACTCTAACTTATCGAATTGCTGCATTGCTGATTACTGCATTGTGGACCGGACTGGGTGATGCAGTTGCAATCCATATTGTGTTAGCATTCTTGCAATACAGTATGGAACGTATTTGGTTAAAAATTAAATGGGGTAGGATTGATGTTTGATTGGTTTAAAAAATCTCAAAAGAAACCACCACCTGTGGTAGAAAAAGTCACTAAGCCTAGAGTTGCCGAACCACCAGCTAAAACTGAAAAACAACTTGCTACTGAAAAGGGAGAACCTTACGTGGCTGTGCTCAGTATGGATGTGGATCCTGACAATCTGCATCAAGGTGCATTTGAGTTGGATTGGAATGAAATCTTTGTGGCTCGACTGGTAAAGGCTGGCTATATGATGAAACCTACAGACACTGATGGGGACATTGTTGACCGTTGGTTTCAAAATGTATGCCGCCATGTTGTGATGGAAACATGGGAACAAGAACAAGCCATCAAGAACTCCGGCATGTATGTTCAAAAGCGAGATCTTGGCGATGGCAGGAGCGAGGTATCATGATATTCAATCACATCAAACAACTCAAAGCAGAAGGCAAAAAAATTGGCATCACTTTCTCAACCTTTGACATGCTCCACGCAGGCCACATTGCCATGCTTTCTGAAGCAAAAAATCACTGTGACTACCTCATCTGTGGGCTCCAAACGGACCCAACTATCGATAGGCCTGAGACTAAGAATCGTCCGATACAAAGTATTGTGGAGAGACAGATACAGCTGGCTGCATGCCGTTACGTTGATGAAGTTGTTGTGTACCAAACCGAACAAGATCTACGTGACCTTCTACTAATTCTGCCATTAGATGTTCGAGTACTGGGAGTAGAATACGAACACAAAGACTTTACCGGTCGCGACGAATGCTATGACCGCGGGATTGAACTAGTATTCAACGGCCGAGATCACTCATTCTCATCCAGTAGCCTGCGCAAGCGTGTGGTTGCCGCAGAGACCGAAAAAGTACTGCTACAAAAATGATCTTGTATGTAAATGGATGCAGCCATACAGCGGCTGCCGAAGCAGTGGTGCCTGATTGCTTTGCTGTGGATGATGGTAGATATGGCATTGACCGTAGACCTCATCCAATCAACTTGGAAGCCAGCTGGGGCAAGCAATTGAGCCGAATGCTCAACACTGAATTTTACTGTGATGCTGAGTCAGCAGCCAGCAATGACCGCATACTGCGTACCACTAACAAGTGGATTCATGAGAACTATAGCCGTTTGTATGACACTGTGATGGTAATCCAATGGACCACTTGGGAACGAGAAGAATGGGAGTATGAAGGCCGATGCTATCAAGTAAACGCCAGTGGTGTGGACATGGTACCACCAGAGCTTGAAGATAGGTATCGTCAGTACATTTTGGATGTCAACTGGACTCAAAAAACAGATGAATGGCATAACAAAATATGGCACCTGCATTGTCGGTTGAAAGATCTAAATGTACGACATTTATTCTACAGTGGCAACAGTACATTTAGTGATTTATTTAATCTAAGAGATTGGCAAGGGCATTACATTGAGCCATATTCAAGAGACCACAGTTGGAATGCCATACTAAAAAACAACGGATTTGAGCATGTGAATCCCAAAAGTTATCACTTTGGAGCCGATGGTCATAGATTTTGGTCGGAATATGTGTTACAATACTTGAAGGAACACAAACTTCTGGACCGCCCTAATGAAATATCTACTGATTGATACTGCTAACATGTTTTTCCGTGCCCGCCATTCAGCACACAGGGCCAGCGACACATGGACTAAATTAGGCTTTGCACTGCACTTGACCATGATGAGTGCAAATAAAGTAGCTAGGCGTTTTGGTGTAGACCATGTGGTTTTTGCACTAGAAGGGCGTAGCTGGCGTAAAGATCACTACAAGCCCTACAAAGCTAATCGTGCTGTGGCCCGTGGTGCCATGAGTGAAACTGAAGCAGAAGAGGACAAGTTGTTTTGGGAAACCTATGATGAGCTGACTAAATACTTGTCTGAGAAAACAAATTGTAGCGTGATTCGTTGCGCAACAGCAGAAGCGGACGATATCATAGGCCGCTGGATTGCACTACACCCCCAAGATGAACATATTATTGTCAGCAGTGATTCAGACTTCGTTCAGTTGGTTGCACCAAATGTGCAATTGTACAATGGCATAAACGACCACCTGTTCAGTATTGATGGCGTAACTGATGCCAAAGGCAACAAATTGAGTTTCACAATCGAAAGCAATTCAAAGATCAAAGTAGGCAAAGCCGACCGGAGCTTTGTGGCCCCAACTGACTATCAGAAATGGGTGCTGTTCTTGAAATGTGTGCGCGGTGATCCCGGCGACAATGTGTTCTCAGCATACCCTGGTGCACCAGTAAAAGGCACAAAGAATCGTGTAGGCATTACAGAAGCATTTGAAGATCGCAACAAAAAAGGCTACAATTGGAACAATCTCATGTTGCAACGTTGGACCGACCACGAAGAAAAAGAACACAAGGTGCTCGAAGACTACGAACGCAATGTCACACTAATTGACCTTACTGCACAACCACAAGAAGTAAAAGATACTGTGGATGCTGTGATTGGTGAACAAGTCAGTAACAAAGACATAGGGATGGTGGGCGCACACTTTCTCAAGTTCTGTGGCAAGTATGAGCTTACCAAGCTGAGTGACCAAGCCGAACCAATTGGTCGCTGGCTGAATCAAACATATCAAGGAGTGTTAAAATGATAGTAGCAAAACCGGTAATTGACAATCAATACTGGATACTCAAACAAGACGATGAAAAAATTGGCAACGTTCAAGCTGTAGATGGTGGGTTTGCTCTTACCATCCGCAACAAGGTTGCTAAATTTAAAACCATTCGAATGTTGCGCCGACAGGCCAACATTGAATTTGCTGAACCAGAACATGTCACGCCTATTCCAAAAGATTGTGTGCATGGTTATCCTACAGGTTGCCGAACACACAATGGCATGTGGAATGTGCAGTTAAAATTGCCGTTGTTTACCAAAACAACCAAAAGCAAATCATGGTTTGCTGCCGGATGGTATTCGATCAAACAACATCGCAGTTGGAAAGTGCTACAGAATCCCAAACTAATTGTGCTAGAACGTTATACCTATCAAGGACCATTTTACACCGAGGAGCAAGCAAATGCATCCTTATGACTTTAAAGAAGATGTAAAAACTGTTACTGGTAATGAGACTGAATATTATAATTTTATAGATGAAAACTATTTGAAGGTATGTGCTAATGCTCGAGTACTTGAAGTAGGGCCGCATGTTGGAAAACACACTAAATTAATTGCAAAACATGCACCATGTTACTTAGAATGCATTGAAGGGAATATAGTTCACCAATCTACATTAGAAGATATTCCTGGAGTAGACAAAGTTGTGGTTGATGATGTTTGGCTTATGAGAGATGCTAAACCATTTGATGTTGTAATTTGTTTTGGTGTGTTGTATCATCATCATAGTTCATTGCATCTGTTGGAACTATTTGTAAATTATAATACACCAAAATACATAATGCTTGATTGTGTAACTGCCGAGCATCCGTTAGCTTATCTACCAGAAGATATTAATATCAGCGGGTCGAGACAACTTCGAAAATCTTGGAAGCATTGTGGGGTCAATTTTAAAACTCCCTTCTTTATTATTAATCAATCACTGTCAAATATGGGATATGATTTAAAAATATCACATAAATTACAAACCAGTTATTTTCCAAAATCTAATGGCTGGGTAGCACTTTGGGAACTTCGGGAGAACTTATGACCAATCCGTTTAGAGATCAAGAAAAATTTATGAAGGCTTGCGACCAAAGTGTCAACGAGTTTAACAAAGATCAATTTAACTTGTATGTTACATTGATTGAAGAAGAAGCCAACGAATTGGCTGATGCAATCACAGCACACGACCAAGTCGAAACTGTTGATGCACTTATTGACATTTTGGTTGTTACTATTGGTGCATTACACAGTATGGGCGCAGATGCCGAAGGTGCTTGGAAAGAAGTCATGAAAACTAACTTTGCCAAGATTGATCGAGACACCGGCAAGGTTCGCAAGCGCGAAGATGGTAAGGTACTCAAACCTGTAGGCTGGACGCCACCTGATCTCAACCCATATCTTAAAAAATGAGTTTACACATACACCGATTTGTTGATTCTATCAAGGCGCATGAGTCACGCAACCAACGTGATTTTATCATGACACTTCGTGACGCTAAGGATCTGCATGCAGACATTACCAAGCTATTGGTAACTTTGGAAGAACTACGGTCAAACACTGCTACAAATTCCAATGAAGTGATTACGGTAGAACTCGCAGGCGGAAGCTTCAAAAACACCTAGTTTATTAGATAAATAAACTTGGGAGAAAATATGAGTAGACCCAAACCGCTAGTTCTAATTGAGCACACTGAGAAACAAACCTATAAGACCGAACAAGTATTGGCCTCTGAAGGTGTGTGGGCGGTCTTTTACGATCAAAAGCCAATCAATCTCAAGACTGGTAACATGCTTACGCAATACCCCGGACCCAAGTACAAAAAAGTCAGTTTCTCAAATCCAGGGCATGCTAAAAATTTGGCAAAAAAATTAAATGCACAGTTCAAGACTGACAAATTCACAGTCATGCTGTTAACACAAGGGGAACAAGTGTACCCCAATGTTAACTAAACAACAGATTACCGAACGCATACTGACAGGTCTTCCGTCGGAAGACCAACTGACCTACGACGAAGCCTGCAAGTCATGGTGGATGAACTTTAGAGATGGCGGCGGATTCAGACTGACCAATGCTGGATATACAGCAATTGGTACTTGTGACTTAGAAACATACGCATTTGATGCTCCTTCTGACTTGGTTGCTAAACCCAAACATTTACTGACCTTGGATAAAAAGTTAGATTGCCCTTACTACATTAAAATTGGCAAGCATCCGCAAATTGTTTTGTTTGGCAGTCAGCAGGCAGTGATGTTGGCCATGTACGGCGATCTAGAAAAGTGGTTGAAGTTTTTAAATCGCACTTAGTTTTTTAGCCAACTGTTCAACGTCTTGAATGTACCGTTGTTGTGTGCCAGTTATAAATTCATCAAGCAAAAAACTTCTTTGTTTTTGCAGTCGCTCTTGGTATGGCGCAAGGTTAATTTTTCCCAGTATGAGATCTTGATTTTTCATTATGGCTTGTTCGACTCGAACGTCATTGGACATGCTATCATAGCTGGTGTCCACCAGGTCGTCAAACATGTCAAACCCAAGCTCTCTACAGTCTTGCACAATACCTTGGTGACCAATCACAATGGGTACCTGCTGTGCAATCATCGCCATCAATGTTTTTTCGCTCACAATGCCTGGCGGCTCATCATACTGTGTTTCAGTCACAATGTTCACTTGACATTTTGCATATACCGGCAACAGTCGCATGAAGTTATCTTCGTTTTCTGTGCCGCGATAGGTGTCATAAGCCCAAGCATCAAGTGGAATGTCGTTGCCGTAACTTAACACACCATTAGGCCAATGTTGCAAGATGTCCACAGCACGTCGACGATGCAAGCACATGCGACCATTGAGGCATTGCCATGCTGAAGTTTTTGCATTTATTGAATTGGTCCATTGTGACTCACGAGCTTGGATAGCAGTCACAGTGGCCATGTTGTGATTGCTGAATTCGATAAGGTTCACTGGTCCTTGATAGTATTTTTGTAAATTATGACTCCAATAAGTTACCAGCACACGATGTGCATTGGCGCCATAGTGGCGTTCTACTTGTTCCAGTTCAAGTATGCGACCCTGACATGGTGTTATGAAATCTTGAAAATGCAACAACAGCAGTGTGTTGTGTTTGAATTCAATGTTGGGCAACTTTAACGGCCAACCAGTTTCTGGACGATATGGCGGATCAAAGCAGTTGTAAACTGCATGCAGATCAAACCCCAAGCCAGAGAGTGTGTTGGCAAACAAAGATGTATAGTCCATGACCTATTTACTAAGTAGATCTATGTATTGGAATAATCCTCTTGTGGAATTTCACTGGCCCAGCAAACAAGATCCCATTCAGATCAGTTCAAATCAAGGCATGCATTGCTTGTTCTGGAATCCCAGTTGCGAATTTCGACACTTTTCAACCAACCAACGACTGAATGATCTTTGCGAATGGGCCAATCAGTGGCTAGATCATGATGGGCCAGCAGGGTTTCTAGCTGAGCCGCGCAATCACTATGACATTGCCAATCTTGTCAAGCTCAACATGTGGATACGAGACATACGAGCACAGGGCATTATAAAACCATTTTTGGTGTTAGATCAGGGTGATGGCACATATCTTGCTGGCAATGGAGATTCACGATTGCGATGTCTAGAACGATTGCCCGAAATACAAACTGTGCCAGGATTTATTACCACACATCACAGTCGAGCACACTTGTATTCAGACTTTGAACCAATCACAACTTTTGATAGATTTGCCAAACTGTGCGGAGCAGATCCCGGACAGTTGTTTACTTTTAGATTTACAGATTCTCAGGCACCATACGGGTTGTACTGGTATGAATTCAACAGTTCTCGCACTAGGTCAGTGACTCCTAGCGAATCACAATGCTTGGATTGGGTTGAAAAATATTTCAAGCAACATCCGCATGTGCGGATAAGTCCTGAGTGGTTTGATCAAGATATTGATTGGCATAATATCTAAATCCAGTTTTGACAATTTGCTTCCACTGTGGTGCCCGAGCCTGATCTGGCACAGTGAATTTCATCCAAGGCAATGAATCATTGCAATGTCCAGTGAATCCTTTTTTGGGAAGTATCATTTCTTCAGGCCAGGAGGCCAAAAACTGTCGACGAATCAAAGGTTTGCCGCGCCTCAGGTGCATGGGAAGGCCAAGTGCAAACCGAATGATCTTAGGATGCACAAATGGCGAGCGTGGTTCAATGCCATGTGCCATGGTACAAACGTCAATGCCACGCATGTCTATTGCACAAATTTGAGTGATATAATCCATCAACAGAGTGGCTGGCTCTGCTTGACCTTGATGTGCATGCAAACATTGTTGCCACAGTTGTTGAGCGTGAGTGTCATTGCCAAATGAACTGTAAGGACTTGCACTTGTTTGTGTGGTGTATTCAAGCTGTGAGTAAACGCCATAGCCACCAAACAGTTCATCAGCGCCTACACCAGTAAACAACACACGTTCTTTGCAGTGTTGAGCAATTATCCACTGGCCAACAAAACTGTAGCTTTGAACTGGCATCAGTGTGCGACGACACACTTGCTCAAATGCATCGGCCCATTGCTGTTCTGTAACACCAATGTTGATGATTTTGTCTCGTTGACTGCCTTCCAACATACGTTGAGATTGTTCACTCACTGGGTCTTTGCCCAGCATGTTGGTGGTATAATAGTGCTGACTTTGTGGAAGACTTTTTGCAACCACGCCAGAATCAAGCCCACCACTGAATGTGCAGGCATAAGATGTTTCTGGCCGCATGTCAGTGATTACCCGTTCCCACAAGGGTTGATATTCTTCCCAGGCCTGGTCCAATGTTTGAATACTACTGGGTTTGGCCCATGAAAAGATACTGTCAATCACTGTGGTGTTGCCCGACTGATCATACATCACACCTGGCACACATCGTTCAATTCCTTGCCAAGGCGTGTTTTGCCAAATTGGATAGTGTTTGGTTGTGTAATCAATGTCTTGTAATTTTGGTCGGATGTATACCAAAATAGCTGCCACCTCAGAACTCACAATCAGTATGTTGTTGTCTTGATATCTGTACAGGCATCTTTCGCCTTGTGGATCAGTGGCATATATCACTTGGTCGCCTTGAGCATACACCCACGCCCACGGTCCTTCAAAGTATTTGAGTTTTTTTACTGGTGCGTCTTTTACAGCACGATACATCAGCTCAGTGTCGTTGCTGTAGGAACCAAACCAGCGATAGTTGTAGATTTCGCCATTGAATGCAAAAAAATCATCTGACTGTCGATTGTAAAATTGTGTGTTGCCAGTGATGTGCAGAACTGTTTGCGCACAGAACACACGACCATGATGTTGGTAACAGGTAAAATCTGGACCGCGATCTTTTAAAATTTCTAGAGCTTGGTTGTGCTTTTCTAGCGGTATATCAGTGGTGCTTTTTACGTATAGAACACCACACATGTTATTTGATATGGTCTATAACAGCCGGCAACCAAGCGGCAAACTCTGCAGGCCAACGAGCACTCATGTCTTTGAGCACCTTTTGATTTTGTCTGCTGGCAGTAAGGCAACGATGTCGCAGTTCTGTGCGATCCATAGCACTGAGTTTGGTAAATGTATCTGCGCCAGCAAAGATGTATTCAACCAGTTTGTCACCATAGGCAGCAGTTTTGTTTTCCATCATGACATCGTAACTGTGATTGACAATGTCTTTGAGTGTGTCAAATCCTAGACTTTCCAGATAGGCCACTGCATGGCGGCCAGCATACACTTGCCAGGGTGCCGGAGTGACCAATGCACGGAATATCTTCTCGCTGAGAGCAATTGAACTGTCACTGGAGTAGGTTTCAATTACCATGTTCACATAAGCACTGAGGTGTGCCTGCTCAACTGACATGTCATGATTTTTAAATGGCATGGTTTGAGCAATGCGTTCAAAAGTGTCACCATACACTGCTTTGTATTGTGGCTCTAGTTTTTCGTAGGCATCTCTGAAATTTTGATTGCATCCTTCAGCTGTGGAATTGTCACCTTCCCAACTCCAGCAGTTGAAATTGATAAAGTCCAACGTTTCAGCATCTGGATACTTTTCACAACGCAACGCAATTTCCAGCATGGTCAACATGCGTTTGGAATCAATGCGATTGACTGAAAAATTAAATCTGCGTGTGGGATTGAAATTGGTCAGCTTGGGTTCATAATGATAGATGCCAAAGAAACTGGATGGCAGTTGAAACACCTTGTACAAGGTTGGACTGGTAACATAGTTGTCTGTGATCACTGTGGTATTGCGATCAAATCGATATGCCACTGGTGTGTCATAGTCGTATGTGGTAGAGATGTAGTCGTCTACCAGACACAGCACCACAGTACGGTCTCCACGGCGCCATGTTTTGTGTCCATCTTGCACAGGCTCATATCCCAGTTTGATCAACAAACTGTGAAAGAAATTCATGGTATTATTTTCGTGCCATATGCATTGGCTGGTGTCAAAAATTTCGCTAGTGTAAATGTCGTGGTAAAGATCAGTGTCCATGCTGTTACTTATAGCCCACACTTTGGTTGACCAAATATTCAATTTTTGCTGAAAAAAGTACTACTTTTAGGGCTAAAAAAAGTAGTACTTTTGTTGTATTTTTGCAACAGGCATTTCGGTTGACCAAAAATGCCCAAAATGCTATAATACACACATGATGAGAAAGAAACGTACTGATCGCAGCCACATAGTGTACATGATCCAAATTGGATTTGAGTACTACATTGGTATTACCGCAAAAACCCAGCGCACAATCAACATGTCGCTCCGTAGCCGTGTGAACAAGCACATCTACCGTAGCCGCACAGAAGACAAAGGCTGGAACTTGTACGAAGCAATTCGCGCAAACGGTACTGAAGCAATGAACGTGGCTATCGTGGACATTGTGCGTGGCAAAGATGCCGCACATAAGTTGGAGCGCGAGTTAATACAAAAGTATGCACCTGCGCTGAACACGGACGTTCGCGTGAAGCAAAACGGTTGACACCAAATCACCGTTTTGCTATAATACACACATAGACAACAGAGGAGCCACCATGCACAAGATGATTCGCGGCAAATATGACTCGCTGTGGAAATGGAAGCTCAATCCGGTAGGATTAGCTCGCAAAACACATCGTCAGCGTGGCAAATTTGCCACAGCCATGCAGTATGCCTGCAGGGTTAAAGGTGGTGTTAAGGCAATACAATACATTCGCGATCAGCCCTGGGAAACCTGGACTGCTCTGCACGGTTGACCAAAAATTCCCAATTTGCTATAATACACACATAGACACTAAGGAGCTTGAGATGACCACTATAACTGTAGCACAAATGATTGAGGCACTCCGTGCCCTGCCCGCTGATGCTCGCTTGGTAGTGACCGAGTCTGGTTATTACTCCTACGGTGAGTTTGCGGATATCATGTTGCCGGAAGTGTATACTCCGGAAAATGATTTGACGCCAGGCGCACCCGTGTATCGTATCGGACATTCACATCAATCTTATTAAGGAGCCCAACATGACCAACTGGACTGACCCTATCATACACTGGAATCAACTGCCCGGCACTGAAGTTCGCCGACTACTGGCCACATGGGGCATGGATGAAAAAGCCATTGCCAAGTATGATAAGAAACATGGCTTTGAGCATCGTCCGCTTGCAGTGCCTGCACCTGCAAAGGCAGTGACAGCAAAGCCTGTGGTGGCCGCAGTGCCTAAAGCACCTGCAAAAAAGGCAGTGCCTGCAAAGCCAGCGGCTCGTCAAAAGCATACTGGTGCTGACGGTGAAGTGAAGTTTGTGGAGCACCGCAGTCTGTATGTGGGCTTCTGGGGTGGCCGGGTGGTAGTGACCAAGCGCACCGAGGCCGCATGTGTGGAGTTTTTGAAAGCCCTGCAGACACAAGGAGAGTAACATGCCCTGTAGAGATTATGCATCAGACAGTTATTCCAGCCCCACTGACAGTTGGCAGTATCGCGATCTCAAAGACCGTGCTGACATGCTGGCTCGCATTGCCTGCAAGGCCATGACTGAACTGGAAAACAACAAGATTGAAGATCTGTTGTTGCTCCGTGATGACGAGGTGCGTGAATGGTGGGCTAAACACAAAGAAGCAGACCGCAAGGCCCGCGAAAAGGAAGAACGCAAACAAGAGCGTCTGCGCCTGCGGCGTGCGGCCCTGCGTAAACTCACAGCAGAAGAAAAGGTTGCACTAGGACTCAAAAAGAGCACTGACCCAGACACTGCGGAAGATGTCACGCAAGCCCTGTCGGCAGTGATTGACCCAACAACTTTCAAACGCAAAACAAAAAAGGAATGGCAAATATGAGTAAAGAAATTGAACTGGTGCCTGGTGGTGGCCGTTACTACCGTGCCATGACATTTCATTGGGTGGTTGTGGCTGTGCTGATTGTGCCTGTGGCGGCAGCACTGATTGTGGCCATTGTGAATCCCTTGTGGTTCCGCAGTGCCATGTTTGACTGGGTCGAGCGTGGTGTGAACCGACTGAGCCAGTGGCGCAATTATCAAAAGTATCGCATCTACTTGGGCACCGATCCCAAAATGTGGCACACCCTGCGTGGCGATTTGAAATGAAGAAATACCCATCATACTGTTGCCAAAATTGCGGTGAACTGATTGGATGGCTTGGTCGTATTATGCCATTTCACAAATGTAAAAAACATTTTGGAGTTAAAGAATGATTGAAATTGTTATTGTTATTGCAGTCGTTGTTATTATTGGCATAAATGTGCTAACAACAGTATCAACAAGATTCCGCCGATGGTTATATAAGGATGTAAAATGAACGAACAAATTAAACTACTTGCGGTTGAGGCTGGCGCAGTATACAGCAATGACCATGCTGTTTCATTGTTAGATGACGAAATTGAAAAGTTCGCCGAGTTGATTGTGCGGGAATGTTGCATAGCATTGAATCCCATGTTGCGTGACATGATCAGTCGCGGTCAGGGAGTAGATTTGATTAAATTGCATTTTGGAATGAATCCCAAAGAAATCACAACTGCTATGCTTGACGCCTCCATTGCTCAATGCGAACAAGAATTAGCGAAAAAGAAATTTGGAGTTGAAGAATGAAAGTCTACGGCTATGCTGTTCAAACATTTGACAAAGACAGTGAAGTGCCCGATGTGAGTGTCCGTGTGTTTGCATCCAGGAACAATTTAGAATACGCACTAGAAAGTCTGGATCTGACAGAAGATCAAGAAATTTCTACTTTTGAAACAGAGGTTGAAGAATGAACAAGCGTAAAATCACTACACGGGTTATCTTTGATGGTGCTGTGGATAAAACCTATACACAGATGCGACAAGTGTATACTGATGACAAGGGTGAGTATGTAAATTGCAACCGCAATCGGTATCACATTGAGAATGATAGTTTTGATATTGTTTATACTACAGGTCAGGCGATATCGGTTAAAAAATTGTTTGAGGGTATGATATGAACGAACGAATTCGACAACTTGCTGAACAGGCTGGCTACGAAAAAGATATGTTTGGCATTGGACACTGGGATATGCCAGAGTGTAAAAAATTCGCCGAGTTGATTGTGAGAGAATGTATTGAACAAGCAAGCATTGGTAACGGGCACGGTAATAATCAATGGGATAGAGCGTTGACCTTTTCTGCAAAGAATATCAAAGAACATTTTGGAGTTGAAAGTGCCTAAATTGTACATGTTGGTAGGAGTGCCAGGATCAGGCAAAAGCACCTGGATCAAAGACCAGGTCTGGGCCTTGGGCTTGAGTGTGGTCAGCACAGACCCCTGGGTGGAAGATTATGCCCGGAGCCAAGGCAAGACCTATTCAGAAGTGTTTGAAGAATACATGCCTATTGCTGTTCGCCTGATGACCAACCATGCGTTGACTGCACAGGCTAACAACAACGACATCATCTGGGATCAGACCAGCACCACACGGGCAAGCCGGGCCAAAAAGTTTCGCATGTTGCCGGAATACTCGGCCATTGCTGTGGTATTTCGAACGCCCGAGCCTGAAGAATTGGCTAGACGATTGGCCGGCCGTCCGGGCAAAACAATCCCATCTGAGGTGATTGCTCGCATGATTCGGGACTGGGAAGAGCCAGACTTGTCGGAAGGTTTTGAAGAAATTTGGAGAGTGTGATGATTAGAATCCTATTGGCTTTTGTTGTTGTGTTTGGCATGTTCTTTTTCGGCATTCAGTACCTACGGAACATGTCCGGAAAAGAATCGTGGAGTTTGGTAAAACTCTTGACTTACAGTGCATTTTGTGCTATACTTACTTTTGGTAGTCTACTTGCCCTTGTGGTACTTTTTTAAGGAAATAAAATGAAACGTATTTTGACTCTCTCCGTTCTTGCCGCGGCTGTGCTGGCAACAGGTTGTACTCGTATCGAAACAGGTGAAGTTGGTGTACGTGTTGGCTTTGATAAACAAGTCCAGCAAGGTGAATTAATGCCTGGCTCGTTTAATCAAACCTTTTGGGGTGATGTTCTTACATTCCCAATCAAGGACGTTAATGTCAAACTGGAGGACATGACACCTGTTGCTAAAGATAACTCAACAATGAAAGACTTTGATGCAGTGGTTATCTATAACATCAATCAAGCACAGGTAGCCGAGTTGTATAGCCAAAAGAGTCAAGCATTCCATGCTCGGCACAACGGCGACATCTACTTGATGTACAACTATATGGTTCAAACCACTCGTAATGCCATCTACAAAGAAGCCCGAAAGTACGAGGCACTAGACATGGCTGATAATCGCCAAGTGATGGAACAAGCAATTAAAGAACAAATTCAAAAGAGTTTGGCTGATGAAAAACTTGATGGTAGTTTGGTTGTTGGTCAAGTGTTGATTCGGAATATTGTACCTGCAGATTCTGTGGTTGCGAGTGCAAATGAGTTGGTTCGTGCCAAGAATGAATTGAAACAAAAAGAAGTTGAAGTTAAGACTGCTAAGATGGAAGCAGAACGTATGCAAGCATTGAGTAATCAAGGTGCTCAGTCAATTGCTTACATGCAAGCGCAGGCTATGATGAATATCTCAGAAGGTATCAAGAACGGTCGTGTGCAAACAATTGTTGTTCCTGCAAACTTCAATGCGCTGATGATGCAAAAATGAACCGATTTAGACCACAAGATATATCTAAAAAGTATATCATGCAAGAACGCCGAATGGGTGTCTGGGTAAACTACAATTGGCAAACTCGCGACAAATGGTATCCTGCAGGCTGGAAGCCCAATCACATCAGCATTGGGCGCAGATTTGGCCACTTGCATTATCTTGCTTGCCATGCGCCAGCACCTGTCCAAAAGCGTTGGCGTGCGGCATACCAACGGTTCTGTAATCAGCACATTCCCAGCCGTGCCAGCATGCGATATCTTGCTGCCTTCACTTATGATTCCAGGCTATGAATACTGAACTTGAACGCCTGGTGCGGGCCGCTGGCGCACCCGAAGAAGCGATGGACCAACTTTGGTTTGCTATCTTCTGTCAGCAATTTGCTGACCTGCTGATTACCGAAATGGAAATGGATCAAGAGGCTGACCTACTGCAAGTAGATGCATAAGTATCTGCATGAAAAAGAAAAACTGGTTTGTGCCTTCGCACAACGAAATGATTGCATACAGTGCCTGTCTACATGTGATCCTGGTCTACTTTATCTTCAACAGTGAAGCATGGCAGTGGGCAATATGTCTGTTGGTCTACTATATCAAGATGGTAGTCGGAACTGTAACAGTTCATCGGCTGATCACCCATCGTTCTTTTCAAGCACCAAAATGGTTTGAATATCTAGGAACATTGATTGCTATTCCTGGCACAACTTTACCAATGTTGTATTGGGTAGCAATACATCGAGCGCATCATAGACACTCTGACACAAAAGATGATCCGCACTCACCTGCGGTATACGGTTATCTAGCCGTGCAATTTAGACTCACACCTGCTACTCCAAAATTAAGTTATGCTCCAGAGATTGTGAAATCCAAATTTCACATGCACATGTACTACAATCATTGGTTGTACACTATCTTGGTCGGGGTGGCAGTTTACATGATAGATCCTTATGCAGTAGTGTATGCTTATTTGGTTCCGTCACTATTGTTGCAACATGCCAGTTCACTGACCAACTCTCTCACTCACAGTCCATCAGGATATAGAAATTTTGACACACGTGATCAAAGTTCAAATAACCTGCTGGTAGGATATTTGACTGGTGGAGAGGGCTGGCACAACAATCATCACGCCGCTGCCGCAGATCCACAGTTTGGCAAAAAATGGTGGGAATTTGATCCTGGATACCGCTTAATTCAATTGGTAAGAACTGACAAAGACCGTTGACAAACACTTAGCATTTTTGTATAATAATTCTATACAAAATAGAAAGGGTATGCTATGGAATTTCTTCCAGTATTAGAACTAATTGATCGACTCTGCATTGCCAGAGTAAAACATGCACGAACCAAAGGCGCCAACCAAGTTGAACTTGATTGGTACGAGGACAAGTTTCGACAACTACCACAAAGCGCAGAACTAGATGAGGACATTCAAGCAATGACCGACATCCATCATGCTATCTGGGATCTAGAATGGCAGCTCAAATCAGGCGTGGAGCAAATGTTGAGCCTTCAGGAGATTGGTCGCCGAGCCATTGCCATTAGAGATCATAACAACAAACGTATTGCTTACAAAAATTCTGTTGCCAGCATTTTAGGGCATCCTGTAAAAGAAATCAAACATGACCACCTGGCCGACGGAACAGTTGACACTAAATAGTTTTCCTGCTACAATGTAGCACAGGGCCAATAGCTTAATGGTAAAGCAACCGACTCATAATCGGTCGAGTCTTGGTTCAATTCCAAGTTGGCCCACCAAACATCTGGCGTTCGTTCAACGGATAGGACATGATTCTTCTAAAGTCATTATAGAGGTTCGATTCCTCTACGCCGGACCATGTATTAAATAACGCAAAGCCAGAGTGGTGGAATGGTATACACAGCAGACTTAAAATCTGCCGCTTGCAAGGGCATACGGGTTCGAGTCCCGTCTCTGGTACCAAACATTATGAACAAAAGTCCTACTCGCGGAACCTTTCACAGTCAATGCAGAATTGAAGATGTCATTGCGGAAGGAGGAGATCCTGCCACTGACGAAGATGTTCAACGAGCTTTAGATCTTGAACGCATGATCAACGAACATCAGGCTCAACGCGAAGCCGACGAACGGTGGCGAGAAAACAATCTTGAATATGATTTGCGTAGCACCAAGTGGGTTTGCGACAAAGCCAAGGCCAGCGATACCTACGCTCAAAACATCTACGCAGCCTTGTGCAATCAAGACTGGCAACGCAACGAAGTATGGCCTTTGCTAAAGGGAGAGACCTACAGTTGTTCGTGGCGCTATGCCGGGGGTATTGTTGCCGACATGCGTGAACAAGGTGACTATATTGATTGGTACTGTTCGGGCATAGGCGATGGACTGGGCAATGGTGATGCTGACGGTGTTAAAAGATATGTACCCGAAGGACATGTCACAGAAGAAATCCAGGAAGACTTTTTTAAGTTGGGCTGGATCCCAGTAGATAGCGGGGATGAATAAATAGGTATGTGCTCAATCCCATAAAAAAACTACAAGAAAATCTAGCCCGAGACTTGGTCAGTCTGGAGGACACAGACTTGGTGTCGGAACAACAACTAGACAAAATTACTGATGCATACGCACAAGTGTATGACATCATCTCCAAAGCAGTTGACAAGCCCAAAGAATAAATATATACTGCGAGTTATTGCTGTATGAAGCCGAGAGAAAAGTGTTCTGGACGGGGGTGCGAATCCCCCCAGGTCCACCATAAGGAAGTTTAATGATAGGTTATGTTTTATTTTTGTTATTTTGGTTAGTGTTTGGTGTATTTTATTTTACACGTGATACCACATTGGACGAAGAGAAAATAAAAAACTGTGAGTTATGGTAATATGGAAAATTTAGCAAAATTTTTATTAATTGTTTTTCCAATATTATGCTTGTTGTTAACAACATTAAGCGTAGATTAAGTTTCTTTATGATGGGCCTGACCTAGATTCGACAGGGCAAAGAGTAACAGAGTGGACAGCACGGTAGGCGATGACCGTAAATCAAGCAAAACTTTTATCTGCAAATGATGAAAAATTCTTGATGGCCGCTTAAGGTCGTCTAGGGTAGGAAATACCTCGTAACAGAAACCACCAAAATGGCTGCGAAAGTAGCCATTTTCTTTGACATTCTCAGTGTTTGTGCTATATAATACTCTATGATCGACATTTGATCATTTCATTAACAAGGAAAAATTACTTATGAAGAAAGTTCTAATTGCGTTGACCCTGGCAGTTGCTGGTGTTGCAAGCGCACAAGTTGGTATCTATGGTCGTGTTGGCACTTACCTTGACAACACCAAAACTGGTGCTTCCACCGTGCAAGGCATGGCCAATGACTTGAGTCACTTTGGCATTCGTGCTACTGAAAACTTAGGTGGCGGATTAACAGCTCGTGCCACATACGAGACCGGCATCCAAGCCAACAGCCCAGACACTGGTACTGACACTAGACTTGGCGATCGCCAAAGCACCGTGGGTATTGCTCACAAAATGGGTAGCGTTGATCTTGGTCGCAATGTTCACACTCACTTCTTGGCCATCAGCGACAATGATCCATTTGGCACATTGATTGGTAGCTCAGCTGCCGACGTGCATAACCTGCGTGGTTTGCGTTTGAGCAATGCCGCTTTCACTTCTGTGAACTTTGGCAATGTCTCTGCTAACTTTGATCGTAGCACTGGTGCTGTTGGCACTGCCGCTGATCCTTATGCCGCATCCGTGATTGCCGCAGTTGGACCTGCTGTGTTGACTTATGCTCGTTACGAAGCTGGCGCAGAAACCAGTGACGTGTTGGCTGCTCGTGCTAAATTTGGTGCAACCACTGTGTTTGCCAGCGCAAGCGACAACAAAGGCGTTGCTGCCAACACCAACCGTGCTCAGTTGGTCGGCGTGGCACACAAACTTGGTGGACCAGTCACAGTGAAGGCCAGCTATGGTCGCATTGAAAATGGCATCAAGAGTTACAACGTAGGTGCTGAGTATGCTTTCAGCAAAAAGACCTATGCACAAGTTTTGTATCGTACAGTTGAGGGAACCTCAGCAGCCACTGATGTCAAACAAGTAGCAGGCGGGTTGGTCGTACAGTTCTAAAACAGAAGTAGTACAAACCAAAAAACCCGCCAAGTAGGCGGGTTTTTTTATGGCAGTAGACCAATAATTGGATTGGTGCTATACTAGACACAAGTTAGAAAAACAGCGAAGTTTGTAAAGACCCTGCAACAAGGCGGGGCATTTACAAAACAAGTTGACCAGTAAAGCAGGAGATGCTATACTAGAGACTAGTTAGAAAACAAAGGCAGTTGATCGAAACTACTTTGAAGTTCGTTAAAAATTTAATTTTGTATAGTGCCCCAGATTAAGTTCTGGGCACTATATGTAAACACATTAGGGTTACCTAGTCCGTTAGGGGTGAACAAAGGCTGATTCGAGCCGGATACCCATGAAGCAGGAGGGCCTAAGAGTAGCGCGAGACACCATCGAGCGTGAGGGATAAGGCTACACCAAACTCCAGGAAGGC